ATATATATATATATATATATTAAACTTCTTTATATTTAGTATAATTGGCTGGAGTAATTATAATTTTATATTTTAATACTGGGCTATTTGAAGTCGAATATTCATTATTCTATTGAGATGGGAAAAAATAAGAAGTATTATTTTCCAAATCGCCTCCAATAAATTTTAACGAAGTTATTTTTGCAGTATCATTAAAATCAAGATACATTAATGGTTCAGATGAGGCTGTCAATTGTCCTACATCTCGTACAATTTTATTACTTCCCCCCATATTGTAATGGCTATGTCCTTCAAAAGATGTAGCTTGATCTAAACTATAACTAAGGAAAAGATTATACTATGAAAAATCTTTTCCTTGATCAGTTAAAGTATTTCTTAAGTTAAATAAGCAGCCACCATTTTCAATTAAATAAAGACGATAATTTTGATAATCTGTAGTAGTATTATTATAAAATTCATTAATATCATTAGAAAGACCATCAACAATAACAGGATATAATTCAATTTTACTATATTCAGCCTTAGATATATCAAAATTAAAAGAAATTTTACTTAAAGTTTCTTCAATTGGATCTAATACTATAATTGGCATTGTAGTTTTTTTACCTACAGCTTTAAATCCAGCAGAAGAGGTAAAAATTTTACCTTCGGCCACATCATCAACAGCTGCATCACCAAAGTCTTTTGGCCTAGCATAATTTACTTGAGTAAAATCTCCATAATCTAAATAACCTCTTGTTTGGTATCCACTATTAATAATATGGATAGTATCAGGTACTGTTTCTTTAGCATAAACTTCATAATAAGGATCTGTACCTAAAAGATCTTCATCATTTTGAGCTAACATTCCTTCATTCTTAACCATTTCATATTCGTAAGTATTATGAGATAATATATCTAAATTACCAGTAATTTTTTTATCATTTACATATGCGGTTTTACCTTTTATAATATCATTAGCTGCAGCTGTTGCATCCGATGTATCTATACCATTCAAAGAAGGTACACTTATATTCTAAATTCTTGTTGTTCCCAAATATAAAGACATTTATCACGCCTCCGTCCACGTTTTAATAATTGTTGTTGAAGAACTGCTTTCAATAAAATCTAAATCATTTACTTTAGTACTTCCATCACCAATTTTAATTTTCTTTAAATCATCATATACAATAATTTCACCCTTCAAAGGAATGAAATTAGTAGCTTTTTCCCAATTAGCCTTTGTATCATGTTTCTATACCATTCGGCCTTGGAATGTCTGATTTGCCATTTAATTATTCCTCCTTCCAAGTTTTAATAAGAACATCCGCAGTACTATGGGCTTTAAGTGTACCATCAGTTTCTACTGTAATAGTTTTTCCATCTATTTTTGCTACGCCTAACTAAGTAGCTGACGCAATTGGAATATTTGTTAAATCTGAAAAATTTCCACTAAATGCTACATTAGCAAAATTAGTTTTAAAAGTATCATCAACTGTAAAATCACTTAATTTATCAGGTCGATTTTGTATATTAACCCAATTCATAGTAGTAGTAGAAATAGCTTCACCTGTCACATTTAATACATCATTAATCATACGTAACCCAACGCCTATTTTAACAGCGCCTAATGTCCCTTTTGATGCTATTGGAAGCTTATTCATAAAATGTTCATCATTAATTAATTCACTTGTTTTACGAGGAATTTTTAACTATTTATCAAATTCTGTATAATCTTCTTCAGTTGCTTGTTCTCGCAATGGCGGAACTTCTTTTAAATCTTTAAATTCACCAGTTAATGCTATATTAGCTAAATCTGGTTTTTCAGTTAAGTCACTATAACTTCCACTAATAGCAACATTAGCAAATTCTGGTTTATTTCTAATCAAAGACCAGTCATATTCTTCACTATGTACTTCAAAATCACTTTTAGATACATAGCCATCAAGTTTCTTTTGTAGTCCTTCTTCATCATTAACCACATAAGTATTATCAAGTCCTGGCATTTGTATAGTTTTAAGATTAACCTTTTCAGCCATATTGTCCCTCCTTCTTAATAAAAATATGGGATAATATTTCTATACCTTGACAAAAATATTATCCCATATTTTTATATCTTTGTCAATCATCTACTTTCAAAAGACTAAAGACATTTAATAAACTATCAATTCCAAGTCTATTTTATTCTCTACAATTATATAAAAATTAAAGCGGTCGTGCTAACTATTTTAGTCCAAAAAAAATTAGGCTCTCAATTAAGAGAGCCTAAAATTTAAATATTTACAGTGCTTGTACCACAATCAAAAATAATATAATTTTCACTGGTATTAGCATTTATCTAATCAATGGTTGGCTTATTAACTAAATCGGCATAATCAGGTTTGTCCTTTTTTGCCCATTCATATACATCCGCCGCGAGACCAGAACCCCAAGGGAGTTTCGCCCAAGTTGTTTTACCATCGCCTACTTTAAATAATACAGTAGGTGCAGTAGTTGTGGTACCGGATGTAATCGCGGGAACAAAGCATAAGCCAATTTCGCCTTCGAGCAATATAATTGACTGATTCGTCAACCAATTAGCTAAAGTATCATATTTTAATTTAATTCGTGTATTAAATTCTTTTTGAGCCAACTCTTTATTCCCCTTTCTCTTTTACTTTTGGAAGGGAGAGATTTCTCTCTCCCTTATTAATTAGACAAGAGAACTGGCGTCGCCACCATTAAGAATCAGAGTAAGCGTGCCCTATTCAAGAAGATCAGTAGAAACTGCCTTTACGCTAAGAGTATGATTAGCATTATTCTCAATAGAGGTGCCATCACCCTTATAGCTTTCAAGAGCAACTGTCTTTTCTGCAGGAGTTTGTTCCGTGCCATTAACTGTAATTTTTTCAATTACATTAACTTGAGCGCCTTCGGCAATGCCATCAAGTTTAGTAATCTTGGTATCAGCGATTAAGCTCTTACCCGTTTCCTTCTTGACAACATCAGCATCTTTCGCATACTGACTAATATTAAGGGCATCAACGGCATCTTTAACTGTTTTAGCTACGGAACCTTCAACGGTATTAGCACCTTCAAGAGTATCAAGACGAGTAGCTAAGCCACTTTCAATACCCTTTGCACGACTGGCTTCGTCAGTAATTGCCGTATTGAGAGTACCTTCAACACCCTTAGCACGAGCTGCTTCTTCTTTAATAGCCGTTTCATTCGCACTAATCTTAGCCGTCCAACCGGCAGCTTCGGTACCATGATTTGTAATATAATCCTGTAATTCCTTTAAGGTGTCAACAGCATTAGTAGTAAGATCTGCGTCGGCAAGGAAGGTGTCAACGCGAGATTTAACCCCAGCAATAGCAGTAGCATTTTCTTGTTCCTTACCTTCTGCACGCTTCTATTCAGCGGCAACAGCGTCTTTGACTGTTTTAGCAACTGAGCCTTCAACAGTATCAACGCCATTTAATTTAGTAATAGCATCTGCATTAGCTTTGATACCAGCCTTGACAGTACTATCATCATAAGTAGCAGCGGCTTGAGCATCAGCAATCATCTGAACAATTGTCTTGTTTGTTGGAACGGTGCCAACTTTATCATTTAATGTATTAATAGAAGCCTGAGCATCAGTGCCAGCTTTCTTTGCATCAGCAACAGCAGTGTCAACTTCAGTCTTAACAGCATAGCCCTTAGCTTCGACTTCTTTCATCGTAGTCTTAGTGGCCGCAAGGTCATAAGCTTCTTTTACAGTGCCAGTATGGTCTTCACCAAGAATAGCAGTCTTAGCTGCCGCAATCTTAGTATCAGCATTAGTGCCTGCGGTATTAATAGCTTCGGTCTTAGCCGCAGCAATTGAACCACTTACACTATCAACATCAACTTTACCTTCAAGAGCTGCAACTTTCTTACCAATAGCAGAAGTGTCACCAACAAGACCATCGGCATAAGTTTTAGCTGCCTTACCAACTTCGTCGGCATACAGCTTTGCACCATGGATAGTTTCACTATCTTTGGTGTCAACATCAGTCTGGCCATCTTCACCGCCAAGAGTATGACGTAAATTATCAACTGCGGTATTGACCGTACTTACTGTAGCAGCTTTATTAGTGCCAGAATTATATTTACCATCAAAAGTTACTGTATCTTGTTTAGCATCAAGAGCGTCCTGAAGACCATCAATCTTGGAGATGCCAAGAGTAGGAATATCAGAAACCGCAAGATTCTCGCCTTTAGTCACAAGACCTTTGGCATCATAAGTAACTTTTGTGGCAGTACCAGCAGTAATGTCCTTATTGGCAACAACAGCGGCATTAGCTTTCTTTTCTACAGCCGCAATAGCTGTTACATTATCACTGTCAGCCTTTTCGAGAGCTGCCATCTTAGTGTCATAAGTAGATTGATCAACGAAATTACCAGCATCTTGCTTTGCATTCCACTTGGCAATATCTTCAGCCGTAATACCAGCTGCTGGAAGCTTTTCAAGAGTCTCAACACGAGCCGCAAGAGCCGTTAAATCAGCAGCCTTAGCATAATCGCCAATCTTAAGAGCCTTAATCGCATTATCAATATAAGCCTTTACTTCAGGAGATTGACCTTCAGCGGTGCCAAATCCTTTAAGAATAGCTTTTAATTTATTAATATCACCAGTCAAACCATTGACAATATCAGGATGGCCCGCAACCCAATCGACTAATTCCTTAAAGGTATCAATAGTACCATTATCAGTAGCCTTGGTAGCAAATGCATCAATAGCATCACTAACAGCCTTCGCGACTGACCCTTCGCCCGTGCCTTTCAGAACACCAATAGCGTCTTCATTGGTCTTAATACGTTTACGAAGACCCGTAGTATCATCGGCACCGACAACAGTTTCAAGGGCATCTACGTCATTCTGAGCCGCAACAGCCTTGTCATCTGCAGTCTTTGCATCAGCGACGCCTTTATCTGCTTGCTTTTGAGCTGCTTCAATTAATGCGTATAAGCCAGTTGCTGCTGTTTCGCCTTCTTGAGCCGAACCAACCTTTTCAATAAGAGAAGCAACTTTACCTTGCAATGCAGAAACATCAGAAGCAAGGTCGCCAGAAGCCGTTGTAGAAGCAAGCTTAATTAATGTGCCGGCTTCATTACTAATCATATAAGCTTCGCATTTATTATCTGCGACTAAAGTTAAAATCTGACCAACATAAGCTGTAGCACCAGATTTAGCATAAGTTTCTAACTCTGTTTTATCATACCATACAGCGGTAGTATCAACAGGAGCTGGATTACCACGCTTAATAGAAAGCGGGAAACCCATATAAGCAGCATCATTCATAATAGTAGCCATATTATATTATTCCTCCTTCATAAATTAACCAATCGTAACGCTATATGTTTCACCGGTATCAATAGAAGCAGGTTGATAAACATAAATATTGTAAGCTGCAGCAGTATAACCTTCTGCACCTTCAACATTAACTGTAGCAGATTGTTTTACGAATAAAGCAGTGACATCTGCATTAAGAGCACTTGGCATAAGAACCTTCGTAATCTTACGGCCGGCAGGAACGGCAACAATAACTTTCTTCGCACCAACTCCAGCACCAAATGTACCTAAAGTACCCGTGCCCTAAGCTTGTTTATGTGCAAGCTTACGGATATTAGCAGAATTAAGTTCAGCGTCAGAAGTCACAGGACCCCAGAACATATAACGAACGCCTTGAAGAACATTACTATCTTTAGAAGCCGAACCTGCTGCAATTTTACTCGCGGGGTAAGGGTTACCCAGATTGGTCACGGGGATAGCACCTTCATTATAAGTTGCGGTTGCAGTAATTTTCTTCGCTGCGCCTTCGGCAACCACACCTTCAAAAGTGCCAGTAGCAGTAGCCTTAGCTTCATCAATACCGGTGCATTTTACACTCCAACTCTGAGCGGTAATACCAGTAGCTGGGCCATAAGTATAACCACCAGCGGAAAGAACTGCGGTATAAGCTAAGTTTTTCTTAGTACCAATCTCAAATGTACCAAAACCAGTCTGTGCGCTAAAGCTAACAGCAGGATTGGTTTTAGATGGATTAGCTTCTCGAGCCATCAAGCTGGAAAGAACCTATTCAACATTCTTACCCTTAGCCGCAAATTTAGCAGAACTTGAAGGTTTAGAAAGAGTACCAATAGCAACAGTATAAGTAATATCATCATCAAAATAAACATTATCAGCACGATAATTGCCATCCATAGCTTTCCAGGTGCCATCATAGACATAAGCAGTATAAGAAGTCTTATCGCCAGTAATAACACGCTTCACGATAGCCGTATCACCGGCATGAAGTTCGACGGAGCCTACAACACGAGTAATAGCCTGAACATCAGTTTCTTCACCTGTTGGAACAGCTTCAAAGTTCTTAGCTTCATCGCCACCAACAAATGTTAAGTTTTCAAGAGTGGATTTACCATCACCAATCTTCATTTTGTGAAGATCACTATCATAGACAATTTCACCACGAAGGGGAACTTTATCTTTCTTCGCCGCAAGATTGGCAGTAGTATCATTTAATACTTGAATGCGAGTATTAAGAGTTTTTTCAGCCATAAATCATTTTCCTCCTATAAAATTAATTAAGAGTATCTGCGTTGCCACCATTAAGGATATCATAATCATCTTCACCATATTGAATTGGTATAAGATTATTATTTACATCTACAATGTAAGGCAACCATTTATTATTCTAAAAGATAGATATTATTTGACCTACATAATCGTGTGAATTTACGTAGTTAATAGCATCTACTAAAGAATTAAAAGTAAGATGTTTATTAACATCTTCAGATGAAATGCCAATCCAATCTCCATTAGTATAAATATATAATTTATTATTATATATACAAGTGGAACCTTCCTTGGCCGTTTCGGGGAAAGAAGTAATCTTTCCTAAATAAGACATTATATTATCGGGCAATACAATAGGGCCAGAGCCAGTAGTGCCGATATAAGGTAAATCATTCCACGCGGTTTTGCCATCACCAATTTTTAATCGGTAAGTGTCAACCTCAAAACCTGGTTCACCAGCAAGTAATAAAAGATTTTTATTTTTCCAAGTTGTAGATTTACCACGTTTAAGTTGAATTATATCAGCCATAAATTATGCCTCCTTTTGGACAATATAGAAGCCATTTGATATGACCTAAGTATAACCAGGAGCAAGCCAAGATGCATCTAATTCTTTATTAAATTTACCGCCTGAAATTTCAATATGTGGATTACCTTCAACTTTAAAATTCTTATCTTGAGCTGTAATAAAAGTACCACCAGTAATATAAGTATCTTGGATATTTATATCTTCACTTAACTTACGTAAATATAAATTATATTCACCTGGACTGGGTTTATTATTTTCAAAATAACCATCATTGATAGTTAAAGATTTGCCATTAGATAAAATAGTATTATAAAAAGCGCCACCTTCAATATTTAATATGCCGTTATCATCATTTTTAATAGCATATAAACCACCAGCAAATGAGCCATCAGTAATAGTCATAGTTGGCATTGCTGAATTAGTACCTTCGACATAGCCTTTAGCTGGATCAGCATCTTTATAATCCCAATAACCATTCTAAATCATACTGGAAAAAGTGCCGCCGCTCATAAACATACCGCCATTAATAACCATATTATTATGATTAACTACGGTGTAATAGCCATTTCCTTCTATGTCAATTGTGCGCTAAAATTTGCCATTATTAACAATAACTGTACCATTATTTATTAATGCTGGCCTATTGTTTTTATTACATTCAATAGTTCCTTGACCTTTAATAGTTAAATTACCATTACCTATTCCAACAGTAATAGGAGTAATTTCATTATTAATCATATTATTACCATTTAAATCAATAGTAAGTGCCTTATTTATTTCTACACTATTGGAGAAATTATTATTTAAACGGATAGTGCTACCCGAAGGAGCTTGCGCAAATGCAACATCAACAGACTGATATGGAACACCATCTACAACCGCGGGAGAAGATGAATATTCATTCTTATCAACTACGGCCGTATTACCTACATAAGGCAAATCATTCCATTTAGTTTTGCCGTCGCCGACTTTAATCTAATGAGTATCTAATTCAACACCAACTTCTCCTGGTTCTAATATCATATTCTTTTTTATCCAAGAAGTTGACTTACCGCGCTTTAATTTAATAACATTAGCCATTTTACTCTCCTTTCCTTAATCATCATCAATAGAGCCACCATCCCAACTGGTCGTTGCGATAGGAGTATTATCATCATCAATAGACCCGCCGTCTTTGCCCTTATGAGAAAGAACAACATATTTTATCATTTTGCTCTCTTCCTTTCATATTTAAATTTGATTTATAATCGATTATTTATTTTAGCCCTAAAAATTTTGGGCAACATCTCTTTAAAATATATAAAAAAAAGGATGGACTGATTAATTAAATCAGTCCATCCTTTTTAATGAAAGGAGGTATCAATGAACGAACAAAGAGTTTCATAACAAATGAAACGGGTGGCGCGGAACTGAGGTGTCGATCCCCATCCCTATCACAGGACCACTTGTTTTCAAGACAAGGCTTACCGCCGGGCAAGTTAATTCCGCATATTATAATTGGCTATAGACCCTTAACTATCTATGATTTAAATACGCCACAATTACTATGAAGCTTAGCGATACCAATTATTTTAAACCAAGACCTATTTGAGTATGATGCAAAAAAAATCAGTAATATAAATTAATTATATTACTTACAAGGAAAAAATCATCTCGTCTAATTTCCTTACAATGTAATATCATCTATTATAAAACATTTGATAGAACCCGGATAAGGCAAATGATTGCTGAACATAGGTCTTTATATTTTGAGGGGTGAAAAGGAATACCCTGTTATCTTTACCCTCGACAAGGTTTAACCATATTATACGAAAGTAGGGTTATATTAGTGTAAGATTAGTTTAAACATCATCGCCACGTGAAGGCTCTTACTTGATGACGCATAGGAGCAAGGGATTCGAACCCTGGATGTGTAACTACAGCCGATTTTGGAGATCGGTTCCTTCAACCACTCGGACACTCCTACATATGGCGGAATCGCCGCGACTCGAACGCGGACTACCCAAGAGGTAGGATGGATTAGCAATCCATTGGAATACCATTATCCCACGACTCCAGATATAGAAAAATAGATAGTAAAAAGACAAGCATTTACGCCAAGGTGTAAAAACTCTATCTATTGTATAGTTTTTGTTCCTTATATATTTAAATATATAAAGAAAGGATTTACTGATAGCCTATTGGGTAGGTTCTCCTATTATCAGTCTTTACGCATTGGCCTGTGCGTTCTTACGAATTTTAACAATTCGTTCACCCAAATTCTTCGGCATCCAAATTAAAGTGCCATCATAAAAACGAAAAAGATAAGTCATAAAATTATCATTTTCATCAATCTTGCGACACTTGCCCTTACCATACTGTTTACAGTAGACCTTATCACCTGGATTAAACTTCATAAAATTTTCTCCTTAATAATTTTAACAAAGCCCATAAATACTTTGTTGGATTTGAACCAACTCTAAAAAATTTTTGCAGAATTTCTTATTTATCCTATTAAAAGTTGCTGTGTGGGCTTTTCATATTTTTTGCTTAGTTGCAATATATTTTTTTAAAAATTTACAACCTCCACAACCATTTCTATTCTTATAACGATAACAATTATCAGTATCAAAATAAAAATACCAAGGTAGTTGTGGTCGCATTTTTCTTCTTTTATTTTTCATATTTTAATCAATTAGCGTTACCCAAGATACGCCCCGTGGAGGCTTGATTGATGTATCTCTTGCGGGAGCGAGATTTGAACTCGCGATAACCAGTTTATGAGGCTGATGTCTTAACCACTTGACAATCCCGCAATATAAACAAGACGAATATATAAATTAACATTGTTTTATCCGACTAAACTATATCAATTATACAACTGATAGTAGGGCTCGAACCTACGACTATAGCACCCCAAGCAAATATTTATAAAAGAAAATTGCTGTCTTCGTCTTTATATAATGGTGGAGCCAGAGGGAATTGCACCCTCGACTTTGAATTAAATTCAATGTTTTCCTACCATAAACTATGTCCCCAAGTATGATGGTTATAAAACTTAGTCTAATGCAAGCATCAGACTAATAGAACGCTCCATCAAGTTCTATGCGCCAAATTTTAACGGTATGTAAGTATCCCGCGAGTGCGGTGGCGGGACCTGATGTAGTCGAAACATCCTATCAAGATTAACAGTCTTGCGTTCTACCGATGAACTAAGGTCCCATGTTCATAGGGAAGGCTTCTAGAAAACCCGTGTGCTTACCACCCTACGTGTTTGGAATATATCACACTTAATGGTGGAACTTGCGAGGGTCGAACTCGCTACCTCCTGCTTGCAAGGCAGGCGCTCTCCCAGTTGAGCTAAAGCCCCAAATATGATAGTTATAAAACTTAATCCAATTAGACTAATAGAACGCTCTATCAAGTTCTATGCTTCAAAAAATTATATTTATAATAATTGCGATTGTGCCTCGAAAAGGGCTGTTTAGAATCAATGTTTCGATATTTTGACAGTTTCAATTATTATTTGGCGATGCTGAGGGGACTTGAACCCCTGACCTTCGGATAGACAGTCCGACATTCTAGCCAACTGAACTACAGCACCATATGGTCAGGCCGGCGGGGCACGATCCCGCATTTGAACCTTGAAAGGGTCCTGAATTAACCTATTACTCTACGGCCCGATAAATGTCAGCCTGAAAACTACTCACTGACTGTTGGACGCAACTCCAAAGTTATTAGTATGCGTTATATAAATTCTCGAAAAGAGAACACCCGGTTTATTCATCAGAAATCATTTTTTCAGATTTCTCTTTTTCTTTCGCTCTATCATATTCCATACCCTTACCTTTCTTGGCAGGCACAATAGACCTACGACGGCGAAACAGAAGATACTCATTCAACTCTGTGTCATCCATTTTAATTGCAGGTTTCTTAGTAGTTGCCATTTCAAATATCTCCTTTATTATTATATATATATTATATAATATTTTTTTTAAATTTTCAAATTTGTTGGTGCCGAGACTGAGACTTGAACTCAGACTCTTCGCTGTGTAAAAGCGATGTGTTAACCAGTTGCACTATCTCGACATTTAGTCTATCTAATTAAACCGCCCGAAAAATTAAATAGACTTTTATAAAAATCCTCATTGGGTATGGAGGCTATATCAAACTGGCTTTTACAGTAGGCTCAGTAAGGTGAACCTGCTTGATTTCCACAAGTATATATATTAAAGATGCCGCTGTTTATGGCATTCTTTACAAAGCATTACACCATTATTCAATTCAGTAAGACCGCCATTGTACCAAGGAATTACATGATGAGCATGCATATCCCCAATTACAAAATGCTTACCACAATCCGGACAAATACCCTTCTGTCTATTATAAAGTGCTGTGCGCTGACTATTACTAAAAGCTCGTGCCTTTAAAAGATTTTCATCGCGAGTGATACAATATTCAACAATCTTAGCCATGGAAACATCAAGTTCTTTAGAAGCCTGATAATCCTGCAACTCTTCAAATTTTGCCTGCATTTCATCTGGATCAAATTCTTCATCTTTATAATGATTATACAAATGACCCCAATTAATAGTCTTCATACTTTTATCATAAGTACCCGGAAAAATTTCTTCAATCCAAGAGATAACAGAATTAAAATAATTCCAAAGTTCAGAAGCATCATTATCATTCATATGAGCTTCCATAAAATTACAAATATCTGCGTCTTCTTTACTATCAATATACCAACTAATTACCTGTTCAAGAATTTCCTGTCTATTGGCATTCTTATTAGTATATTTGCTACCAATGCGTTCTGCCGGACAAGGAGAACCGCCTTCATTAGCTCGACTAAAATAATGCTTTGCATCCACAAGCCATTTACCAACGTAATTAATATTACGCAATTCCTGTGGATACAACTTCTCACCGGCAATATTAATAGTCTTAAACCATTCCATACGTTCTGCCTTATCACCCTTGCAAATATAAATTTCAAGAGGATAATTCATAAACTTTTCATAAAGTTCAGGATTAATACGCTTAATAGTAGAAATATAAAATCTTTTTTTAGGATCTTCATTCAACCAAGGAGCATTAAAACTCGTTTTACCATCAACAAAATTAGCAAGACTAATTGTTCTCTGCTGACCGTCAAGACAGTCATAAGTCCCATTACCATTATCCGCCCAATACATAATGTTAAGCGGGAAACTCTTCAGTGCCGTATCAATAACCGCATTTTCCTGTTTCTTATCATAAACAAAAGAACGCTGAAACGCAGGTCTTACACAAAGCTTGCCTCCATAGGCATAAACACCATTTTCAATATTAGTTTCAGTGTCATTAGTATAATCTTCACACAATTCACGAATAGTAATATTAGTTTTAATGATTTCCATAATAAATTCCTTCCAAGCACTTTATAATTAAATTAACTTTAGCTTTCTTTATATATTTATTATATAATATTTTTATTTAATTTTCAAATTTTCTTTCGACGAATAAGAACTCTATCATACTTTTCTTTACCATTAATAAGTCCACGATTTCGATACTTTGGATTAGTTCTTAATTCTTCTACTTCTGGACTTTTATCACTTGAACTTGTATGTCCAAGAATTTCAAACTGATTAGGATTATATTTATCAATAAAAGTAATAGGAACTCCCATTACATCATAATAATCTTTTGGAATATTTACAATTCTATCTACTTCAATGGCTTTATAATTTTCATATTCAGGATAATTAATAGGATTATATTCCTTAGTAAGAACAAATTCTTCATTACGCTTAACTGTTGTCATATTTGTAAACCAACAGACATTACCAAATTTCTTGATAGAACCATCGGGCTGATTAAACTGTTTAACCATATTATAACCAGTCCAAATTTTATTCTCTTTAATAAGTTTAAAAATTTCCTTATAAGTAAAAGCATTTTGATTACCAATAATAAGGAATTTCTTACCCGCCTTCATAATTGTATCTACAAAACTACGGAAAAGACTGAAAGGAGGATTTGTACACACAATATCACATTCATTCATAATAGCAACACATTCAGGGCTCTGAAAATCACCATTACCTTGGAGATCTTCCTGAACGGCATCGCCATCATCTACAAATCCATCATTAGAGGTATCTCCATCAATCCAAATCTTATATGCTTTACCGCTTTCATCATAATGAGTTGCAATAAGCTTTTTCAATCCAAAAGCGTCAAAGTTATTAACAAAAAATGACCAAAATTCACTCTTTTTCTCTGCTGGATCATCACAAGGGAGATAAACTACTTTATCTTTAAACTGCTTACGATATTTCATTACTTCCGCTTCAATATCATCATAGCGAGTATAAAATTCATCATTTTTATTTTTTCTTGCTTCGCACAAATTAGTATTAGTACAACCTTTAGAATTTTCTTCTTCTTCCATTGCCTTAATTAATTCCGCGAAATCATTAATAGTCTGATACTGAACAGGACTTCCGCTTAATTTAGTAAGATAACCATTATTAACAATGCTATTAAGAGTAGCGCCGACAATCTTAACACCACACTTATCACTTAATTCTTTTGCCGTAAATGCCTTATCAGGATAATACTTATTGATATAACCTAATGCCATCTGGCCTTTTTCAGTAAGTGCCATAAAACAATTGCCTCCTTATTAATTTATGGCAGTACTATCGGTCTGCCGGTCCGCCTGATTTATACAGGGAGTTTATAGGATTTATACCTTTTAACTCAAAAATTCTGTTAAATACAGAATGCGCTACCTTTATTTAGGTATCTCATACGCACGGTCTCCCGCGATATGACCTTGCCCTTACTCTTTAAGATTCTCTAATGGGATGAACTACGAGAATTTTGCTATCTTATACTACTTACGCGCTTTCATATAAGAACCATTTAACGTCAGCGATGCTCTATGAAATTTCTCAAACTTGACCTGGTGATGGTGGAGGGATTTGAACCCTCGGTACCCTGCTTATGGTGCGAGATACTGGATTTGAACCAATACTTTAAAATGCTACTTACATCAATCTCACAAAGGCAGGTGCCTTACCGCTAGGCCACACCATCATTCTATTTTATAATGTTGTTCTGCATGACAATTAGCACATAATAACTAACATTTATTAACTTCTTTTAATAAATTTTCAAAAGAAAATTCACCTTCATTTAAATTTACTTGAGAAATTGTAAATTCTTTTTCTTGCGGATTTAAGTGATGAAACTATAAAGCTCCTTCACATTTATCATAACCACAAATTTCACATTTTCCGCCTTTATATACTATTAATTTATGCTTAATAATTCTTTTAATATTTCTTAATCGGTCAGCAGCTGATACATTGTCTGGAGAACAATTAAAACAATATTTTCTTTTGGGATTATTGGTTATAAACTTTTCTCCACAAATCAAGCATTGCTTTTCTTTGCTGATATTAAAAAGATTATTTTCATTATGCTACCCACAACTTGTAGTTCTACCATCCGTCAAATGACAAGTCTAAATAATTTTATGAGTTCCGCATAATAAACATTCACATTCCCAATAAGTTTTACCATTTTTACTTAGAGCTTTCTAAATACATTTTAAATTTCCAAATATTTTATTTGTTAAATCTAAAGCTTTCGGCATTTAATTACCTTCTTTCTATTTTATCTATTATATTTAGGAAATAAAAGTAATTAATTAGCTCACTTTGTCCAAATTTATTTTTTCAACTGAGCTACCCCATCATTTATACAATAGAAATTTCATCTAAAATAAAATTTTGTTCTTTTTTACAATTAATACAATACATTATTTTTCGATGTTTTTTCCCTTTATAAGAAGATTTTTTGAAATTCTTGGTTTTAGGAGCCGTCATTTGTAAATGACAAACAGGACAATGAAAATACCTTAATTGAAATTTCATATTTTATCTCCTTTATTATACGCATTTTAGAGGTTCCGGACCCTCTTGAGCAGCATCACTCAAATAAGATTTTATCTCATTATTTTTAAAACCCTATTAAAAAACAAACCGGTTTTATAGCTAAACCTCTAACTCCCTTTTCGCTTTTACTTATGTGTCAAGAAACAGCCAAAGAGTAAGTATAAAAAGATAACATATGAAGAATTTGTTTATAGACAAGCTTCAACCACTCGTCTTAATGCGGTCATATTATTTTATAATTAACTAATAATTTCAACCGCGCTCTTTAATAATAGTCCTATGTTAAATTATTAATTATGGGCGACTATTATTTCCCAGCTTTAATTATGCCATTTATTGGGTTCGAACCAATACCTTCCGCGTCTTTCGCAGAAATGCTTCCTTTTACAACAAAACAGCAAATGGGGGAAAGAAGTATTTCACCTTTTATAGCGCGCTTCTCCCCGTTCCCGCGCTACCCCTCTCCCAATTAGCTTGATTATGAGAGGATTTTACTATGAAGTTCATCATAGCTACCCGATTTCCCTTTGCCTCAGTTTATTTTTAATTGGTCTATTGCCACAAGAATAGTAATTAGCTATTTAGTTCAAATCGGAAACCCCATGTATAAGACCAATTGGTGGGACAGGGAGGTATCGAGCCTCCATCCTTTGGTTTTTCAGACCAATGCTCCGACCTCGTAAGCTACTGCCCCATACTAAGTTATTTGGCAATTACCGACTCATCCCTGCCGTGCAATTTTTAAAGGATTTAAATTGGGAATATACCTACCAAATTTCTTTCTTTTATTTAACGGTACGCCACAAGTGAACTAACTCCCGCGCTTCCTCTTCAAGCTCCAACCAGAATTACTGATGCTCACTACGTTTATTATTCCTCCCGCGTAGTTTGGATGACAAAATAAATATTTTTTATTTATTTTGTATATATATTATATTATATTTTTATTTATTTTTCAAGTTTTCTTAAATGGAAGTAGATGTTTGGGATTAATGCGCCATCTATCACCATTTCGGCATACTACATATGCCCAACCATTTTCAACCTTTTCAAGCAAACCATCCATATATCTTTTGCCTACTGGAACATTGCCGGAATAAGTAGATGTAAATCTATAACGCTTACCAATTTCCAATTTCATTTTTAATACCTCAAGACTTATAAACTTTTGATCCGAAACGCGGATTTGAACCGCGGTCTTCAGAATTTTACTCTGATAGGCTAACCTCTACCCCATTTTGGAAAGCAATCTGCTGTAAAAGTCTTTTCTTTATTATATAAATATTATATAATATTTTTTATTAAAAATCAAATTCCAGGATGGTCCATATAAAACTTAATAAACAAACCTTCATCAGCTTTATTACTACAAAACAATTCAAGTTCATCACCATGTTCACTCAGAAGCTCACCCATAGCAATATACTTGGTAAATGCCGATTTAAGATTGTATTCATCTCCTCTTGGAGAAACAAGCCATACGTCATCTCTGGCTTTATCTACGGTTGCAAGAAAATCTTCAACCTGATGAATATTTTTTAATTTCACTTTAAAATTCCTTCCTATTGGAATAATGGTGCCAAAGGTTGGAATCGAACCAACATGACGGAATTATCAGTTCCGCATACTAACCGTTATATGACTTCGGCTTATACAAGACAGATTTTTTAACGGCGTTTTATCCATTTAAACTAATCCCCGAAAATTGGTCGGGGACATAGGATTCGAACCTATAATTCCGGCTCCCAAAGCAAATATTATTAATTGCTGATACTGTCTTTCTTTATCTTATATAAATATTATATCATAAATTTTTTATAAAATCAAAAATTGGCACTTCATTGAGGACTCGAACCTCAAACCCTCTGATTAGAAATCAGATGCTCTCGTCCATTGAGCTAATGAAGTATATACTAGACATAATTAAATAGTACGCCATTTACTTAAAAAAATAGTAAATATTTAATTATTTGCTGCTTATGCTTTTTTAATATGGTGCTCCCGTCGGGATTTGAACCCACATCTGACGATTTGGTCCAAGATGTTAGACTTGAACTTACATCTTCCTTGCGCATAGACTATTTTACCAATTAAACTAATCTTGGATAAGTCGCCGGCTCTAACCAATTGAGCTACGAGAGCATCTTAAAATGATTTTTTATCTCACTTTCTATATATATTATACCAAAAAATTTTTTATTTTTCAAAATGAGCCGGGAATTTATTTATTTTCCGGCTCATTTTGTATATATATTATATTATATTTTTATTTATTTCTCAAATAAAACTTTTTGATTATAATTATCATAAAGGTATATCTTAACTTTATTTAAATTAAATTGTGTAAATTCATCTTCACGCACAAATTCAAAATTATAATAAATTGTAATAACTCTTTCACGGCTTACTTTAATATTTTTTGCCCCTTTAGTTTGATTATCATACCATTCTAATAATTTTTCAATAGGAGGTCGTAATTGAATAACATAAAGGTTTAACTCCTGCCAAGAGAGTTGAGATAATAACCATTGTCGCAAATATCTACTATCAAAAGACATATCTGCATAAATAGTTTTTATTTTTTTATCGATACCTTTTTGAATTTGTCGGGCAAATTCTTGAAAATCATAATTAGGGATATCATCTAATCTAACATTTAAATCGCCATCTTTTATAATCTTACTTATAAAAGTGCTTTTGCCGATAGACCCTTGTCCACATACTAAAATTAAATTCACCATAAATTATATCGATATTTAACTACCTCATCTTCTTCAATTAAATGAATTAATTCATTTAATTTATCTTCATTTCCAAGTACAGCTTCTTCTTTGATGGCATAATTAAGAATTCCTAAAGCAAGAGCTTTTTTTTGATTAATATCATCAATTTTTAATACTTCATCAACTAAAAAAGTTAAATTTTTTTGAGATTTGGATAAATATAATTGACCTAAATGATAAAATACATTATTATTATAAATTAAATTATATACTTTGTCTAAAATTACCCAAAAAGTTTCATTATTTTTACCAATAGTATCAGATAAAATTCTAATGCATCTATTAATAAACTCAAAATTATCTATATCATCTACTGAACTATTGGTATACATTAAATTGTTATCAAAATTATAATCTTTTTTATATAATTTTAATAATATTTTATACCTATTTGCAAAGATTTTATTATCCATACTATCTCCAATTTTTTCTAATAATTCGTAAGATAAAGGCGTATAAGGTTCTTTAATATGCTTATTATACACTACATACTTTTCTATATCTTCATAAGGCATTAAATAGCCATATTTACCTCTAATATCACATAATATCTTTTTTTCCCTATTATTTAGTTCACAACTAAAATGATTAACTATAAAAATAGAAAATATCATTTCATAAAGATATTGTCTATAACGTATTTTACTATCAATATTAAATCTATTTATTTCTTGACATAATGGTTTATACTTATGAACTATATCATAAGCTATTGCCTATTTAAATTCATCAAATAAATCATTTTTATGCTAATAAATAAAATCTATAAGTCTATCATCTTTTGAATATATTGCATTATCATTTAATAACATAATATGCTATGGATTAGGAAATATAAATTTCTAATTTAAAGTTTGATAAATATTAATGGCCCAAATATCTATATTATCTATTTTAACATTGATTGTATTACCAGTAGTAATACATAATATATCTATATCTCTGGTCCGGCCCATTTCTTGTGTCGCTTTATCCCCTATATAATAAGCAAATAAAACTTCACAATTCTGTTGCTATTCAAATTTTTTAATCCCAAGGTTTATATGAACTTGGGTCATTCCCTCTGGCTGCGGAGCCGGAACAAACTCCTGAACATCCTCCGCATCCTCTACTACATGAACTACTACAGCCACTACATCCTCCATCACAAGTTCCACGGCAACTACTCCCACCGCAATCGCCTTCACAATCCCCAGAACAATTACTTGCACAAGCTCGAGTGCAATGACCAGAGCAAGTTCCTTCACAAGACCCCGTACATCCAGTACATCCACTACAGCTACCTTCACAAGTACCACTACATCCGGACATACATCCTCCGATACATTGAGTATAACATAGACCAGTACAATTAGCACTACAGCCAGTATTAACCCCCTAAATTGGATAAGTCTTATAAACCGCTAAATTAGCTTCGATATTACTTAAAGGAGCATCTTTAATTATTATAGGATGTTCTTTAGTTGCCGGATTATTTTTTGAATTAATCGCAGTCATAGGCTCTTCAATTGCATTGAATGTTTGTTCCTCTATAATACCTTTTGCTTCAAAAGTGCCAGTAGTTAATGCATCATTTGCGCGATCGGCATAAGTTGAGACGCTACCATAGTATTTACGTCTTGCGCATTCATTTGATATTTCTATAAGAAGCTACTGAAATCTTTCAGCAGTTATTGTCGTCCCTATTTCCATCTTCCGCCATCTCCTTTATCATTTCTAATTCTTCTTTTGGAATAATAGCTAAAGCTTTATCCTCTATACCATTAAAAGATAATCTTTCATTCTCTCCTAATTTCTCATAAATAGAATTAAAATAATATAAAGAAGCAAGAACAGTAGCATAATGCATATCACAAATAAAGGTTGCGCGTTTATTTACGCTACCCATTTCTTGATAATTATAAGCAGAGCACCATCCACATCCGGTAGAAATATTACAATCAAGGCACTTGTCAGGAGACTGAGAATTACGAGTAATAGAACGTAATTCTTTTACGCGCGAAGCAGTTAAATCATCTTGGCCAATACCTTTTTCAATATCACCAATACAATATCCTCTATCTGGACCTACGCTATCTTCCATATAACGTAAACAAGGATAATATTTACCTTGCCAATTAATTGCTAACATTTCGCCAGCTCCACCACAATAATTTCTATCTTCCTGGTCGTCTTTAGTGCCCGGATGCAAATAAAAAATAGAAAGATAAATCTCTCGCCATAAATCATTTTCCAAAAGATAATCAGCAAGTTTTTTTAATTGCCAATAAAGAGTAGCGGCGTGATGAAGTTCCCAACCTTTTTCATATACACAATTAAGATTAATATTCTTATATCCATTATCAATCATAGATATAACAGCACGATAAACATATTCAACATTTCCCGGCGCAATAGTCATTTTACTACCAATTTCGTGGTTATAATGTTTCATATAATGCCTGACGGCCTCCATGGCTTTATCATAACTACCTGACCCATCGGGAAAAACCCTGCAACTATCATGTAATTCTTTATCCCCATCAATAGAAATAGAAAGTCCCAAAACATTTTGATTTTTCTTAATATATTCTTGTACTCTTGGGTCAAAATAAAGGATACCATTTGTACTTATACTAATCATGTATTTAGTGGCCCAAGGATGATGTAATTCAATCATTTTACTTACAAAATAATCAGTAATTTGGTCAATTAAATCAATCTCGAGAAAGGGCTCACCGCCAATAAATTCAATTACTACTCCCGGAATTTCCCAAGAATTAATATAATCTTTAATATTATCATTTGCGTTGAGTAATTGATCAATAGCTTTTTTGGCTGTTTCAAAAGTCATTTTATGGTGTCCTTTGAAACCTTGATAGCAATAAGTGCATTTCAAGCAACAATCATCACAAACCTGAAAAGTTAAATTAAATACATATTGTTTTACATCAGAATAATCATTTTCAAATAATCGAGCAATAAAATTCTGATATTCTTCAGGCTGTTGTATAAATTCAGGAAAGAACATCTACACTCACCTGACCTGTTTTAAAATCAAGGGTCCAAGTAAAATTATCACTTTCAATTGCAGGCTTAATATAATCATTTTCCATTTGCTTTTTTGCTAATTCATACTTGGTATAAAATTCAATATATTCTTTATGATAATCATCAAAAGCTTCATTCTTAATGCCCTGACGCGTCATAAATGCGCAAAGATTACTACGAGCATCTGTTTCATATGCCAATCTTTGAAGGTAATTAACTATATCTTCTGGAATTTCAATAATCTTCTTCATATTATTTCCTTTCTATATTAAAAAATTCAATATATTAAATTAATGCATATTGTCCTTATAATTATTATAACATAAAAAAAAGAGAAAGTCAAAAAGACTTCCTCTTACAAACCAAGCTTATTCAAAAGTTCTCGAAGGTTTTCTTCTTCCTGTGGAGTAATTTCTGTAATCTTACTTTGTGGACGAATAACATTACCATCTTCATCTTCAAAATTCAACTCATTATTATCAAAATCTAATGATGTAAAATCAGAAACGGCGGTTTTTGGACAAGTCAATGCAATAGCTACTTGTACTGTCTCACCATTTTCGCGCATCTTTACATAATATTTCTTCTGATATTCACCCAGATAAGCATCGCCAAATGCTTCGGCAATCTTCTTAACAACTTCTTCTTTTGCTTTTGTGCCTCTTGCTGCCATTATTCTTCTTCTCCTTCTTCTTGTTCTCTATCAAAAATTATTTCATCATAACAAGGTAAACAATAATCTTCATTTGTTTCATCATCGTGCATATAAGTGAATGCGCGCTCACCACAATTTGCGCAAATTATACTATCCCCACCACAGGCATCACAATAATACATTTCATCTATTTCAATTGCTTCTGGAATATAGATTCTTCTACCACAATTTTGACAAGTAGTAAAATCTTCTTTTTCTTCTTCACCATATTCTAATTCACAATTAATACAAAGCATAGTTTCACTTAATACGCAATCTTCTTTACCACAAATACAACATTTAACCGGATGACCTATATGCACTTTAGTTTGTTCATTACCTAATAATGTAGTTAATGGTTTTATATTAGATTTAGACTGTCCAGGAATAAACCAATAGGGTTTACGAAATGCTTCACTAAAACTATAATCATATACGGTAGAATATAAAGGGTCATTATAATGTAAAGGAGTTGGTGGGTCAATAATTACATCTTTTTCAGAATACATTTTTTCTCCAAGAGGTATCTGACGGTAAGTACCAAATTGAAAATCTCCAATTTCATAATTATCATATTTTTCATCAACCCAGTCAGTATAATCATTATATCTGCCATAAAAGGCTTTAAATGCTTCAAGTGCCTGATGCTTTAAATCTTCACAATTAAAAGGATATTGCCGTCCAGCAATAACCAGTTTATTATCATCTGAAATATGTAAAAGCATACGCCATTTTTTATTAGTCCAAGGCACAGTAGATGGGAACCTTGGTAAAATTGCATCTTCGTCTCCCTTTAAATAACAAATGACAGTAGCTCCATCAGTCATATAAGATAAATTGCCAGCGCGATATTCTCCATCAAGGGCATGACAAGAACGCCAATTATATGTATTTTCACTTAAACTTAAATAATCCAAAGGATGAACAGACATACAAAAAGTGCCGGAAAGCTTACAAGTTTGAATAAGACGACTGGCATCAGTCTGAATAGCATCTAATAATTCTTTATCTTCAATAAAATATTTAAATGCTTTAATTATTTTCATTCCTTTTGGAATATGATAATCTTTATAAACATAATCTGTGCTGGTAATATTTGTATAAAAATCTTTTTTAAAAGTATCAACAAATTGTGCTAAATCCATAGCTTTCTTTTGCCAATAAAGATGGCCAATAAAATTAGCTAATTCGGCATACTTATCACTTTCACTAACTTGTGCAGTTATAGGATGGTCCATTTGATAAATTAATTCTTTTCCATTATCAAACATAAATTTCTTCTTATTATTATACCAATCTTCCATTAATCCATCAATATGGAGCCATTCTTGTTTATAATTTTGCGAGAAAGCAATTACTTTTTCGACCTATTCTTTTACGTCTTTAAAATTCCACGGCATTTATTACATACTCTTTCTTTTATATTATCTGTATAAAATAAATTATAGCATTTCTCGCATTGTTTAATATGCGGGTCTTGTGCTAAACACTCTGGGCAAATATGAATTTTTACTCCATCCATATCTAATGGAAAGTCTTCCCATTCATAATAAATTTTATTACAAAAACTACAATTTAAAAGTTTATCATCATCAAGATCACTTTTATATTGACGGGTTAGACTAATCCATTGAAGGTATTCTTTACTAGGAATAAATTTATATTCTTCACTTAAAATAGCATTATCAAGCATTCGGCATACTTTATTAATAGTATTATACATAGGACGAAGAAAAAGAGTTTCATTAGCAGTATGTTCATGTTGATAACCAATAGACAAATTAACTCCAGCAATTTCCCATTCAGGCATAATAATACTAATATCTGTAAAAGAACCAATGGCTTCTCTAAAACCGAAGCTTTCTATATATTCTACAAAAGATTTATTATCGCACTCGTAAAATACACAATCATTATTGCCCATACGATCTAACTCAATCATATACTTAATTTTTGGTGCTACTGGATGTTCCATTACAAACATATGTGCTCCATAACCGCCAACTTCTTCATCAGTTGTAAAAAGCACATAAGGTTTATATCCCTTATGAATAATTTGAATAATGGAAAATACACCAGCTCTATCATCAGCTCCAAGTCCAATCATACCTTTATATGAAGCTTTATGCTCATTATACCAAAAAGTTCTAATAGGTTCTCTAAATACAGTATCTACATGCGCAATAAGCATAATTGGAATAGTACCTTTAGCATACACATAATCTTCAGTATATTCTACTTCTTCATATCGATTTGTAAGAAAATCATTTAAAGCTTTTAATAAACCCATTGGGCTAACTTTGAACAATCCTTCTAACAAACCTTTACTATTTTCAGTAAATTCAGGAACTAAATTCTTTTTACCCATATAAAAATTTCCTTCTTTTTTGATATAAATATTATATCAAATTTTTTATTTATTTTCAATAGGCGTAATTTGCTCTTCCTCTTGTTTTACTTGCTCTTCAGCCCATTTACGTCCAGCGCGTTCAAAATATAATACTTTATCACACATTTGACAATAAGGTTTAGGTGTTTCGCATACTTGTTTACAATTAAGGCGCATTTCATCAAGACCTTCATACACTAACCTATCATCAATATTAGTGTTTAAACCAAAGATTAATGTATTCATATCATTTGGCCAACCTTTATCTTCAAAATAAATACGATAAAAGGCTCGTTCTTGGGTAGGTCCATCATTTTCAAATTCACAAACATCAAAATATGGCTCATAAATATCAAGCTTTTCAGGACGGACCCAAGTACCATGTAAACCACTAAGGCGTGGAATATCCCCTTGTTTATATGCTCTATTGGGCATAATTCTTAAAGGAATACCAACTTTTTTTACGTTATCTAAATCAAAAAATAAAGGCGCATCTACATAAGCATATGCAACTCCAAGCTTCTTTAAATTATATAAATCATAATAAGTTTTTGCTGGTTCACTATAGAAAAAAGGTAAATCATATTTTTCAAACCAATGTAATGTTAAAAATAGATTAAGGTCGTGCGCGCGTATATAAATTTTATGTCCTTCAGTTAAGCCGGCTTTGCACATCGAAATACTTTTCCAGTCGGTTGGCTTTTGTGCTGGTACATCAATAATATAATCTTTATCAGGATATTTTTGAATTAAGTCTAAAAGTTTATCAATATAAGCATGCTTTACTTCAATCTAATCTGCCTTTTGGAGATATTGTTCTTCTTGATTATGTCTTAAACAAACTTTCATAATCGCCCTCCTTTTTATATTATTTTATCATATTATAGTTTTTTAGTCAAAAAATTTCTAAACTCATTTTACATTTGGGCGTTCGGCTATGTCCTTGACCACGGCGCGAGCAACTGCCTAATTTGTGCATAAAGAAAGGGTAGGAAAATTCCTACCCTTAAGCGAAACTATCGCGATAACGATTAAGTTCAAAAGGTGAGATTGGGAAGTTGCTACGGCTATCATTGAACTTATTAATTTCATCCCAAGTCAAATCATTAACATCAATGAAAATCATAGGAGTATTCCAATCTTCAAAATAAGACAAATCAGAATAATCCTTAATCCAATGAATACCTTCGTGGAAAAAATCAATAAGATGAGGTACATTTTCTTCACTAATCCAACAATAACCACCTGATGCCCAAATTCTGCCCGGCAATCCATCGGTAAGATAAACACGCATCAGATTTTCCACGGAATGTACTTCATCCGTAATCATATCATTAGGAAGTTCGGCAACACAACTCGGGCACAAACATTTGCCATCCACTTCTTCAACGTCTTCAGCAAAAATCTGATCGCCACACCATTCGCAATAAATAGGCTCGTCACAATCATCACAAAGTAAAGCATCGGTTCTATCAGTTTGTTCATCATTTCCACAACACATACAAGACCAAGGACCAGAATAATAAATCTCAAAAGATTCAGTATCCGGCACTTCCTTGGAAAGAAACGCTGTACCAATATTGTCATTACCAAAATCATTATACATTTGACCCGTAGTAAAATCAATTTGATACTTTTTCATATCCTTGTCTCCAGGCCAATAGAAAAAATTCTCTTCAGTATCAAAATGATACTCATCAATGCAGGCAGTATAATATTCTCTATTATTATATGCCTTAATGAGTTCGGCAATCCAACCTAAGACGGCGCGCTCAATGCTGGGATTTTGATAAGGATACCCTTTGACACTTGCCAATACATTGGGATGAATAATAAATAATTCACGCCAGCTTTTAGAATTCCATTGAAAATCTCCAGTAGCGTAAAAATCTTTAGTAGAAATATAAGCAAGAATAGCCTTATCACTATTCATCATTTCAACAGTGCCAGCACGATAACCGCCTCGACTCTGCCAGTTCATGCAACTTTCCCAATTATTATTATTATCACTCATAGTCATAAAATCGAGAGGATGAATTGAAAGAGTGATTTCTACTTCCTTCTGGCGCAATTCTGTAAAACGAGAAATAGCATTTCTAAATGCTTCATATCCCGTAAGACCATAAACATCCGCAATCTTGCGCAATACACGCATTACCTTTGTGCCTTCATTAAATTTTACAATAGTGCCATCTGGAGTTTTAAATTCTACTTTGTAAATAGTCTTATTATTATAAAGAGTTTGCGCGTTAAATAAATCACAATAAGAATAAAAAACAGTCCAATATTGATAATCTTCAGTTGGAGACATTTCTTTAAAAATTTGCTCTACAGCATGATAAAATCCTGTGCCCTCTTCTCTGCTCGCGAGAAATGCACTAATCTGCTGAATTGCATTTGCGCCATTATCATCAACAATAAAAGTACGTTTAAGGGTGAGCTTATCGCCCATCATATGAAACATTTCTTCTTTATTAGCATCCCAATATTGTAAAATATAATCAAGATCTTTAGCTAAAATAGCTCTATGACTAATTCCGCCATAAGCTTCAATATAATCCTTAATATTTCTCTTATCATTTTCAGTCAATGCTTCATAAGGCGTCATAAAGTATTTCTCCTTCATTTCTTTATATATATATTATATAATATTTTTTTAAAAAAATAAAGGAGAAATTCTTTTATTAAGAACTTCTCCTTTACAGAAATCAAATATATATACATAAAATACTTCAATCGCTATTGCGGTCAATAAATTTTATTTATAAATAGTTCCTTCCAATTTGTCTGGAATATCATTATTTAAAACTTCTTTCCAGCCAATAATATTACCTTCAAAGCCTTCCAGGTCTTTAAAATTACCAGTTGGGCAAGTTTCACTAATTTTACTATCAACTACTAATTCAATCAATTCATTACAAATAATACCGTGGGTTAAATCCCAATTTTTAGTATGGCGGTCTTGCTTTTCATCCGTCTTAATTACTTTAATTTCAGAACCATCTTCACAAATAAATATCCATTTTGAACCAATTTTACCAAAGTATCGCCCAAGAGCACAAGCAGTGAAGCCATCTTCAGTAGCTAAAGTACCGTTATCTTGAACTGTTAAATAGTTATGGATTAAATCCCATTGTGGACTATCGCGGTCTGTAATATCTGTCCACCATTCAAAAGGTTTATTAGTATGGTCAATTCCGCAATTACAATATTCTGCATTTCCGTATTCGTATTTGATTTCTTGGGCGCCTGCTTCTGTACCAATAATATGCGCGCCATACACAGGCATCATCATCATAGCAATCATAGCGATTACAAGAATGATATTTAAGAATTTTCTCATATTAAATCTCCTTTGAATTAAAATATCACATTGAATTTAAAAAATCCAAAAGAAGCATTAAAAAAAATTGACCGCGCATTAAGCACGGTCAATATTGTTTACTTCACCAAGTTTATTAGACCAAGTATATACATCATCCAATAGGTCAATACAATTAAAATAAAGATACTTATGTCTTGAAACAATTCTATCAACGTGGTAATGTCCACAACACATAGCATTAAAATGGATAGTTTTTTGAAGCTTTTCAAGCCACTCTTCCATTGTATTATCTACAGTTGATTGATCTATAATTGGTAAAAATCTATCAGTTGGGCGCATCGACATAGGACAAGTATGCGCTAATACAAAATCAAAATATTGACTTGTTTGCGTGATAAGGTTTTCCGCTTCTTTCATTTCTAATTCTGTTAATTGCTCATTCGGCCACCAAGGCAAATTATTTGCAAGACGATAATACTTATCAACTGAATAAGCTCCACCTAAACACAATGTTCTATATTCACGCTTATTAGTCTTAATGTAATAAATACCTACATCTTGAAAATATTTAATGTTGGGATAATCATCTTCTTGCCATACAATTCCTTGTACTGCTGGATCCCATACGCGCTTCATGCCTATTACATCTGACGGACGCATTTCATGATTTCCACGCAAACAATAAAATGTATAACCAGTTTCATTCAATCGGCGTTTTAAGCTCTTATCGCTTTCCCAACCGGTATTAATACCAACATCACCTAATATAATAATTGCCGTTTCTTCTGGAATAAAGCACTCCATACGATGTTCAGATAGCCAATCAAATTGGCGATGTGTATCTCCTCTAATTAGAAAGGTTTTATTCATTTAAAATCCGCCTTCCAAAAATCTAGTTCTATTTTATGTCCACAACAAGGACATTCAATACTTTTAAACAAATCTTTTAAATCATTATAATCATAAAAGTCTATAACACATTTGATAGCACATATATCACAAGTAAACTCAATCTTCTTGAGTTTCTGCTTCACTATCTAATTCTTTTGCAAGTTCGTCTACCTTTTCAAGAATAGCCGTAAGGACGATAGACATAGCTTTAAAATTACTCCAATGAGATGTTAAGTAAGAAGCAATTTCATCAGCTCTATTGGCAATATACTCTAAATCAGAACGTTCAATTTCAATTTCCATTTAATCCTCCAGTTCTTTCTTAATGCCTTTTTCAATTACTCTATAAAGAAAATCATTAAGTAATTCATTGGCATATTCATCATTTTTATTTTCATGTGTGCTAACAAATTCATCGCTAATAGTATCAATATATTTAATAAGAGTATTAGCTTGGTCGCGCGCTTCATCCAAAGAATAAACATAAAATTTAATTTTCATAAGATAATCAATATTACTTGGCTTTAAACAATCTTCAACCGGCATACCATTAATATAGCGCTTCAAGTAGTTGCCGATACGAGCCAAATGAAGCAATTGTTTCTGATCATAACCATATGTATTAATTAAATCCATTTTTGTAGGATAAGGATGTTCAAGGTCTTTATATTTCCTATACGCCAAACCTTGCATAGTCTTTACTGCTTTAATAGGATTAAGATGCGCAATCATTTCTCTATTTTTGTAAAGCATTTCCCAATCTTTTTTATAAAGTTCATTAACCATAACATATGGCGTAAAAAGAGTTTCAATATAAGTAAGATTTTGTTTGCGCAAATTATCTACGTAAAGACGTACATCTTTTAAATCAATATGTTCATCATTTGAACAAACATGAGTAGTAGATAACATAGATTTGCCAAGAGCAATTGTATGTAAATTTGGAATAATTACAGCACGAGTATCTACATCACTATGTTCATTATCCAATCCATAATTTTGACTACCATATAATGCACAAGCGCAGATACTACCATAATTATTACCAAATGGACCAACTACTTTAGTAGTTTCTACCGAATGTTCACGCACTCTATTACAAATCCATTTATCTGGATGGTAATTCATAAGTATCACTCTCCATACATAATTTCAATTAAATCTCTGGTCAAAGATGCTTCATTTTCAAGACTATTAACCTTATTCATATATCCATCAGCGTCCCAATCCAAATCCCTAGCTCTAGTGCTAAGCTGAACAGGTGTCATATCCAAAAGTTCAGGATGTTCTTTAACTAAATCAAGAATATCTTCTTTCTGATATTTATTCCAATCAGTTTTTTCAACCAGTTTAATCAATTCTGCTATATTCATCGTCTTCAAAAATCCCCTCATATACAAATCCAAGAATATCAGAATAAACATTATTAATGGCATCATTTTCACATACGCGCGAATAGCCCCAATAATATTCACTCTCTCCTATAGCCTTGCGGATAATTTGATTAGCATAATCAGCATCAAGTGCCGCAACCAAACTAAATCCATGCCAACCCACTTGCGGTTCAATTAAATATACTTTACATTTATATTCAGTCATAGCACTAATCTCCAACCATTATGGCGAATAATATCTTCCATTTTCATAACCCCTACTGGATTTTTAGAATGGATTTTGAAAAAATATCCAGTATCTACAATGTTTTTTTCTTCTAACCAGTCCAAGATTTTACAATAATCGCCGCCATCATTAAAATAATCACCAGCATCATGATCTAAATCAATAAGAATATTATCACAAGAATGCTGGTGTTCATAAGCAGTGATAACGGCTTTTGCTTGATTAACAGATTTACACCAAATAAATCCATCAGGGGCCAGTCTAATATCATCAATCCATAATTTCATCATCATGAGTATCTTCCTCCAACCACCAATCTGTTCCATTTTCATTAAACACAAGTTTAAGAAAAATTACTTTATCTCCATTTTTGTAAATAATCTTACGATTTTGAATAAACTTTAAAGGTTGTCAGCATAGTCTGCTATAAAGTTGAAGCCAGGTTCTAATCTTTGGTTTCATTATTAATCTCCTCAGTATAATAAGGACATTTAAAACAAGTCCAAGAAAAAATTTCTTTCTTTTTTGTATTTCTTACACAATAATATTCATAATCAGGATGGTCAAATACATCACCATGCCAAGGAGTTGTATCTTCATACCTAAAATAAATACATTCAGCCATTATATCTCCTATTCCAAGCTCTAATAGCATTTTCTTTTGCTTCTTCTTCTTTATTATAAATGGTATCATTATGGCTCATTGCAATTCGGCATCCACATTTTTTACAATGGATATCAAATTCATAATATCCATAATAACCATGTCCATTATACCAAAGAGGTTTCTTTTCAAGATAAGGAATTGTCCCACAGAAAGGACAAGGTTTCAATCCCTCATTCGGCATCAACCATATCCCTCCATGAGCAAGAATTAAGCCAATAACGTGTTTGATTATTTTCATCTTTAGAGCTTCCCGCAAGACCTTTACCAATTAGTCCACGCATTACCCCAGATGCGCCTTGAGGAGTAATTTCATAACCAAATTTACGCTTGGCAAATGCCGAAATCTGCTTTGCCGTAAGAGTACCACCAATTGATAGCACACGAATAACCATTTTAGTCTTTTCCATTACATCCAATCCTCACTTTCTCTATCATCATCAGGTCTTTCAAGATTTTCCATATCATTAATTCGGATGGGTTCCCAATTATAATGCGCATGATGTAGCCATTCTTCTTTGCCCCAGCTGACTACTTTATCTCTAATCTCTTGGATTTGTTTAAGCCTATTGCGTGTTTCGATAATTTCTCGTTCACAATGATTAAAATTGCTTTCAGCTGCTTCTTTACTTAGCTGTCCGTGCTTTGGAGCGTGCAGGTAAAAATTACAACTCTGAATATACCTATCAAGTTTTTCTTTGTAATCTTTTTCTGTCTCATTGATGCCATCAAGATGATTGTGCTTATGCTGTTCCATCCATGGGCTATTATAAACAGCATCAAGATATTCAGTTAATTTATCTTCTGTGAGATAAGCAATATCATACTCATCCCAAGCATTACCGCGACTTACCTTATAAACAGTCATTAATCGTCCTCCTCATTAACATCTCTGACTACATTAAGTTCAATAGGTTCCCAATTATAATCAGTCCAATGAAGCCAATCAACTGCTGTCCATTTATCATGCTCTTCAACCAGTTTATCTATTTTCTTCATCTGCCATTTACAATCAATAATAATACGTTCATACTTTTTATACTGCTTTTTAGCATCTTTATATTCAGGATTTTCCTTACCCGCCTGAAGGATGGGAAGATATTTATTCATATCTTGAATTGCTTCATGGCGTTTAGTTTCGTATCGAGCCTTTTCCGCTTTAAGAGTTTCAAAATAACTATGAATACTACTTTGCATTAGAGGTGAATGGAATAATTCTTCCAGATAATCATTCAACTTATCTTCAGTAAGATAACCAAGCTCCTGTTCTTCATAATAAGGACCATATGTTAGTCTATAAATGCGCTCCATATCTTTCCCATCCTTTCTATATATATTATATCAAATTATTTAATTTTTTACAAATGAAACGGCTTTTGCAAAGAACTTGGGCATTACAGTTTCATCAAGCTCTCTTCGCTTCTTCTCAACTAAGCTATCCGACACAAATAGATTTTTTTCTCTTGGCGTCATTTTATCTACATCAATGAGATTAGATACAGCCCAGATACCTTCAACATACATATCTTGGTAAACTTTATTAGACAAATCACTCAAATCATAATCATCAAAGCAAGTATCACAGACTTGACAATCAAATCTTACAGTTTTTGCACGTGTCTTATCTTTATTATAAACAATAATATCAAAGACATTGCCAAACTTGTCGAAATCATCTTCTGCCCAATAATTATTACCGCAAATGGTACATTCGGCAAAATGGTCATTCACGCAATAATCACAATAATGTTCGCCATTATGGTCATACATTTCATTTACATCATAATAATTACCGCAATCATAGCATTGTGCCAAACCACAACAGTTAAAACAAATGACAGTATTAGAACCATCAAAGTCGTCATCTTTAAGTTTTTCGCCGCAGCTCATACACTCAGTCTCACCAGAATAATTAATTGTGCAATGATAATTATTCGGAAGTTCAGTGCTAATATAAGCCGGATGTTCATCATAGTAATCATTATACATAAAGTTTGTATTCATTTGAAAGATTACAGTATTGTCAGGAAGATAAACCTTTTTACCCGAAGCGACAGAATATACATCAGAAAAATAAGACCAGCTCATATTATTTTCAGCAAGTTCTTTAATCCAATTGAGAACAAAACTATTGATAGTATCATTTCTATAAGGATATTCCTTAATAGTAGTAATAATATTTTCATTCACGATATAAAGACAACGCCATTTCTTATTAGACCAAGTGCGCTGTTCCATAGAGGAAGGCCGAGCCGGGTCACCACAAAGAGGATAATAAGGATGATCAGCAGTCAGATATGCTTCAAGCACAACAGCGCTATTCATCATTTCAACGGTTCCCATACGGTAATCACCAACATTATACCAATTCATGCAACTATCCCAATTACAAGCATTATCACTCATAGTAAGATAATCCAATGGATGAATAGACAAGCAAACATTTCCATCAAGCTCACTTGTATTAAGAATTTGCGAATGCCAAATACGGAATTTCTCAAACTCTTCTTTATCTAACTCAAACCAATCAACAAGCTTTGCAATAATGCGCATAAGCTTCATATTCTTATCAATCTTCAAAGGCTTACCATTATAATGCGGACCACGATCAAAGATAAAATAATTAACATCTTTATATCTTTTAATATCAATTGAATTATGAGCAAGAGGTCCAAAATCCATAATATCAGAAAGCAAATACCAAATCATCTTATGATTAATTTCATTTGGAGCTGGACTGAAACTCCAATCATCAAAATATTTTCTACGAATATCATAAAATTTATTAGAAAGATAACAACAAGTTCCACTTTTATCTGGCTCACTCATCATTTCATCAATCATTTGCTCAAGTTCTGCATTGCTTTTTTTATAATGGACTTTATTGGAGATAATAATATTATTGCCCAAAAGCTTAAAAAGATTTTGCTTATTATTATTCCAAAAGCGCAAACGATATTCAATAGGCGCGCAGGCACATCCAGTATCTGTATCATACTGTGATTGCATATACATATTCACATAATCATTCAGCAACTTTTTTTCTTCTTCAGGAATGAGCTTAATTAAATCTTCCATATTATTATCTCCTTTATTTCTCATTCTTTATATATATATTATATAATATTTTTTTATAAAAATAAATAAAACCTCTCAGCCAAATGAGAAAGCTGAGAGGCTCTTAAAAAGGGAGGTGAATATTTTTACTTCTTTACATTATTCATCATAAACATAAAAGGAAGTAAATCATTCTTATCTGAATCCTTATCTTTCGACAAGAAATACAGCATCATAGGATTAAATTCGGTGGTTGCGCCACCCATCATAAAGGACATCATCATCATAGTCATAGGATCAAAATCCTTATTGTCCTCGTCCATCATAGCCCACATCCACATATTGCCCAAGGGATTTTCGGCAGAAGGAGCTGTCATCATACTATCAAAAAGACTTACAATCTTCGTCAAGAAACTGAAATTACCAAATGGCGACTTATTTGGAAGAATAGTCTTCTTTTCACCAAGCGCAATATCAATTACAATTACATCGCCCTGCTCGGAAAATCCAAAGACAAAGCAAGGACGTCTATTAAAAATGATAAGGTCGCCGGCACTAACGGCATCAACAGCTACAGGAACTTTATAGAAGAAGTTATTACCGCTAAAATTCATAACATCTACATCCATCATTTCCCCGTTTACCTTATCATAAGCCTGATATGCTCCATTACTATTCTTAACTGCCAAGCCATAAGGCGACATACGAATATTATCATTATCCTTAATAGGACCGAAATCAAAATTAAACATTTTCATTTTTTTATCTTCCTTTTTATTATTTGTTTGTTCCTTCAAAGTTTTTTCCAATAGATTCAATCTATCGTCAATTCTATTTATTTGATCTTGCTTTGCAAATTTATCTGTTTCAATACTTACTGAACCATATCCAATTGGTTGAACAGTACTAATTACCTTATTCCAATCAAAATTAGTTGAAACATTTGAATCCGTTGAAACATAATTTAAATTAGAAACCGGAGTAGTTGTTGCAGTTGTTGTAATAGCATCCATATTCTTCTTTTTCCTTTCTTGTGGGAAAAGTTGATAACAAAGAATACGTGCGCCTACTGTCGGATTACCCTTATACGTTTCATTTTCATCTTGTGAGCCAGAATGCCATGATTTATCATAGGATATTGGATTACCCATTAAGTCTAAATCGAGAAAATAAAAGCTATTATGAAAGTATGTCTTTACAAGATACTTTCCAAAATTATCTTCATCATGGTTAAGATGATAAACAATTCTATATTGCTTTATAAAATGTTTCTCGGCGAATGAATCTTTATTATATGCTTCGATAATTACATCAGTAGGATAATATGGCTCTTTAATAGAAACGGCAAAATAGATTACCCAATAATCATATTCTTTTTTAAGATTTCGCCAAGTCTCATAATCAATCTTACTATACTTTTTATCGCTTACAAGCTTTGCAAAAGAAGCCAAAACTGACTCACGCCATGCATTTCCTACAAAAATTTCTCCATCAGCAACAGGATCATAAATTCGCCAATCCAGTTTACATTCAATATTACTAGGTGTAAGCCATGCGCCCATTATCTACTATACCTTTCCCAAATTAAATCTTCCTCCGCAGGTGTGAGGTTTTCGATGCCACATTCAAGACACCATTCATCAAAATGTTCCTCAACATAATAACGCGGATATTCATTCATTTTATTAATAAGAGTATTAATTCTACCCAGCTTCGTATCTACCATACCTGTTCCTTCTGCTTCATTCATAAAAAGAAAATAACTATCATCGAAACCAAACATAGAATTTATCTCCTCTATTCTTTATATAAATATTATAACAAAAAATTTTTATTTTTTCAAATTTTCGAACAAGAAATAGAACCTTCCGGTTGCTTACTTAATTGCACGGTTTTAGTGCAATCACATTTAACAAGTTCAATAGTACCATCTTCATTAACTACACACTTATAAATAAGTCTAAGGTCAGTATCATTTTCAACCGTTTGCTTAATAAGCTTGGCACTATTAATTGCCGCCTTACGAATTGCCTCTTGGCTTTCTTCTTTAAGTGCTTGACAATCTTTTTTCATAAGGTCGCAGAATTCAAGACCCTTAAGTAGTTCTGCTTCCTGCATTGCCTTAGTTCTTTTATTTTCCCACCATTGGATAAATTTACGGTATTCCTTATAAGAACTAAAATATACATAAAAATTATCTTCACCACCATTGTGAGTACGCTTACCAGTTTTATAAGAAATGCTAATATCACCAATACACCATTTATCAGGCTTAATAGCAGAGTATTTCATTACTTCATCAAAGGTAAGCTTAACAGTTTTATCGTGCCATCCAATGGCTTCCTTTTTAAAACGCTGATAATCTCCCCAAGCCTTAAAATAGCTAGATACTATAGAAAAGATAATAGCAAGTACAATAAAGATACTTAAGCCAATCAAAAACATTATTTGTTATCCTCCTTTCTCTACCTCTCAAGTTTTACTTAATTACAATAGTTCCTTCCGGACGCTTTTCGTATGTAAATCTGCCGGGCATATAATTCTTAATGTCCCAATTAGGGTTCTGCATTTCTTCTACAATTTTCTTTGTATTTTCGGCGCTTTCGGCAATTGTTTTCATACTCTTTTCGCGCAATAGATTACATTCATTTTCCATAAGCGCGACAAATTCCAGCCCGGCTTTATTATTTAACATTTCCGCATCTTGCTTTTCTTTATTTGAATAAAACTTTCTATATTTTTTATAATCTTTATAAGTAGCAAATTTAATATAGAAATTTGGATACTTTTCTTCTCCCCAAATTGTTTTATATTTTTCACATTTTTCATCTGGAATTTTATAATATACTGATTGGGCTTTAATCGTCCATTTGTCGGGGCAAATACTATAAAACTTAATAAATTGGTCATAAGTAAGAGCAGTCTTTTTATATTTTTTATACAAATAATCATCAAGCGTTTCATTCATATCTTTATAAGCTTCTTTATAGTCAATATACCTACAAAAGGAAGAAATAACCATAATCGCGAAAACTACAGCTGCCACTATTATAATAAATGTCACTTTTTACCCCTCCTCAAAAATTTTAATTAATTTTTCTTGATTGACTTTTTCATATCCGGCAAATGATAAATCCAAAAAGTAATCAATCATCATACTTGTAAAACCTTGATCACTAACTTTATGACAAGTATACACGTCGCCGTCCCACATTAAATCACTATAATAATTATCTTCCCATTTGATAAGACGACCACGCCAATTATGTCCTTTATATGTCCAACTACAATCATCAATAATAACGCCATACCTCATAAGATTATCATGCAAACCTTCTGCTTCTTCTTGGATTTTTTGATGTAAATTTATTACATAATTAGGAAGATTATTAAATGTTAAATCCTTCACTCGGAATTCTCCTTTTATAAACATTATAATCTACAAGAGGCTCGGCAATTACAGGAACATCATCGCGCTTCCAACAGAAATAAACCGTGTTATCATTCTTCGTCAAAGTAAGCTGATAAGTATGTCCATTCTCTTTAGTGTACTTATTATAAAGAATACTACCATAAGTCATACATCGAATATAGCGCTCTTCAATTAACTTATCATAGATTTCAAGAATTTCTTCATCATTCATCATACTTCCATACACCTCGTTAAATAAGTAATTTTCTGCTTCTGGAAAGTATCAAGATTTTTAATAGTGCCTTTTACGCGATGTTCAGTGCCTACTTCCCAATTTTTAGCTGATGTATTCCAGCAGTAAAGATTATCATATACATCAACAAATGTCATAAAATGACTAATACCATAATTGCTCGCCTTTTCAATATTCTTTACAACGGTCAAAGTGCGCTCAATTTTTTCGCCGACTTCACCTTGCCACTGACTTGTGCCTTCATCATAAACAAGGTCTTCAACGACTTTCTTAATTTCTTTATCACTTTTCAAAGAACCATCATCATTACCAACATATTCCCAATCAAGGCGGACTGGCGTAATACCTTCCGGTACATCTTCTGGAATTTCATCCGTAGATACAATATACCATCCCCACAATTTAGCATACCGTGCAATGGATTTTTCAAACCATTCAAGATTAGCATAGGTATTACCCTTAAAAATAGTAATATAATCTTTTTCAAAACCAAGAATTTGCTTTCTATCGGCGGGGTGAATAATTTTTACTTCAGGATAATAGCGGTCATACTCTGACTGGGTGTAACTCTTAACACGCTTTACCTTGCCGTCCTTGGTACGCACATCACAATAGCGCTTACCATTTTCAATATAAGTATCACGGATAATTTCAAGATCTTGATAAGATTTTGCAACAAGTGCCATTATCTGTCGCCCTCCTCAAAAAGCTGTTTATAAAGAATATCAAGACATTTATCAATTCTTTCGGCTTCGTCATTATCAATATATTCATAATTGCTAACGCAAAGATTAAGAATTGCACTATAAGCTTTAATAACTTCATCTCTTGTAATTTTGTCCATAGTACCGTCTCCTTTTAATATTCTTTATTTCTCTCTCATTCTTTATATATATATTATAATATATTTTTTTATAAAAATAAAAGAGGAGTCTCTTATCAAGACCCCTCTGTATAATCAATCAATTCAATTTCTGACCAAAATGACGGCTCATACCAGCTTGTCCAAGGACTATTCCTATAAAACTGATGAATACGCACTTTTTCATTAAACTCTTTTACTTGAGTATAATACAATTCATTTACACCAACTCTTGAAGTTTCAAGGAAATTATCATGATGTTCTATCTGATAAACAATAACATCTCGTTCGGCTTCTATATTAGCACGATCAATAGAAGCTGTTACTCCCTGAATAATAAAAGCAATTGTACTAAAAAATACTACAAGAGTAAGTATACAGCCCATTATCCATGGAAGAACACACCAATCGTTATATTTATCACTTAAATATTTTCCAATGATAAAACAAATTACGCCAATAACAATAGCCAACAAATACAATAACATAATTATTCCTCCACTGTTTTGTAGCCTTCAACATCTACATCAGCCATATCGCTAATATCGAAATCATCATCATCTTCTGGAACATTATAATCTGCCTTGGCGGCATCAATAAAATCAGCAATAGACGCACCATGCCAGCTCCAATTGTCCACTCCGCCACACTCTAATGCTTGAAGAGTCAAGCTATCATAAAGCAAGTCTTTTAATTCATCTTTAGGCACAAGACAATAAATCACTCTTCTTCCTCCTTGTTCTTTCTATGAAATGGCCAGATAGGTAATCCGGCATCTACTCTATAATTTGCCCACTGAAGTAAACCGCATACACCAACAGCAATTATAAGAATAATAATAGGATTCATCTTAAACTCTCCTTAATTTCATCTACTTTATCAAGTTTTTCCCACGGACTATTACATTCAGGTCGACCATATTGCCCAAAACAAGCATAAGGAAGATAAGAGGTTCCGCGCAAATTAAGATTATTAATAATGGCTTTACCATTATAATTAAATGTAATATCCGCAATCTTTTTAAGCTCTTCTACTGATACTTCTGAATTAACAGGATTAAGATCAATTTCAAAAGGTTTATCCCATTGTGCCGTATAAATTAATTGAACAGTCATAGCATCACAAGCGCCGGCGGCTACAAAATTCTTTGCCATATACCGCGCCATATAAGAACCATATCTTGCACAATAATTATTACTTTTACCAACTCCGCTTATAGCAATTGGACAATAAGGACCATAGGCATTTTCTCCCGCCTTTACTCCTGATGTTCCAAAAGCATTAGAAATTTCCGTCAAAGGATTAACGTATAATCTACAATTTTCATCTACCTTATATCCAAGAGTAGCAATATTACAAATATTAGTAATATCTGGAATAATATCTTTTGAGTCTTTTACATCTTTATACCGTGTGCTGTAAATAATACTGTCAATACACTTGAATTTGCCATTTTCATATCGCGCACCCACTTGGCATTTGCCATAAGGCATTGACCAATAAAGTTCTCCCTTTTGCGCCTTACTAAATGTAATCACAGAAATATTCTGAGCAACCGTCTGCGCAATAGGCATAAAATCAATAGTTTCATTGCAAGCATATCCATATACTGGTCCATATTCCCCACTACCCATATCTTCTTCAAGGAACCAGTCCATATCAGTTCTAATATTATTGATAAATGTACAAGTATTACAATTAAAATCAGTTTTATTATTATCATATCCAATAAAACGTAATGTTTCTTTTGCAATTTCTTCATAAGGAATAGTTTTATTTATCTGTCCCACTACACCAGATAAAATAACTACACCGGGGAAAATACTACAATGGATATTAATTAGAGCATCACAATCAAAATGTAAAATATAATCAGTAATACTTTCTACAATTTTATCACATACTTTATTATATTCTCCAGAGAAACTACTTGAACAAGTATAATAATTATTCATTTTATTCCTCTCTTTTAATTACTTCATCTAATTCAACCATACAAGCTTTTGCAAAATATTCCCAACTTGAATAATTTTTATCATCCCAATCATAATATTTTAATGCTGTATGTGCTGAACAACCTTCTTTACTGTAAAATGTGCTTCCATCTATTTCGATAGGAAAATAATAATCATCCTTATCTCCGTAAGGAGTTTTAATAACAATATGCTTATATAAGGCTTTACCTTCTTTATCACATCTATTAATTGTATAAGTGCAATGATTAATATAATCTTTAACCATTGGATCAGTTAAATCTTTTCTACCAAAATAATCTTCAGCCATTTCTTTTAAAATAGAATTAATTAAAAATTGCTAATTAGTTTTATTTTCTTTTTGTTTAATTAATTCTTTAATCAATTCATTTTTAGGGTTATAAAATTTATACTTTAAATAAGTCATATTTCTTTTATATATTTTCTTTCTTATTTATTTTATATATAAATTATAACAAAAAATTTTTCTTTTTTCAAATAATTATTGAAAGAATAAAACGCTTGCGTTTTATTCTTTCATAGACACAGCATAATTACATCCAGTACGGAACCAGCAAGCTCGAAGAAATTCTTCGTATGTAGGATATTCATCTCGGTGTTCCGGCCACCATTCATGCGCAAGGTCTTCAAGATATTGATATGCTACTTTACGCAATTCATCCCGTGTAAAATCAACACTACATAAAGCGTTATTCTTTTCTCCAAAAGGCGTCCAAAGTTCAATGAACTTGTGGGTAATAGTAAATTCTGGCGTTTTCATAAGGTTCATCCTCCTTGACCATATGTAACCGCGACCGGTACGCAAGTAAAATAACATTTATTATAAACTTCCATTACATTCTTGTACTCTTGGTCATGTCCTTCAAAATATTTAAATGCAATATCCAAAAGACTTTCAGGAACAATATTATACATTTCAGCTTCGTGTGCAGTTACTGTAATGCTATTGGCTTCTTTACCGTCGGGAGTGTAAAAAACATATTCATAATTTTGTGCCATATAAATTATCCTCCTTTGTCCAAATGCGCTTGCAATTCTTCAAAAAATTTTGTATAATATAATTAAGAAATGCAAACATTCATATCATTCAAATAGTATTCTTCCTGAACTTGTCCGGCGTAAAGACCAAACCACCAAGCTAATGTTCCCTTTTTATAAAATCCCCACCTATATTTTAAATAATAGGGTGCATCTTCTGTTTTGTAATAAGTATTATTATTTAAAGTGTTATCATTATGATAGCCACTATCAGAAAATTTTACCCAAACTCCACTATTAGAAAATGTTATATAATTGTTTTCTATTGGATCAAGAAAATGCTGTTCAATTTTATAATTACAATTGTCTACTGTTGGAGTAAACGCTGTTGAAAAAATACAGCAGAAAAACATCGCTAAGATTAATCCTAAAAGACTTAAACCAATAAACAGCATAATTCTACTACCAATAGACATACAATCTTCTGTCAATACTATAATAAATGCTACAACTAATATAATACAAATCCAAGCCATATTTTACTCCTTAATAATTATAGCATAAATCAAATAATAAAGTAAGAATAAGGAGAATAAAAATAATATATTCCATTTATTCTCCTATTGTTTGATCATTTACAAAATCATTTACTACGTTCCAAAAGTCAAAGGAATAAGGTGAAAGAAATGCATGATCCGGCAAACAACAAATCTGTGTAACTCCTGTCTTTGTATCAATAATATCAAACACTACCGCGCATCTATTGGCGCTACCATCTTCATAAGTAAAATGCTGAAAAGCTCGTGCGCGAATTTTAAAACGCCCCAACCATTTTTCATCATCTTCAATATTTTTATTCATAGCGCGAATAGTTCTCATAACTTTACGCTTCAAATTATTCTTACTATGAGTGCTACGTGATGCACTCCAGAACGCATAATCTTTTCTCATCTTTTCCACTCCTTAATTTTAAATTGATAAAGTCCCTTGCTATAATCAGTTTCATCTTTGACTACTACAATGATATAATCAAAAAATGGCGCATCTTTAATTAATACATAATTAATTCCATCATGATAATTATTATCATTAAGACTTTTAATAATTTCTTTAGTAAGACCTTCTCGCGCGATCCATACACTTTGTGTATTAGCTTTAGATGTTTCCATCATCTGCGCATTACACTTGGCTTTAAGAAAGCCTAAAACAATTTGATGTGCTGTCTTCATACAATCACTCCTTTCGCGCGTAGTCTATCTTCATCTGTTATTTCTTCTGGAATATATTCAACAATATCTTTAGTGTACCACATATCAACTTCTCCGGAGATATAATCAATAAAAATATCTCTACCTTTGCCTAAAAGGATATGAGTCTCATAAAGATACCATTGTTCAGTGGCTTCTAACCCTGTTTCATATAGTTCTTCTTGGAGATATTGAATAAGATAATCAGCGCATTCCGCACAATAATCATAATAATCAGATGATACATCACTTAATGCGTTATCATCAATTAGAATTACTCTATCTGCGGGGAGCCAAGAATAATCATTTTCTAAATGTAGTCTATTATGAAAGATAACTGCTTTCATATTAATATGCCCTCCCTACAATGTAAGTGCCGAAAATAGGCGGATACTCGCCAAACACTTCATTGAACTTTTCTTCCATTTCATGCTCTTTATTTACGTCAATTTCAAAATGGCTAAGACGCTTGACATTGAAACAGCCACCCATGTCAATACTATACACACGATAGCCGAAGAAAATATGATCCAGCCAATCATAACTATAGCAATCAGAAACAATATAACCTTCATCTTGGAAGATTTCAATTGTTTCTTCCGGGTCAAGCTTTACTCGTTCACAATATTCTTTAAAAGTAGGAACATTATCTTCACCAAACATAAAACCGCGACCTACAAATGCTTCATACTCAACGCTCATTCTTATTTCCTCCTTTATTTTATATATATATTATATAATATTTTTTTATAAAAATAAATAAAGCCAGTAGAGGATTAGTCTACTGACTTTAAGTAGTAGGTTTATAAACTCCTTTAGGTAGGGTGATAATTATATCATCATTTTTTAATGTTCCAAAAGTAAGATAAGCGCGCCAATCATTATATTTTGAATATGTAATGTATTTTACATTAGGTTCTTCCTCTTCTTGCACTACGCGTACAGTAATATAAGCTTTATTCATATTATAGGTTCTAATAATACCATCTTCTGTAAGGCAAGTAAGGTAATTTTCATTACTCCAGTAGACAAAAGTTTTATCATCTATAGCTTCTAATTTATATTGATATACTATTTCTTTTTCCATATTTTCTACTTTAGAAAAAGTAGAAATTACCATAGTAGAGAAAACAATACATATTAAAGCACACAATTCAAAAAGGGCAAGGAATTTAAAAAACCATTTAATTTGTTCATTCACGGTATCCGGGTCTTCAAAAATATTAATAATGGCAAATACAATGGCAAGAATAAAACCTAAAATAAACCAAAACATTTTATTCCTCCATATATTTCATAAATTCTGGATTTTTACTTGCTTTAAAATCAATGTAATATTCTCTTATAGTTTCAGACTGGGGTAAACCTTTTAAATATAATGTATAGTCATCTTCACTACGTTTAGAAAGATACATGAGAGGAATAAGTGCAGTATTAACAATAAAAAGATAAGGATAGCTTTCAGTTTTAATTTTAAAAATCATATATATTTACCCCTTCCTTAATTTTACAATAAATTTTATCATTAACAAATAATATAGTTATTTGGTGAGTTATTCTTTTACTTCTCCTCCCATAATTTCAATAAAATCACGATTGTCGATAGCATTAATAGTAAAATAATGATGTTCAAGAATATCATTTGGAGTTCCAATGACCGCTAATTCATACTAATTTTTTTTAATTTTACGAAGATACATAATAGGAATGAGATCTGCATTAATACGGACAGGATATTTATATCCTTCAACTTTAAGTCTATAAGTCATCATATATTTACCCCACAATTTTTACAATAGATTTTATTATTAACAATAAGAACTTGGTCATTACGCAAAATGGCTCCACATCGAGTGCAATAAGGCGGATTAGAACAGAAGAGTTTGCATGCTGGGTCTTCGGCGTGAATGCGCAATCCTTCAAACATAAGACATTTGCCGGATTTGTCAATTTCTTTAGATAAGATACTTGGTAATTTGGCGTATCCGCATCGTTCGCATTTATTTACCACATCACATGCTCCTGAATAGTATTAAGGGCTTCTTCGCCTACATCAAGACAACCATCTGGCGCAAATACTTCAAGTGAGATACTTTCAATTCTATCAAAATCTTCAAGAATTTTCTTCATAGCAAGACCAAATTTTGTATCATCGGGTGGGTCGGGATCTACATATACAAGACCTGTGTCAGTACGTAGTTTACCACTAACATTCCAAACAACTTTATATCTAAAATACATATTCAATCCTCCAAAAATTTATTTTAATTCATTCTTTACAATAAATCTATCAGATGCTTTAAAAAGGCTATAGCCTTCGAGGCTCCGACCAAGAGCTTTGGCACTTGTAATCCAATAGGCAAGTACATTTTCTCCTGTAGGTTCATCAAATGGGAAGGAAAAATTTTGAACATCATCATTAAAGTAATTTACTTCATCTTCTTGTGCGCAGGCTAATATGAATTCTTCAGCATCATTGCGTTCTTTAAATGAAACAGTAGCATCAATATCAAAGTTGAAGATACCATGGCGCATTACAGTATAAATAGTCATATTTAATCCTCCAAACTTGGGATAGTTCTAATGCAATAATTAAATCCGCCCAGAAAGAGAGCAATACATTCATTATTACAATGGTATTTCTTCCACCAATCACGTAATGTATCTATATATTTTTCAAGAGTATCTGCATCATTCATTCTATTAATGCCATAATTAAATTCTACAAAATCTTCTTCTTCGGCAAAAGATAGAACAAGTTCTTCGGCAGAAGCTTGGTTATCACAGCAGATTAAATCGCTATTGCAACTATTCCAAACAATGTATTTCATTTAGTTAAGCTCACTTTCATAAATTCCATTTAAATTGTATCCACCCTTATAAAGCATATAACCTTCAAGAGTTTTGCTGTATTTAGAAGCTAATCTTTTCCATTCTGTTAAGACATTTTCTTCAGTATAAATAGATATTAGATAATTATATGTATTTAGACTTTCTTGTTCTACACATGAAAGAACAAATTCTTGTGCGTCATTAAGATTTTTAAAAGAATATACTTCATAGTTATTACCATAATTATTAATTTCACCATAATCATTACTATCTATCACTGTATAAATTTTCATCTTAAATTTCCTTTAATATATTTTATTAATCCGGCGTTTCACTTTCATAAATTTTATTAAGAAATAGAATAGAGCCTTCGCTTAAAATATAGTGTTCAAGACTTTTATGCCGAAGGGCGGCCATCTCTTTCCACTCATGCAAGACATATGCCCCACTGGGGACAGGAGCCCATGTAATATTTTTATTAAACCAATTTAAAGCATATTCTTCGGCACATGAAAGGATAAATTCTTCGGCATCATCCCGAGATTTAAAAGAGTAAGTATTAAGGACAAGTTCATAATCGGCTTCAACAACTGTATAAATTTTCACAATTAATATTCTCCTAATTCGTCAATAATAAATCGACCACTCATAAACCAAAGAGCTGTGCCATAATGAGTTTTGCATTTCATTTCTGGATGGCGAGATTTTCTAAATTCAAAACTGTTATTGAAGAAATTATCTACACCTTCATACATTGCTTGATAATATACATCTTCTTCAGTTAATGCAAGAATAGCTTCTTCGGCATCTGCACGAGTGTTGCAAATATATCGAGGGATTTCGCAACAAGCATCATCATCAATTTCAGAAATTAAATATTTCATTTAATACTCCTCTCCGATAGAATAATTATAATATTCGCTAGCCATAAGAAGAGTCCAACCATAGAAAGAAATATTTTTATCGTCAAATGGAAATCTAAATTTATTATATTCTTTCCATTCAAGAACTTTATCATTGAGATAAACTTCCATAGGATTTTCACCAGGCTCTACAGTAAATCCAGTTTCATCATAATAATAATCATCGAGGAATGCTCTATATGCTTCTTCTTCGGCTGCGGCAAGAATTAGTTCCTGCACATCAGCTTCAGTATCACAGATACCAAGGATACTTACATAAAAATTATCAAAATTATCATAAGCTACATATTTCATAGTTAATAACTCTCCACTTCCACGATAGAATAAGACATAGACAAATCATAAAGGATATATGCTTCCATACTTAATAGTTTTCTTTTCTTATGGTATACTTTAATATCCGCATTATACCAATCAGTGCGATTCCGCCAGGTTTCAAGATAAGATGCCATAGGATCTTTAATACAAACTCTTGCTACATATTCATAGAAGAAGTTTTCATAATCTTGTCCTTCAATAAGAGAAAGAAGGAATTCTTCAGCGTCAGCCCGAGTATCACATACAGTTTCAATCTCTACATCATCTTGCCATTCTTGATGATATACAACGTAACGTTTCATTCATTCTCCTCCAATACTTTATTAACGAAATAATTAATAATTCTATTGCCTTTAGGGTCGGTGCTTGTATCTACATAAAGAAGAATTTCATTAGGATCTTCAGGCATTTCCGCAGGAGGATAGTCGCGCATAAATTGTGCCATTTTCTCAATAGTTTTAATAAGAACTTGAGTTTTTCCCATAATTTATTTTCTCCCTCATTTTTATATATATATTATATTATATTTTTTTATAAAAATAAAAGGAGTTAGAAAATTCTAACCCCTTTCGATTTAATCAATTTCTTCATTTATAATAATTCCATTATGAATAATAACACGCTTATTATTATAATCAAAGTATACTTCATTTTCGCTTTCACTTACATCAAATTTGCCTTCCCATCGGCGCAATTCATTACCATTATAATCATATACTATAACGCATCTATTAAGACCGCCGGTATAGTTAGACTTCATAGTTTTCCAAGAGCGCTGGAAATCAGCTCCACGGAAGAATAAGGCAAAAGAACCACCTACAATGATAAGGATAAGCGCAACAACAAGAATAATTTTCAATGAGTTATTCATTATCTAATCTCCTTAACAATGCCTTTAAAATTTTCAAATAAACAATTAAGTTCCAAAAAATCTTTTTCGATATAATTAAGATTTCTATTAGTGAGATCAGTTCGCGCGTCTTGAATATCACAACCTAAACGGACAAGCGCATTGGTTGCATCTTCTACATAAGATAGGATGCGCGCATAATCATCTTCGGCAATCTTATGCTTCTTTTGGAAAAGTTTCATATTAAAGTTCCTCGGTTTTTACTTTAAATTTTTCATCGGTTAATAATTCTAATGTTAATTTATCACGATATTCATATGGAATACGATATAAGGGTATGTTATGTTCTAAACAATATTTATTTTTTTCTTTGTCTCGTCTTTGAATATCTTGTATAACTTCTTTAGTAAAATATCCACTAATCTATCCTGCGTGCTATGGGCCATCAAATTCGATTACATATTTATTATCAACATAAAAATCATACGAATATTGCTGTAAATCTTTCGGCTTCCATTGAGATATATAAGGAATATTATTTTCCTATAATATTCTTTTAATATAAGCTTCCCCAATAGATGCTAAACATCCACAGGATTGCGTGTTTCCTGACACTAAATTTCCTCTTTTTATTTCTACAATATTTCCACAATCGCATTTGCATATAACGGTTTTAGTTTCAGGATGTTCTTCAAGAACAGTTAAAAATCCTATCTTTTTCCCAGTTATTGGTTTTTTAACTCTACCTTTTTTAATATGCCCGCAAGATGTTGATGTTCCCTTTTTTAATGATGGAGCATATACTTCTTTTTCTACGCCACAAGAACATCTACATTTCCAATAACTTTCTCGTGGAGCTTTTTCTATAACAGTCCATTCTCCGAACTATTGTCCAGTTAAATCTATAAATTTTTTTGATTTAGCATGGCGTAAACATCCACAAGATTTAGTATGGCCGTTCCTTAAATTAGAAATTTTAACTGTTGTAATATTACCACAATCACATTGACATATCCAAGTTGTTTCATTTGTTTTTGTTGTTGGTCCAAGACGTAAAGCTACTAATTTACCAAAGCGCTATCCGGTTAAATCTAATTTACCCAATTTAATCACCTCAATAAATATTCAAAGTAGTGGAGGGTATATTAACAATTTTTGCCCTCCACTACCTTAAAAAATTTTATAGCTCCTCGGCAATTGTTTCATCTACGGGATTGGTTTCAGTAACTGCAATGCCGGAGATTAGTTTGAAGGAAAAATTCTTGATTTTATACGCCGTGAAAGAAGGCTTATCAACCAGACGCACAACAACACCTTCACGCACATGCCGCGGATCAATCGGCTCAGGACCATCATAATACTGTTCTGCCTTATTCATAATCCATTCACCGGCACTAATAGTATCATCATTTTCAGATGCCGGATGCTCGGGGATATAGCCACGCCATTCAACAGGAACGAATTTCACGCCCATCTGCTCACAACGATACCGAGTATATTCAGGAGAATATTCCACAGTATAACCATCATGAGTAGTTAGAGTCATACGATAAACATAAAAATCGTTCTTTGGAGCAGTAACACCAGTAGGGTCGCAACCATAAGAGAAGGTAGTCATATCACCATACTGCTTAATGAATGCCTTATCATTGGTTTTCTTATTGGAAACAGAACCCATGATCGGCACACCATCATCAGTGAAACCTACCAGCTCCATAAAAATTTCTTCACCTTCATGCAGTTTACCCTTAATAGCTTCAAAAGCATGTTTACGGAATTCATTGGAACCATAGAAACCGCCGTCCCAATCACAAATAATAGTTCTACGAGTACCATTAATGTAATCATATTGGTAGATAGGTTTGCCATCTTTACGAGTAATCTTATCCCACAGAGTACGCTTATAACCCTTAAGAACAGGCAGATAGCCAATTCGTGCAGAAGTGCCATGGAGCTTACGAGTAATTTCAATAAGATCGCCAGGCTTGAAGGCATTAAGGTTATAAGCAAGCTGGGCAGTATCAATATGCTCTGAAAATAGCGGTGCAATCGGGTCCTTATGCTTGCGCGTCTTGCTTATACCTTGGCTATTGGTCTTATTTTGCTTATTAGTGCGCGGAATATACTTTTGGCAAATAGGATGACCATTAAACTCGCTTACAATGTCGCCCACTTTAAGAGTGCTAATATCACCAAAAGAAGAAAGACAAGAAAGCGGAAGATAGGTGCCGTCAGAAGGCTCACCGCGCAAACGAATAGTGTCTACATTGCGCTTATCACCGTCAAGATAGCCGGTATCTTTTTCGCCCTTTTGGTTTTTACGGCAAAGATGGTTTACGTCGCAGAAATCGGCATCAAGTTGTAATCCAGTAGGAAAGTAAATGCCGATATCGCCTACCTTAACATCGAGAGATACACAAGTATCATTGCCAAAGAAGGTGGCGATTTGAAGGCGGTCGGCATTGCTATGCGGGCGCAGGTCTTTAACTTTAACAATATAGCCACAATGATTAGTATCCATTTATATCAATTCCTTTCCGTCGAGAGGCAAAATGTCTCTCGACGATTATTTAAAATGTTAGTTAATAGGGGTAAAGAAGTCAATACTTTCGGTAATCCAGCGCAGTTTTTCGGTGTCATAGTAAAGAACACGGAAATATCCTATCTCGTCTCGAAAGATTTGAGCAATGTCATAAATTTTTCCATCTACTGTATTTTTCATTTTCATTTTTATTTCCTCCAAGAGATATTAAGGGTATTTTTACACCAAGAATACTTGGTTGTGAAGCCTTGTGTTTCTAGAATTTTTGAAAGTTCTTTTACTGTGTAATTGGTTGAACTTTCAAGGTCTTCATCTGAAAGCACAAATGAATAAACGTAGTTGCCGTCTTTGGCGCTTTCTAGAAGAGCTGGTGTAATTTCTTCAATAATTTTAGTTGCGCGAGCAGTAGCCTCTTTGTGCCTTATCTCTTCAGCTTGTGCAGTCAAGGTTACTGCTTGCTCATAAAGGGAATGGCTCATTTTTTCTTCCTTTACTATATATATTATATAATATTTTTTTTAAATTTTCAAATTGCATTAGGCTAAATGTAAGTAGCCGTCTCGACCAAAAGTAAATAGGTAAGAGGAAGCATTAAGTGGCACAATTGTCCATTCTTTTGTTATTTCCTCTTGGTTGCCGGTTTCGGTAAAGAAATAGGCTAATGCAATTTCATCTACGGCTTGTTGATAATCTTGTTTATTGGCAAAGTATAAGGTAGGAGAGCCGTCGCGCCACCAATAGTTACGAAAGACTAATTTAATAGTGAGCGCTTTGGGGTCTTCTATAGTGCAGAGTAGACAAGATATATCAAGATAATACTTATGATAAATGTCATTAATTGTTATAATATTGTCCATAGGTGCGTTCAATATCTTGCCATTCGGATTTGGCTTTATTCCAATAGTCAAAAGATGTGAAGGGGAAAATGCGGTCTTCGCCGGAGCCATCCTTTAAAATAAGATAAAGTCGATATTTATCTTGGGAATGGTCGAAGGTAATACCAATGATTGCGCTAATGGGAAAAGAAAGATAATCGGTGCCGTCGGTAGTAAAGTGGAAATATAAATTCATTTGGTGTCTCCTTTTAAAAGTTTATTCCATGTATCGCGCGCATCAGTAAAGTATTTATATTCACTAAAGCGATAAGTAATTGGGCCGGAGGAATATGTTGTAATTACCATAATGCTAACGTCAGCATCAGATTGCGCGCTCTGGAACTTAACCATATAAATTTCGTCAAATAGAATTGAATAACTTTGCCCAGGAGCTATTGAAAAAGAGAAGAAGCGCGGTTGCATATGGTTAATCCTCCTCAATCTGCTGTAGATATGTGTCTACGGTCTTAGTGTATTCGGCGTAGTCAACATTAATAGATGCTACAAAGGTGTTGAAATCGAAGGCGGGCAAGCCGGTTTCATCGCCGTCTACATAAGGTTTTCTAGACGAATCAGGTGTTCGCGCGATGGAAACGGTTTTGCGCATTTCTTTTGGCATACATACTTTGCCATCATTGGTAATATAGCCAACATAAAGTAAATGCTTTTTATCTCCGGGGATTGTAATAAAAGCCGGCATTTTTGCATCGGTTAGAAGACCGTCGATTGGGCAAAAGTCTTTAAGGCAATAAACAGTATCATCGCGCAGTTTGGTTTTAAGCATTGTGCCGTAGGTTATGATATATACATTGTATTGAACATTATCTAAACGAATGGAACCTACTTCGCCGGATTGAGTTCTATAGTTCATTTTTATTATCTCCTTATTGGATAATTATATCTTTATTCTTTTTATATAAATATTATATAATATTTTTTTTATAAAAGCGAATAAATTGATATAATAATCTAAAGTAAATGAAACTTGTAGAAAAGATTGTGTATGCTTACTCCCTTAAGGTATGAGGATCTTTTTTACAAGTTTCATCATAAGGCTTTCTAGAAAAATCTTTTGATAAAAGTTGAAATATTTTAGTAACCACTCTATGATTTTAAATAAAATTACAAGTTTATAGATATTGTGGATTAAATTATTTTATTACAATTTATAACAATTAAACTCGTTATAAATTTCCTAAAATTTTTTGGGCCAACGCGGTTAAGGCATTTAGATTGATTTTTAAGTATAGTAGAATATTAAAAAAGGAGAATTTTTATGCCAAGTAAACGTGAAGGTTATCATAATATTGCGACTCGTGTTAAGGATGATGAGAAGAAGCGCATTGATGAATTCTGTTAGGAGAATGACATGAGTGTATCGCAATTGATTAGAAAAGCCATTAAAGAGTATATGGATAAGGAGAAGTAATTACAAATGAACAAAGAACAAAAAAATATGATTATTTACTCTATGGCAGTTATGGAAAAGCTTGTAGAGAATGGTCATTTCCCTATATAGACTATGCCTAATCCTAAATATCCCGAGTATAATTGTTGGATATTTGAGGTTAATGATGATTTTATGAGGGATTTTGCTAAAGCTCAAAGGAGGTAAGGTCTTATGGCAATTGAAAAGCCGAATAAAGAGAAATTTACCTTTTGGGCTAATATGCGAGAAAGTATAGAATAGAATGATAATGTAGAATTAAAATATAAGTTATATAGTGCTTTAACTAATTATGGATTATATGGTATTGAGCCGGATAAAAATGATAAAGATTATGGTACAATTATGATGTTATTATAGTCTATGAAAATAACAATTGATAAATCAAAAGAAATTAGCCAATAGAAAGCAGAAGCAGGTGCTATAGGTGGTGCTAAAAAGCGTATAATGCATGATGATGTGGAAAAAGCAGTTGTGCAAGCTACTAAGGATAAGAATGATGTTCCTACATAGAAAGAAGTGGCCGAAGCTTATTTAAAGTTATTTGGACAAACGGTTAGTACTAGATCATTAACTAGAGAAAAATTTAAGGCTACAGATATATATAATTTAGCGCAGAAAGTCCTCAATGGGACATATGAGACAAATGCGACAAAAGCAGATTTTTGTCCTCAATGGGACAAATGAGTTTTGTCCCATTTTTAAATGAAAATGCTTGGGGACCTATGGGACAAATGGGACAAAACTAAATGAAGTATTTAAAAAATTGGCATTTTCATTTAGAATAGGACAAATGGGACAAATGAGACAAAAGCTGAAGAGAGAAGTTGTCCTGTCCGATTTGTCCCATTCGGGACATCGAACATAACATAATTGTCCTATTATGTCCCATTCGGGCCATAATAGGACAAAACGGGGTGTTTTCCTGGATGGCAGTGTTGACCTTGTGGCAGTAAAGAAATGAATCAATAAATGAAATGAAAAAATGAAAGGAAAAATTATGGATTTCATAAAAATATAAAGAACTATTAGAACTTAATGAACATATATAAAACTCTTGAGCCATTATCTAAATTTGTAGAGTATAAAGAGTAGGCATATGGAATATCTCGTATAGCTATGATAGTACCAAATAATTATAAAGAGATATGTTTAGAAGATTAGAAGCAATTAAGTAAACCATATTGGACTTATAATTAGAATTATTATAGATGGTTTGGCACATAGAAAGAATTTGATGCTATGATAGCTAAAATTAAAAAAGAAGAATAGAGATAGATAAGGAAAGATAAAGGAATAAGTAATGGTGGGGTATATGGTGTATATAGAAATGGATAGTTAATTTATGTAGGCAGCACTATTGATTTTAATAAGAGATGGAATGAGCATAAAAGATACATGAAAAATAGAGATTATAAATTACATTTTTATAAATTATTTCAACCAGGTGATAGAGTTGATTTTAAAGTATTGATTGATGGTAGTAAGTTAGAGGCGGATAGAGAAATAACACCTACGGATTTAAAAACTATGGAATATGCTTTAATAAGTGTTTTTAAACCCGCAGGTAATATAGCAGGTAGAATACAACCATTTAAATATAAATAATATGTAATTAAATAAGTTAAAATTTTATATAATTTAGAAAATTATAATTAAGTAAATTAAAATTTCCGAAAATTGTTGATAAGTGTGAAAGTTGAGTGCCCTTCAACATCAGCTGTCACCTCTTTTCCGTTCTATGATTCGATCAATAGCAAACGAGATTACCGTATATTACCATAATGTCAAATATTTTACTTACCATATATTACCATTTCTTCCATCTTTTGGAAATTTGAAAAATAAAAAAATTTTTGTTATAATATATATATAAAATAAAAGATAAAGGAAGTAATAAAAAATGTATGATTTTTATGAGCGTCTGAGAAATGGCGAAAGCGCGGAAGATATTGCCAAGAGCATCACTGATGAACTGAATAAGGCTCAGGCCAAGAGAGATGAGGAAAAAGCAAAGGCGGAAGAGGCTTCCAAGAGAGAAAAGAGTAAGGCTACGGATGCCGAGGCTATTGTTAAGGGCCTTAATGCTTATTTGAAGACCTATTATAACCATGATACCGAACTTACCGTTGAAGATTTCGTATCTACTATTGATACTTCAATGAAGCTTGCCGAGAAATTTGGTAATTTTTTTGGAGAGATTAAGGATGCCCCCAAGAAGGTTAAGGTATCGATTAAGGACAAGGATATTGACGAAGTATTTGATAACCTTTTTGAAAAGATGGGTTGGTGAGTGGAGGGTTAACACCCTCCCCTCTTTTTTTTTATTATTTGAAAAATACTTCTTTTTTTTATTATATCATATTTTTTTTAAATTGTAAATGGAAATATATGGTAATCAAATCTTTTTTTTATAATTATATCATATTATTTTAAGAAAGTCAAATTGTTGACTTTCTTTTTTTTACTATTATAATATATTTTTTATTAAATGTCAAATAAGGCACTAGATTATGGGAAAAAGGCGCATATGATAAAATCCAGCTAGATTGAGCAAAAAATTGCCATATGTAGGTTTAATTTAAAATGCCGACCAAGTCTTCCCAGACCGGTCGGACAATACTTCACTTATTTAATTGACTAAAATATTCTTAATGTTTCATCATACCCATAAGTATTTATAATACGAGTAGTTTCTTTAGTAATTTCTTTTCTATTCATTAGCATCCAAAGAGTGTTATCTTTTTCCGTTCCCCATCTTAAATTTTCTAATCTATTGTTATATCTTTTTCCATCTATATGGTCAACAATCAAATTTTCAAAATCTGGATTTGGTTTCCAAGACTATAATACTAAACGGTTTGTTCTATAACGACGCCCTTCTAATTCAATCCAATTATATCCATCTACCATAGTTCCCTATAATAATTTTTTATCACGAGTTTTTCTTACCCGACCTAAATTAGAAACTTCATAATGTTTAGAAAAATAGACATAAGTCCATTGTTCTTTATTTTCTATTTCTTCTTGAGATAAATGACTATAATTATTTACATTCCTTCTTGCAGAAAATTCTTTTTTATCAACAATCTACGGTTCTACATTTTCTACATAATATTCAGCCGATTGACCTTTTCCTTCTTTTGTTATTTTAATCCCTTTGGCTAAAGCTTTCTAACAAATTAATGGAAAATTTGTTTCTATCATGCCGAGCGTTGTATTTAAATATTTAGCTAATTCACTTTTATTCATAAAATTATCCCCTTTATTATTATTCTATATTATATAAATTCGGGATTAATTAAATTTTCGGAGTTTGCCCGAATTTTCCGTAAAATTTTCCCAAATAGATAAATTAAACCAAATTCTGGGCGCTTGGCTCGTAAGCGCCCAGCCCAGATTTTACCAATTGTTCCAGCATTTACCTTGGAAATTATTTACTTTTCTTCTAAAAATTTCCTTGGAAAAATTTTCCAGTAGAATGTAAAAAAATGGAATGGGATTTTCTCCCATTCCAATTATTTCCTTGGGCGCATTAGGGTCAACCGGTATTTAATTCCATTGTAAATAAATTCCATTTCTCGTTCCGGATTTGTAATGGTAATATCATCCAAATCCATATCACGATGGTGGGCATCTTCCAATGAACTTTCCAAATACTGGATTAGCTCGCGCTTGTCATTATCAACTTTCTTTTCGCGCTTTACATTTTCCACTTTTTTCCGGTCTGCCCTTCGCGCCTTCTTTGCACCTGCTTCAAGTTCTGGCGGCAACTCAAAAAGCTTTTCCCCTCGGTCTATCCTCTTGTCTGTCTGCTGGACTTCGCGGGCTTCATCTTCTGTTATGTTTAGCACTCGCGCAAGTTCTTTCAAATCCATATGTTTCCATCCTCTTTTGGCTCTACACGCCAAAATTTTTTTTCGAGCCGATTCAATGTTCGTGTGCGCTCAAAAAGTAGATAAACTTAAACCGAATTTTAAGCATTTATCTATATGTTTTTTCTCGGGGAGAGGGGAATTTTTCCCCTCTCCCTGTAGGCTATCATGCGATAACCTTGGTGTAAAAGACCTTGCGCTTCTCAATGGTCTTACTTACTCTACCATCACCAACAAGCACACCCATAATGGACGCCATACGCTGGTTGGACATAGGCGTTTCATGCGCGCCATCATATTCCGCAACAAGGGGCAGTTCCTTGAGCAGGTCGGGCATGCCGTAGACCCTATTCTCTTCCATCTGGTCATATGCCTTGTTCGCAAGTTCCAGCTTTTCAGTGTTTACCTTCGGCGTGCCATCCTTGTTCTTGTTACTCTTGGAAACCGAAGCAAGCAGAGCTTCAAGCTTCTCACGAACTTCATCAGTCATGGGTTCGCCATTCAGTACCACGGTAAGAGCGTTCGCGTAAGTCATCTGGTTCTTTTTCATAATTATCAATTCCTTTCTGGTTTTTGAGTGTTTCCTTCACTTGATGAATTTATTGTATCACAAACCTTTTGATTTGTCAATACCTTTTGGAAAATTTATTTAGGAAAATTTTTCGAGACGGTGAAACAATCGCGCGATTTATTTTTTGTTTGCTCTAACTCACATCTGATTTATTAAAGCCTAACATTTCGCGTGGTGGGGAAAGAGGATTTTAACAATTCTCTAAGCCCCAATCCCTATCGAATCTTCCCAATTTCTTGTAAGGGAAATATTCAATGCCCATTTCAAACTTGTGCTTGGTCTTTGCTCCAATAAGGGCGAACAGCATACTTTCAATGATTGCATCTTCAATTGCAGTATGACTTTCTTCAAAATCTTCCTGCTGGAAACAATAGGCAAATGCCTTTTCCGCGTTAGTCGGATAATATTTGCCGCTTGCGGTTCTCCACTCATTATCATAACACATCTGCTTATAGTCGGGAGTGTTCAACAGGTGTTCACAAGACAAACCCCACAAGTCAAACAGGGGATAAGTCTTGCCATGGAAGCGGAAAATATTAGGTTCAAATTCTTTCTGCGAATGGGGCTTGCTTCCATGGGCGATTGCTTCACATCTATCATTCTGATATGCTTCCCATTCAAAGAAATCCGGCGAATACAGCTTGGAGACATACAAGTCGGTAAAGGGTAAAGCCTTCTTGTAGTCAAACATACTGTTATAAGCTCCAACAGCTTCAACAGCATCCAAATCTTCAATCAGCTCTGCAACAGCCGTATTCCAATCTGTAAGTGTAATTTCCTTATTTTTCAAACGCTCAAGATAAATCGGACGCTTACTTGCATAATAGGCAGTATTGAAAACTGCGGGAACACTAAAAATCTCACTGATAAGGTAAGACGCGCGCTTGTAGACCTTACCCCGAATATCCACAATCTGCCAACCTAAGTCGTAAATCAAAGGCTTTGCAATCGCAATATTCTTGCGCTGTTCCGCGCCATACTTAATGGCATACGGAAGTGTTGCAGTTTCGCAATCGAGGATAAGATAATACTTTCGACGCTTATCAAGTTTAGTCATAGGTTCAACCATCCTTTAATATAGTCATTAGGGTTTACCATCGTTCCCCTTAATGCTCTTTCATTATAGCACATCGAGAAGCATTTGTCAAGAAGTTTTTTTATATCTTGAAAATTCTTTTTAGTGCTTTAACCTTTCGTGCCCAAACACGCTTCTTTTTTTATCTATAGATAGTTTATCACATTTTGCCCGATTTGTCAACAAGAATATTTATCCATTTTTGTGCATAAATATACAATACCAATAAATGGAAATGTGCGCCGTGCGCGGACACTTTAGCGCTTTAGCGTATTAAAGTAGTGCCACTTTAGGGATTTAATACTTTAGCGTGCTAAAGCAAGATTTCGTCGAAAAAATTGGTAAAAGCTGGAAAAATCTAAAATTCTGCGCGTGGTGCCCCATCACGCGCAGGCGAAATGTCAATAGGCAAAATGCACAAATTTTATGGAAAAACGTAGAAAAAATGGTAGAAAATGCAAATTTTCTACCATTTTCTTCTTATTTTCTGTTTTTAATGAGCGTAATTGTGTATTTATTCGCGCCAACTGTGAATTTTATCTCTCTATCGACATTAGAAATGGAAATATTTTCACAATTTACATCAGATTGTGCCAAAAAATCAGCAATTCCGGCAATAACTGCTTTCTTTTCATCGTCAATCTTCTTTGTTTTGGTTGATTTCTTTGTCATTGTATGCTCAGTGACATTAGCAAGTTTCATCGCCTGCTTGTGTTCTTCTGGAGATAAATCAAAATCAACCTTTTCATTTCGGTCAATAGCTTTGTCGGCATCCAGAATATCAACTGCTTCATCAATCGAACATTCTAACTTATCAACAAGATTATCAACCTTTGCCCATTCCTTTTCGGACAATTTTCTCATTTCAACTCACTCCCTGTTGGTTAGGGATGGGGCAAAAGCCCCATCCTTTAAGACTTCTTGTAGCTCACCTTCCGCTTGTCTGTAGTCTTAATGACGCGCCCATCATCCACAAGAGGCTTCATCAGGGACGACATCTTCTGCGTGGACATTTCCTTACCAGTAGTTTCCAAAAACTCTCCAACCACCGGCAGTTCCTTCATCAAGTCGGAAGTGCTGTAAGAGCGTTCCGCTTCCATCTGTTCCCAGATATGCTCACTGAACACAAGGTTCTGCTCCTGCTCTTTCGACAACTTCTTTTCACCGTTTGCGCCATTCTTCTTCCGGTCATCCAGCATTTTAATCTGGTGATTGATAAAATCAATCATTTCTTCCTGTCTCTGCTGGAAGCCTTCTTCTTCACTCTCAACGCTTGCGATGAAGTCAGAGATACGAACAAACATTTCACGACGAGTAACCTTATTCTTTTCCATAATTTTACCAATTCCTTTCTGGTTTTTAGGATTTTCCTTTCCTTTGTTGATTTAATTATATCATATCAGGCGGAGATTGTCAAGAAATTTTTTAATTTTTTTTACCTTTTTCCTTGGCAAAACTTACAAGCCTTTTAGCAGGATTTCGCGTTAGGACTTACAAGCTCCATCTGATATATTGATTATAGCACATCAGGTGCTATTTGTCAAGAGGGAATTTTATTTTTTTTACACACGAACCGCGGAAGTTGTGTAGCCCGGCTAATGATGCCAAGCACTTTTAATTGCTATTCCCTCTTGACATTATAGAGTATATCACATTTCAGGATTCTTGTCTATTGGCAGATTGCACAAAATTTGCATGAAAAAATTGTGCAAAATGCTAAAAAATTAAAATTCCGCCCGGTGCGCAAGACATCGGGCGGCTCAAATGAACCGCCCATTTTTTTAGGAATTTTCTTCCAAATTACATGCGGTTTCTAGAATTTGGCAGATGTTAATTACATCGTAAAATTCTACCCATGCTTCTTCGCTGGTATCTTCAAACCAGCAAACGCACCCGCAATATTCACCATTGGCATTGATTGGAAATGAATACCAATCATCACCACTTTTCCGCACTTCATTTGTCTTCGGCGGAAAAAAATTTTCTTTCGGGATAGTATTTGCACTTTCAATACATGAACCATCCGCGCCATAAATAGCAAACGCACAATTTCTATCTTTGAACCACTGAGCAATAACCTTAATAAGAAATTTCATTCGTTAAAATCTTTCTCTCCCTCAAGAATTGCTTCAATTTCAGAAGTGGTCAGGCGGTCAACCTTTTCTTCAATCTCGTGAAGAATTACTCCATCATCCCCACAGATTTCATCGGTAATGTTCAGCCATCCATTATAGATGTGAAGCAGAACAAAATCGCCTGATTCGATTGTTGCACCACAACAACCGCAAATAATTTCGTTTCTGTCCTGATTCCAAATGCCACTACAGACATTGCCTTCATTATCCATGAAAATAACTTGATAATTCATTGTATCATTTCCTTTCCTTTTGATAAATCAATTATATCACAGGTCAAGGGGCTTGTCAAGCCCCTTGATTAAATTTCTTGCCAATTTCCTGAATATCTTCAAGCACTTCTTCATAAGACCGCCACTCGCCATAATGATATTCAGGGTCAAAATACCACAAACCATAGTGTTCAACCTGTCCCATCACAATGTGAATAGGACCTTCGTATCCTTGTTCATCAAAATAGTCATTGATGAATTGTGCCCAAGCATAGGAATGAACTTCGACGGCTCCAATTTCATCACGATCGGGATAATTAAAACCATCAATTTCATCACCCCCAACATAAAACAGCCTTAAAAGTTCACAATTTTCAGTTCTGCACAATTCTTCATATCTACATTTCCATTCGTGATAAATACATTCCTCTTCATCATCAAACGTCTGTCCGCAGAAATCGCATTTATAAGTGTTAATTTCAGTCATTGTTATCAATTCCTTTCCTTTTGGTATTATTATTATATCAAATTTTTTTTAATTTGTCAAGCCGGTTGGGAATTTTTTTTTATATTTTTTTCCCAACCGGCTTGTTTTTTATCTCATAAGTGAAGAAAATTCTTCTGTGTGTCCACACTTGTCGCAGGTGTAATAATAATCTTTTGAACCGCGATAATTAGTGGCACTAGAGAACTGATACTGACCGCCACATACGCAATACCCATTGTTCCAAGGATTTGCTGGTGCCTGTGCTGTTTCATACAACATAGCTGAAAACACAAGGGCACAAATAGCACCAATAACCAAAACAGCAATTCGCCCTTTCCAAGTGTCCGGAATGAAAATGAACAAAGGGTAAATACAGCACAAAAGAATAAGGAATAAAACCCAAAACCCAGGATTTGTAAGCATTTTGTTCCCTCCTTAAATATAAATAGTTCCTTTATCACTAACCGGCGGATTCATGCTATCCACGATAATCTCTGCTTCGCCTTGTCCATCTTTGCCCTCATACTCAACATGGAATGTCAAATCTCCAACATTATCCAAATAGTCTTGAATAGCCTTGAGAATTGCAGCCATGTATTTTCTTTCTTTTGCTTCCTCTCTGTCTTGCTTTTCTCTGTAAGCAAGACCAATTAGTGTGGCAATTTCTCCATCAGTCAAGCCTTTCAGCATTTCTTCAATATTATTGTCTAACATTGTATCAATTCCTTTCTTTTTGATAAATCAATTATACTATAATAAGGGTTATTTGTCAAGCCTTATTTTCATCTTCTTCATTTTCTTTTAACCAATCAAGAAGTTTTTCACCACATTCAATGCAATCAATGCCTTGAATATCTTCATCATCTCGACATTTGAACATCAGAGGGCAACAAGCACAATCATCAAATGTTTCGACCCATTGTTCAATGCAGTATTTAAGTTTTTCGTCAGAAGTCATTAAGTATTTCCTCCCTTAACCTTGTACCAATAGTATAGCAGGTATCGGGAGAAAAGTCAACTGTTATTTTGCACAAAATTTGCATAGAAAAATTGTGCAATGTGCTTAAAATCTAAAAATCCTCGCGCCTGGCCCGTAGGCGCGAGGCTCAAAAAAATTAAGGGGAAAATTCCCCTTAATTATCATCTGCATGTTCATCAGGCTCGTAAGCCAAAAAGAAGATTTTTGCGCCCTCATATTGAGCCGCAAGGTCACGAGCTTCCCTATAACTTGCACATGGTACGCCTGCAAAAGTTCCATCTTCTTTTACAACCGCCCATCGCACATCAGTCCAATCAAATTGTTTCATGGTATCAATTCCTTTCTTTTGATAGTTCTATTGTATCACGTTAGGGCTTAGTTGTCAAGCCCCTAAATTAAATTTTCTCTAATATATTCTTCATCTTCATAGAAGTATTCACCCCATGGATACTGGCAAATGTAAAATGCACTTGTGTCATCCCACTGAATGACTGTTGCAATTACTTCATTGAGAGTAGTTTTAAATTTCTTTCCGCGCATAATTATCACTCCTTAATCATCGGGCAAGTATTCATTCCGTTGTCTTTCATCCAACGGATAAAATCTTCGGCGGACAATTCTTCTGACAATCTCTTGAAACTCATGTCATAATTCAACGGCTGATACAATGTTTCACGTGAAACAGGGAAACAAATTTTTTCGGGCTTGTATTCTTCGCCTTTCCAGTATCTCATATTCTCGATATGGAATTTTTTGATTCTTCTGTCAAAAGTCCTACGCTTGATAGAGCCATTGACATAGTTGCTACAGATAGCTACCGCAAGGTCTGTTGTGTTTTTAATTGTCATTGTCTCACGGTCAGGTGGTTCGGGGCAGTAGACAAGCTGTGTTGACCAATTCAGGATAGGTTCTTGACCATCATTCATTTTCATGTAAATGCGTTTCCAATACAGATTTTTCATAGTATCAATTCCTCTCTTAATTTGTATCTTAATTATAACCGATTTTAGGATTTTTGTCTACTGGCAGAATGCACAAAAATTTGGTCAAAAATTTGTGGAAGTTGCTAAAAATTTAAAATTCCTGCCGCGGCGTGGGTTCGCGGCAGGCTCAAATGAAAATTCCATTTAATTCCAATAGACAAGTAAGAAAATGGGAATCCAAAATCTGGATTCCCAAATTTTTCAGAGTTCAGTAATATAATTATCTTCCATTGTCCAGACGGCACACAGATTATCGAATGAAAAATCTCCATCCATTTTTTTAAGTTTATTTTCAATATCTGTTAGGAAATCTTCAATATTTGCATCAAAATATTCATCTTCTTCGTCGGTTGTTCCATCGACATGATTTCCATAATCTTCCATTGGCTTCCACTTGTCATTAACTTCCACTTCTACTGGGACACATTTCGTAACATAGGCGATAAATTTCATTTTTTATCAATCCTTTCACATTTCAAAAATAGAATTTCCATTTACTGTATCTACGCATAATCCATCATAGGGAAATTCTGCCCGAATCTCTTCAAGAAATTCTGAAGCGAATTTATTGTAATAGTCAACTGCTTCATCTGGAGCGTCGTAAAATTCTGGATATTTTTCACAATCGCTTACCAGTTTATCCCATTTTCTATCAACTTCAATTTCTCTTTCTACCCTTGCCGGATAAGACACAATAACTTTCATACCATCACCCCAAGGCAATCAAAATTTTAATGTCTGTCGCTTCTTCAAGCAAAATATCAAGCTGTTCGTCATTCATTTTATCATTTCCTTTCTGCTTCTGGATAATAAGTCGTCCAAACATTTTTTACAATTTTCCAAACACGCTTATAATCATCATGTAGCAAGTCCTGAATAAATTTGTCTGCATCTTCTTCGGTATCAAATTGTAGTCTCTCATTACAAGCTATACCAAACATATTTTCATATTGATACCAAACAGAATAGTTTTTATCATCTATAATCATTTTTAAATTCTCCTTTCTATCAGGGGACTTTAGTCCCCTGATTTTATTCAAGCCCACTCAAAATTTCTTTCAGCACATCAAGAATGTTTGTTGTTGTGGGGTCAATCGCGCCGCCCAAGTTCCAATCTCTACGAACTCTTGCGTCATCATCAAAAAGAAGGGCTTCTTCATCTTCTTTCAAACGCGGTTCTTCAATCTTGTGCTTCGGTGTTCCATAAGCCACACACCGCAGACTGTCGAATGGAAAGCCATATGATTTTAGCCATGCGCGCTTCGCTTTTCTAACTTCATCATCATACTGCTTGTTCGGCTCTTTCGACAACCAAGTGATAACCGCAACGCGGATACCGCTATTTTTAAGACTGCGCAAGATACAAGCAAGTTCTGCCATATCCACCAACGGCTCGGCGGTCTGATAGGGTGTAGGGTCATAGGCTCGAATTTTTTCCAACCAATTAGGCACATCGAATAAACCAGCCAAAGTGCCATCAAGATCGAAACACAATTCCTTAATCATTTTATCATTTCCTTTCCTTTTGGAGTGTCTTTATTATATCACAAGGGGATTGTTTTGTCAATCCCCTTGATTAAATTTTTCTTTCAAATATTTAAGGCATAATGTCAATATCCGGCAAGCTGGAATAAAATGCAATCTTGTAATGGTAAGGGTCAGTATGTGTGCCGGTAATATCTTCTACAACATAAAGAGTATAATCATTTAGGTAAATGTAATTTTTCTTATATTCATCTGCCCCAACTTTACAAGTAATAACCAGTTCTGAAGCATTGTTATTGCTGATTGACATATAGCCTTCGGCGTAAAGGATAATTGTATCAGTTCGGGCATTGTAAACTGTAATTCGACGTTCACAGCCGAAGTTATCAGCTGTCACATTCAAATTATTATTTACTTTGTCTGCTGGACTACAACCTGCAATAGAAATTGCAACCAACAAAACCAGAAATACAATTACAAGTACAGTTTTCAGTTTTTTCATTTCCAATTCTCCTTAAACTAATTTAATATTTTTATAGTTTTCAATAGCCCAAGCACTTGCAAATGGCATAATAGACATATCTTTTACACCATTATTTACACTCATTTGGATATTTTTTCCAAGAGCATAAGCATATCCGATTTCCCAAGCTGTTCCAGAATCAGAATACAGACCATCATATACAACAAACACCATATCACATTCTTGAATTGCGGCAATATCCATTTTGAAAACTTCCCTTGCCCAATCCTCTTGTGACATCTCCCAAGCGTTCGGAACTGTATGTTCTTGTGGCACATATACATCATATCCAAGCCGCCGGAAACCAGCCACATATGAATCAATTCTTGATTTTGTCTCAGGGCGGAAGAACGCTCCAGCCATGTAAATTTTCATTTTTATCATTTCCTTTCCTTTTGTACCCTTAGTATAACACAGGGCATACCAAAAGTCAAGCATAAAATATTCGTCAAATTGCACAAACATTTTGGGAAAAATTTCCAAGGGCTGGGCTGGAAGGATTTGGAAAACTTTTTTACTTTAACACTTTAATCAATTAAATTCCGGGCTTGGCGATTGTGAATTTATTCACATATTGTCGCCAAGCCCGGGCGAAAGCAACTTTCCAGTAAATGGAATAGAAATTTTTGACAATATAAAAAATTTTATGTATAATATTGATATAAAATATATTTCCTTTTATTTCCTTTCTTTTATATATATATTTTAATATATTATTATATAATTTTCAATATAGAAAGAAAGGACAACATACCTACCGGTACGTTGTCTTTCTTTCGGGATAGCAAAAAATCAATCCAAAATATTGAGTTCCGCCTTAACTGGGATTACTTCATCATCACCTGAAAGATAGTCCATCGAACCATCATCCAAATTAACGCAATCCCATTCTCCATCTTCATCTGAAAGATAGCTGGTTTTCATATAAAAAGTTTCTCGCTTATCAGGTGTAGTAAATACCATCCCTTCATACAAATCTTCAAATGGTACGGCGTTAGGTTCTCTTTTTTTAATGATTTTCATATTATGCGCTTCCTTTCAAATCAAATGTAATTCGGCATTTCGTGGCATTACTGGTGTATCATCTTCAAAGTGAGTGAGCATGTTATCTTCCAAATTGAGTGCGTTATATGTCGTTGTGTTTGCCATGTCTCGGACAGTTGGAATTTTGAGATAATGCACACCATACCGCGCATAAAGGAACACTGTACCATTTTGCAAGTCTTTGAAAATAACTTCTTCACACTTTTTCGTTTCAGTAATAGTCATTTTATTTACCTCTTTTCTGTTTTTTCCAAGTGGACGCTACCAGTTTTCTTTTTACATTTTTTTCAACTGCTCTTAAAATCTTCGGTCTAATGTAGTTATATTTGTCGGCATGCAAATACTCTACTACTTCTTGAGTGGTCAAATAATACATTGTAATTAAAATGGTCTTGTCTTCATCAACTACAACTGCCACGCCGGTATCTGTAATATATAGCCAGCGCCCTTCTTTCCATGCTTTTAACTCTACTACTGGTTCGCCTATGCCGGTATTCAACTGGATTTTAATATAGCGCTCCATACGCTCTTCCGTGATATGACTGCTGATTGCCAATGTGGTGAAGTCCATATTATCATTTCCTTTCTTTGGAAGAGGGTTTAGCCCTCTTCCAGTGTATCGCGCAAATACTGTTTGCAAGTTCTGTCATCATCTGGATTATCTTCCGTAGTTTTCCAGCATTGTTCTTTGAGTGGGCAATACTGGCAATGGTCTGAACCTTCACTCAAAAGGGCAATTAGAGCTTCTATATCAAAGCCATTTTTGAATTCTGAAAATTTCATTTCCTTTTTCCTCCAATCAATCTACATAGGTTTCCAGTGTGCAGACCCACTCACGGTTTTGATATTTTGGATACTTTCTGCGCACATCGCCGAGGGAATACCCAAAAACGATTTTAGTTTCCTTTGTGTTGACGTTGTACATTTCAAATTCAAACATTTCATTTACCTCCATCTGGTTTACTTAATTATATCATATAGCCTACTGGTTGTCAATAGGCTATATGAAATTTTTCAAATCAATTTTCTTCGATGCAACCACAGACTGTGTACCACAGTCCCATATACTCATCATAGTTGCGGGCATATGTATTGCAGAAGTCGTTCATGGATTCTGCGCTGAAATCGTGGTCAGCATCAATCCACTCATTTAATTTGTTGGCGATTTCTTCCATAGTCATTTTTTGTATCCTCTTTTCATTTATTTTGTTCCCCTTGGAACAATTATAGTATAGCACAGGGCGTTCCAGAAGTCAAGACATAAAATGGAAATTTCATTCGTCATATTGCACAAAAAATTTGGAAATATTTGGTATGGAAATATATGCCATAAAGTGGTAGATTATGGAATTATATGTCATAAACTGGTAGATTATGGGATATGGAACATATTGTCATATATGGTAAAATTTGGTTGGAAATATGTGGAAAACTGGTAAAATATGGAAATCGTGGCGTGGCGAGTTGCCCGAAGGAATTTGCAACTCGTCCGCGCCCCGGGCGAACTTCATATGATTAAAGTGCTAATGTGCTAAAGTAAATATATAAATATTCATCCCAGGAATTGGTATTTCCAATCCCTGGGATATGGAAATTAAAGCCAAATAACTGCTTGATTCCCGCGCCATCTGTAAATTGAAAGTTGATTACATTTCTTGCCAATTTCAACCGCCTCGCGCTTGGTGCTGACTCGTTTAGAAATGTCAATGTAGTATCTGCCATTTTCAAGCCAAATGCCGCAAGTGCCTTTGAATTCTCGAACCGCCTGTATTGCCATTTCAGGACTGATGACCTCGACGCCATTAGTGGCTACTTGATAGCCACTCTTGTACCTTTTGATTTTTCCATTTTTCAAAGTCAAACCGTCGCCATTTGACAGTTTCCGGATGGTGCAAACGTTAATCATTTTCAAAACCTCCATTTACTACTGCAACAATTTCACCATTCATACATTTATGGACATCAAATTCAATGCCCTTATAAGTGTCGCTATAGAGATATGTCCAATCTGAGCCTAAAACATAAGCCAAAGGCTTAACCTGAAGAATGCCATCTTGAATGCTTTTAACTGTCATTTTAAATACTTCCATTTCATTAAGTGAAGAGGGTCTTACCCCTCTTCACTCCAATTTGCCCTAGACCTATCAAGGTCTACCTTAAAGACTTCCCAATGCTGGGGAATGATTTCAAATTCCTGAGTTGAGAGGTTGAAAGCATTGGCGTCGTCCGCCCAGCCTTCTGCACCAACTGGGATGTAGAGAATATCATCCCATTCGCCAAGGGTAAAGAGGTCGTGCGCTCCCAGCGCACCTCTTTGCGTCCATTGTCCTGCCCATTTACGATTTTTCATGTCAAACATTCCTTTCTATTCTTCTATCATCTGGAAGATATTCCAACTTGAATAATGCGGGCGTCCGGTAGCTGGCTTGTTTTGTGCAACCACCTCGCCGAAGCTTAGGGATATCCAGATTAGAATCAGGATACCCCAAAGGCAAATTGCTTTCTGGAGAGTTTTCATTTTAAACCCTCCAAAAATTGGCGGTATGCTCCGCGGGCATGGGCTTTGCGGAAATCCGCGTTAAAACGTTTTTCATCTCGACTGAAATACCAGAAGCCATGCGAAGTGAAATTGTTCATAGCTTTTCTGGTAGGGAAGCCTAGAACATACCCAGTATATGGGTCAAATGCTATATACTGGTTTTCCAAATTTTTCATTTTGAAAATTTTCCTTTCAATTTTTAGATTCTTGCGTTCGGCGCAGGCGTTTGTAAATGGTTAGGGCGCATTACTGCGCCCTGTAGGTTTCTTCTCCGCACTTATAGATACGAAGGACTTCCCCGGTTTCCCGGTCTACCACGCAATGGGTAGACTGGAAAATCTTGGAAAAATAGCGGACTGCCGTGCAGGCTTCCGCCAGGTCATGCCAGAGCACCCCATATGACAAGGTGCTGGCATTATACGATTGGTACATATATACTACCTCGCCTCTAGATGTGGTCGCTTAAAGCGACCACATTTCCTCGTAGCAAGCGATATGCCAGTATCGCCTGCTTCTTGCCATTTCGCGGATGACACTACGAGCGTAGTAGTCATCCACGTCTGCCAGGGCACGCTGGAGTGTTACCGCATCCTGAAACGCGGCATCCTCCGTGTAGTTGGCTTCGGCAATCTGCTTAGCAAGATACACTTGCTGAGCATAGAGCCTATCCCCCAGTTGATGGTCGTAGTTTTTGGCGCCTACCAAGTAGCGCCAGTCCGCCTGTACCTGGCGGATGGTGGCCTGCATGGCCAGTTTACGGTTGTTCCTTCTCACTGTTCTTTTCATAGTATCCTCCTAATAAATGTCAAAATTTGTGGTGATGGGATGAGAAGATGCTTAGTGCATCTTCTCAGTCCGCCAATTGTTAATTGCCCAATAGCGCTGCCCCGAGAAGGCAGAATGGGCTGCCCAGTAAGCTGGGCTATACATAAGCCCGGCTTCTTTGAACGCGCTGCAAACTTTAAGCCAGTTTGCGGCATCTTCTTTAGCGCAGAGATTGGTGTACTGCGCCTGCGCCAGCTTTTTGGCGCAATAGACAAGGCGGTCATATGCCTTGTCGACTGTCACGTCAGTTGTAACACTGACGCCTGCTTCGATACATCTGCGGACTGCGTTTTTGTACGCGGTTCTCAGTTCCGGCAATGCCTTGCGCATTGCCTCTGTGCGGCTCTGCCGTCTATTGATTCTTTTCATGATAAAATCCTCCCTATTATAGTAATTGTGTTTGTTCATGTGAGCCGGAAGAGGTTTACGCCTCTTCCGGGTAAAGCAAGGTGTACAAAGTCTCCCAGAAACTGTCAAACACCTTATCAAACGTCGAGTCCCAGTCCTCGACGTTTTCCCGTAGGTCACTTAGGCGTTCACACAGATCGCCATAATACCCGCAGGGTTCTCCGCACTCGGGATCAATAGTTCTGCGAACATAGCGGAGCTCATATTCGCAGTTTGCGACTTTGCGGGTCAAGTTTTCCCATGCGGGAATATCGCCCTCGACCCAGCCGCGTAACTTGTCACGCAGAGTGTCAGAGTTATACTCTGATACATCTGCATGACATTCACGAATGCCGTCAATGACGTCATTCGCATAATCACTCAGCTTGTCACGAATCATTTGTTCTTTGTAGTTGCTCATAGTTTATCACCTTTTTGTAATTATCTGGTTCGGATAAATCCTTGCAAGCGGTTCTGCGCCCTTGCAAGCGATGTCTAAGATTTTAGCGCGTTCTGGCTTTTACCTACCTTAGACCGCAGGTTACTCGCCGTTTATTCACTTTTCAAGGTTCACGGCGTCCAGTGTACGCCGGCGGGTTCTGGTCTTTACGTCACTCGAAACACGCTGCGAGGTTTTTTGTTTCCGTGTTTCGTTGCACTCATTATAGCACCTTGCGCTCCGCTTGTCAAGAACTTTTTTCAAGTTTTTTTTGACTTTTTTTCGACGGGCTTTCGCGTCGGGCTTTTTTCAAGTACACCCGTATTCTACCACCGGAAAACTCATTTGTCAATACTAAAATCTGGAAAATTGAAACTTTTTTTTCGGAGGCATGCTTGCCGTGCCGTCCATGCGCACGGACGCGCGCGCGTATACATTATATATATTTTTTTGCTTTAATACTTTAGCGAAATGAAGTCTTCCAGATCTTGGAAATGGGGGGCGGCATTTATGGGATGGAAATTTTTGGAAATGGGCTGGACAGGTTTGCCTGGAAATTTAAAATCTTAAAGTCATTTTCAATTCGAGAATACGGAAATTAAATTTTAATTTCAAATTATGAATAATAAAAATTATAAAAATAAAAAAAAGGAGCAAGAATTAATCTTGCTCCTTAATTACAGAATATCCATTCTATTCTAATATATTTTTTGCCGTAGTCAGTTCATCACTGGCTTCGGGACATTCAATACACAAATAAATTTTGCCATCTTTTTGTTCCAAAAAAAACTCATAATTACGTCCTAATGTCATATGTAAATCAGAACGTAATTTAGAAGGAATCATTAATCTACCCACCGTATCAAGCTTTCTCGTATAAGAAGTTTTTTCCATATACTGCTCACTCCTTTTCTATAGTCTAATTAGGGAAGAGTATGAGCCATTCCCTTTTTCTATTAATATTATACAAAATTTTTCTCTTTTTGTCAATTTTCTCTTAACAAAGTTTTAACATTAATCAAAAGGAATAATTCCTTCATTGGGATCAACAATTATTCCTCGTTCTTGATGAAAACGATAATTTATAACTCCATTTTTAAATTTATAAACTTCTACTTCAGGTATAATATATTGATCTTCTTCATCTACAATTTTAGAACCAAGAGTAATACCGATTGGGTCTCCCTCTTCTTCATATTTAGATAAGTCAATAGCCAATAAATCTTTTTTATTATCTTTAATTATATTAACAATACCTATTCCAATATATCTTTCTTCTATACCAAGATTGAGATCAATATATTTTTTACTATCTTTAAAATTTAAAAAATCTTCAAAAGCATTGGTATATTCTTTATAAGACTTAATATCTTTAATTTTATTATAAATAGCTTTAGTGGCGCATCCTAATCCAAATGCGATACCACTAAAAAGAAGACTGTGGGCAAACTTCATTAACCGTTCCTCCCTATTTTTTAAATTATATAGGTATACTTATTTTTTTCTGCGTTTATCTTCTCCGGTATATACGCCTTTGCGCTTAGGTTTTTCTCCCCATAAAGCAATGTAGACCGCCGAAGTAGCACTATTTGTCGCTTTTCTTTTAGCATTAGCGGCCATACTGCCAAGAATACCTCTAGGTTTTCTCATAATGGTTACTCCTTTTTTTTATTATTTATTTATTAAATATATTATATAAAAAAATAGTTAAATTTTCAATTAATACTTTTTATATAAAATTGATTAGCAAATAATTAATACTTTTTGGCCAAGGTTGACATTGAAAAAATTTTGTGTTATAATAAATTATAAAAGGATTGGAGGGAAATAATCTTGATAAAATTAGATTATACTCTTGAAACTCCTGAAGAAAGAAATGAATTAGTTAGAAAAATTTTAGAAGAAAATCCCGACCCAAATGATAAATATTTGGAAATTCTTGCTGACTATTTAATTCTTTGTATGGAGAAACAAGAAAAAAAAGAAAAAAAGATATTAACTGAAAATAGATTAATGACAGTTAATAAACGTGAAACTTCTTTTGAAGGTCTTGTTTCCCAATTAGAAAATGGTGAAGATGGTATATATAATTTAATTAATAGTGATAAAAATATGATATTTTAGCCTAAAATAACAATTACAAAGAAAGATTTAGAAGATATTCCATGTTTACAATAGTTAAAAGATACTATTACCCTTTGGGAAACAAAAATGAAAACAGTAAGTGGCAAAGATGCCTTTACTATGAAACGTGCATTGATTGAAATGCGCAAAGATCAATACATAATTAAAAATGCTTATCGAAAACCAATAGTGCCGATTAAGTTAACTCGTTCTAAATACAAAGTTGTTTTAGATGAAGATGTTAAATTATTTGATGATGATGGCTATCCAATTCCAGAAGGTATCTCATTAATGAATCCGGACATTTGCTCTTGCATTTTATGTAATTATTCTCGTTTAAAAGAAGATAGCTGGGATCGATTTGAAGATGATACTTGGTATTTAATTTATGATTTTGAATAGACTTGCGATGAAGCTTTGGCCGATTACCCTATGTTAATGCGCATTGTAGAATATAAAATTGATGGATTATCAAATGCTAATATTCAAGAAGCTATAGAAAAAGAATTTGGTATAAAACATAGTCTTGAATATATTTCAAGTTTATTTAGAAATAAAATTCCTAAATTAATAGCAAGTAAAGCAATAGATAAATATTTAGATTGGTATTATTCAACTTAGGCGCAAGGCACTTATAAAAAATGTAGCCGATGTGGGCAAATTAAATTAGCACATAACAAATATTTTTCTTTAAATAAAACAAGTAAAGATGGTTTTTATTCTATATGTAAAGAATGCCGGAATAAAAGCCGTAAAGTTAATTAATTTAAAGAAAGGAGCGAATTAATTTGGCCGATAGTAATAAACTATATTATTGTGAAAAATGCCATAAAACAATGGATGGCGCTCAATTTTACACTTCAAACAATTTAGAAAAATACCCTAATGATGGTAAATTACCTCAGTGTAAAAAATGTATAACTATGCATGTAAATAATTGGGACCCAAGTACGTATTTATGGATTTTACAAGAAGCTGATGTGCCATATATTCCTGACCAATGGAATTAGCTTATGGCAAAATTCGCTAAAGACCCTAAAAAAGTGGGCGGAACTACTATTATGGGGCGTTATCTTTCTAAAATGAAACTAAATCAATGGAAAGAATATCGTTGGAAAGATAGTTAGTTTTTACAAGATTTAAAAAATAAAGAAATTTCCGAAACTATGAAAAATTAGGGCTATGATATTTAGGAAATAACTAAAGTTATTAATTAGACTTCCTTTGATATGCCAACTGAAGAACTGGTATAGCCCGAAGTGCATGTATCTACAGAAGCCAATATAGCTGATTATTCAGTTCAACCGCCTCCTCCACCACCTGGGATGAGTACAACGGATGAAGATTATTTTAAAGATAAACTTGATTTTGATGTACCGGATTTAGGAGCTGAACTAACTGATGAAGATAAGCGCTATCTTTATTTAAAATGGGGTAAGGGATATACTCCAGATGAGTGGGTGCGCTTAGAGCAATTATTTAATGAAATGATGCAATCTTATGATATTTAGTCTGCTGGACATATTGATACATTAAAACTTGCTTGTAAGACTTCTTTAAAATCTAATCAATTACTTGATATAGGTGATGTAGATGGCGCGCAAAAGATGGTAAAAATGTATGACCAATTGATGAAGAGTGGTAAATTTACTGCCGCACAAAATAAAGAAGAATCTGGAGATTTTGTTGATTCTGTTGGTGAATTAATAGAAATGTGTGAAAAATAGGGATATATTGAACGATTTTATATTGATTCACCAAATGATAAAGTAGATTTTACAATTCAAGATATGCAAAAATATACAAGAACTTTAATTGAGCGAGAAACTAATCTTGGACCTATGATTGAATAGGCTTTAACTCAAAATGCTAAAGAAGATGCTGCGGCTAAAGAAAATACGGAAGATGCCATCGTTGATGATGCTGATTTATCTATTGAGGATATGGAAAAAACATTGAATGATAATGATTATATTGCTTTTGATGAATTTTTAGATAATGAAGCGGAATTAGATATAGATGCTTTCTCCGATAGGGAGGATTAATTATGGCATTACAAGATTTATTAGATTTATCACAAAGTCATAAAAAAATTGGTTTATCAGAAGAACGCATAAATGCGGTAATGCCGGTCATTAGAAAATATACTGCTTTTTGGCGTGAATATCCTGATTTATTTGTAGATTTTATGGTAAGAGGGACTCGTGAAGAATCAAAAGAAGGAGAATTTAAATTTTATTTTTATCAAAGAGTTTTCCTTCGTTCTGTTATGCGATATTAGTATATATATTGTGTATTTCCCCGAGCTTATAGTAAGTCTTTCTTATCAGTTATGGCGTTAATGGTTAGATGTATTCTTTATCCTGGAGTTCATCTCTTTGTCACTTCTGGTGGTAAGGAACAAGGTGCCAGTATTTTGCATGATAAAGTCCACGAAATATGTGATTTAATTCCTAGTTTTAAACGTGAAATAGTTTGGGGCCGTGGACAAAAATCTACTCAAGAAGGCAAAGATAGAGTGCGCTATGTGTTTAAAAATGGTTCTGTACTTGATAATTTAGCAGCTAGAGAAAGTACTCGTGGTTAGCGTCGTAATGGTGGATTAATGGAAGAATGTGTTGGTATTGATGATTAGATTTTGCGTGAAGTTATTATTCCAGTTATGGCTATTGATAGACGCGCAAAAGATGGCACTACACATGAAGAAGAACCAGTTAATAAATCTCAAATTTATATTACTACTGCTGGCTATAAAAATACATATCCTTATGATAGATTGATTGGTTTATTGGTTCGTATGGTTACATAGCCGGACCGATGCATGGTCCTTGGAGGTACTTGGCGAACTCCAGTAGCGGTTGGTCTACAAAGAAAAACTTTTATTGAAGACCAAAAGCAAGAAGGTACTTTTAATGAAGCTTCTTTTGAGCGTGAATATGAGTCTTTATGGACAGGCGCCGTAGAAGATGCTTTCTTTAATGTAGAGACTTTTAATAATAATAGAGTTTTAAATTAGCCGGAATATGAAGCCTCGGGCCGTTCAAGTAAATTATCTTATTATATTTTGGCTGTTGACGTTGGCCGAAAAGGCTGTGATACTGTTATCTGTGTATTTAAAGTAACTCCACAGCCACATGGCGACCCAATTAAAAGTTTAGTTAATATATATACAATGAGTGATGCTCATTTTGAAGATTAGGCAATTAAACTTAAAAAATTGTATTATAAATATAAGGCTCGTAGAATAGTAATAGATGCTAATGGTTTAGGTGTTGGATTAGTAGATTTTATGGTTAAACCACAAATTAATCCTGATACTTTAGATGTCATTCCCGACTTTGGTGTTTATGGTGGTACTTAGGATGATGCCGTTTAGGAATATAAAAAATATAAAACAGCAGGAACGGAAGTTGATGCTTTATATTTAATGAAAGCTAATGCGCCTGTCAATACGGAAGCCCATACTATTACTTAGTCTGTACTTAATTCAGGTAAAATTAAATTTTTAATCGATGAAAGAACAGCGAAATAGAAATTATTGTCAACAAAGATTGGATAGAATATGACAACAGAAGCTCGTTAGGATTATTTGCGTCCTTTTACATTAACAACAGCTTTGCGGGAAGAAATAATGAATTTACGGGAAGAGAATGAAGGATTAAATATTATTTTAAAACAAGCTAATAAGACTATTAAGAAAGATAAATTTTCAGCTTTGGAATATGGATTATACTATATTAAAAAAGAAGAAGAAGACAAAAAGAAAAAGAAAAAATTTAGAGCTTCGGATTGGATGTTTATGAATTAAATTTAGGGCAACTCTTATTATTCCTTTAAGCTTATTTTTAAAGGAATAATAAGGGGAATTTTATTAAAAAAGAAAGGAGGACATACGATGAATGCCAGTAGAGGAGAAATAAAAATAAGAGAAATTCTTGAAGATGCTGGATTAAATTTTAAAATGGAATATATTTTTCCTGATTTAAAAACAAGTCATGGTCGTCCTTTACGTTTTGATTTTGTTATATTTGATGATGATGGAAAAATTGATTTTTTAATTGAATATTAGGGAAAATAGCATTATGAGCCAAGTAATAAATTTGGTGGAAAAAGAGGATTTTTTCAATAGCAATATAATGATAATTAGAAACGTCGATTTTGTGCTTTGCATGATTTACATTTAATAGAAATCTCATATACTGAAGAAAATCTTATTTCATATGATTATATTATGAAAAAGGCCGGATATTAATATAAAGAAGGTGAAGTATAAAATTGGAAAATAATAGAAATGAACAAATCCATAAAAAAGGATTTGATATGACTTCTGGAGTAAAAGAATATTCAATAGCTCCTGGAGAGTATAAAAAAATTAAAGTTGGAGTAAAATCTTTAGATGATGCTGTATTGAATCTTGGGTCATTTAGGTGGGATCTTTATGGGCGCCGAAATGATAAATATAATCGAGAGCGTATTTATACTAAGCCTATGGTTATGGATGCTCTTATTAGAAATGATATTAGCGAATTACGGAAAATATCTCGTTTCTTTTATAGAGTAAGTGGCATTTATCAAACGGTATGTAATTATTTTGCAAATATGTATAGATATGATTGGTATATTGCTATATAGCATTAGCCTGGAGAGACTATCGTAGAAAGTAAAGCTTTAAAAGATTTTTGGCGAATACTTGATTTTTTGGATAACTCATATATTAGAAAAATATGTGGAGATATTGCATTAGAAGTTGTCAAGTGCGGAGCTTATTATGGTTATATTTTGCCCTCATTAAATGGATTGGTCATATAGCAATTACCTATTGAATATTGCCGTTCTAGATACAGTGTAGGTAATATACCTACTGTTGAATTTGATATGAAATATTTTGATACTTTTGTAGACACAAATTATCGTAATAGAATTTTAAAATTATTTCCAGATGAATTTGAAATAGGATATAGATTATATAAGGCGGGAAAATTAAAAGCCGATATAGCGGGAGATAATAGTGGTAGTTGGTATTTATTAGATCCTTAGAGTACATTTAAGTTTAGTTTGAATGGTACTAATAATATTCCTATATTTATTAATGCTATTCCAGCGATTTTAGATTTAGATGCAGCACAAGACTTAGACCGTCGTAAATAGATGCAAAAATTATTAAAAATTTTAGTTTAGAAGTTACCACTGGATAAAAATGGTGATTTGATTTTTGATGTTGATGAAGCCAGAGATATACATAATAATGCAGTTGAAATGCTACGTCGTGCAGTTGGAGTTGATGTATTAACTACTTTTGCTGATGTTGATGCAATTGATACATCTGATAAGAACACTTCAGCTACCACTGATGAATTAGAGCGAGTTGAACGTACTGTTTATAATGCTTTAGGTGTTTCGCGCAATTTGTTTAATACTGAAGGCAATTTATCTTTGGAAAAATCTATTTTAGATGATGAATCTACAATGCGTAATTTGTTGTTGCAATTTTAGATATTTTTTGATAAAATAGTATAGGTGTTAAACATAAATAAGAAAAAATATGGTTTTAAATTTTATATGTTAGAAACAACACAATATAATTACAAAGAATTATCTAAAATGTATAAAGAACAAACTTAGATTGGTAATTCTAAAATGTTAGCCCAAATTGCTCTTGGACAATCACAAAGCTTTATTCTTAATGCTGCGCATTTTGAAAATGAAGTATTGCATTTGAGTGAAATTATGATACCTCCTCTTATGAGTTCGACGTTAAATGGTGAAGATATTTTGGGTAAAAAAGATTAGAATAGTTCTAATGCTTCTCAAAATAATACAGGAACTAAAGAAGCTGGTCGCCCGGAAAAACCGGACGATTAGAAAAGTGAAAAAACAATAGCTAATCGTGAATCGAGCGCAAATTAAAGGAGGAACTATAAGTGAAACATACAAGTGTAAAATTAGATACTCCTATTGAATTTGTCAATATCACTAAAATCAATCCTTTAATTTCTAAATGTTAGATTAAAGTTTGCTATGTCGGTGATGAACCAAATCGTAATAGAAGTGTTATAACTAAAGAAGTTGCTAAAGATTTAGCACAAAGTTTACCAGGTAGTCCAATTGTTGGTTATTATAATAATTTAAAAGAAGATTATGAAGAGCATAATAGAATTATTGATATTTCTAATGGTCAATTTGATGTTAAAGATACTACAGTTCCTTATGGTTTTGTAGATATTGGAGCGAAGGTATGGTTTTAGAAATTTCTTGATGATGGGAAAAATGAACATGAATATCTTATGACTGAAGGATATATATGGAGTGATATTTATCCTGAAAGTAAACGTATTATAGAAAAAGGTAATAATCAATCAATGGAATTAGATGATAAAAAAATTAAGGCTCATTGGTCAAAAGACGAGAATGGAATGCCTGAATTTTTTATTATAAATGAAGCGATAATTAAGAAACTTTGTATTCTTGGAGAAGATTGCGAACCTTGCTTTGAAGGAGCTAATATTACGGCGCCATCAATTCATTTTTCTTTTAGCGATAAATTTAATGAGCAATTATTCTCTATGATGAAAGACTTAAAAGAATTATTAGAAGATAAAGGAGGAACAAAAGTGTTCACAAGATACAATGTGGAGATTGGTGATCCCATCTGGACTTCTCTTTATTCTTACGTAAATGACTTGGATGAAACTGCGGTAATTGATGGCATTTATGAAGATAATGGTCTTTTTGCTGTTATTAAAAATGACAATACTTTTACTCGTGTGAATTTTTCTATGGAAAATGATGTTTTTACTCCAGGTGAATTTACTGAATTGACAGATTACACTGTTGCAGAAGAGCCTCAATTTGATCCGGCCAAAGTAGCAGAATTTGCAGAAAATTTTGCGAAAAAAAAGGACGAAAAAGGTAAAGACAATAAAGAGAATAATGATAATAATTAGAAGGATAATTCAGAAGAAAATCCTGAAAATGAACCAAAAAATAATTCTAATGAAGATGAAGGCGAAGATGAAGATAAGAAAAAGAAAAAAGCCAAATATTCATTAGAAGATGTCATTGAATATGGTTTATTAAAGAAAGATTTTGATGAATTAGAAGCTAAATATAATGCTTTAGTTTCTGAGAAAGAAAATCTTGATAAAGAACTTGCTTCTCTTTCTCAATTTAAGAAAAATATTGAGAAAAAAGAAAAAGAAGAAATGATTAAAAGTTTCTATATGTTATCTGATGATGACAAAAAAGATGTTATTGATAATATAGATACTTATTCATTAGATGATATTGAAGCAAAGCTTTCTATTATCTGTGTGCGCAACAAAGTAAGTTTTGAATTAGAAAAAGGAACAGATATGAATAGTCCATTAACTTATAATATTAATGAAGATAACGGAAATAATGAAGATGAAGTTCCAGCTTGGTTCAAAGCAGCTCGAGATGTTGCAAAATCTATGAATTAATTATAAATAAGGAGGAAAAACTTATATGCTTTTAAAAGATATGCTTAAAGACGTAAGTGGCGTGTCTGCTATTAAGGGTGGTTATGTTGAATTTGGTTATGGCCAGGTTGAACCCAACCATTTAAGCGCACAACGCACTGGTCAGATTTATGCTCAATTACCTGCTAATAAGAATATCCAGCTCCTCGAAAATGGTCAGTTTGTTAAGTATGATTATGCAGCTGGCGATATTGGTGAAGTTGATTTCGTAGGTAAGGGCGAATGGATGCTTGTTTACAATGAAATTAAACTTTATCGTGATGAACAACTTGATTGTGAGTTTGCAATGCGTAAAGATGATTATCAAGCACGTTATTATAGTCCTTATGATGGTCAACCTATGGCTGATAAGCAATCTCGTTATTTAAATGGTAAAGATGCTGAAGGTCATACTTCTATGACTATTACTGATAGTCAGGGCGTACAGCATACTTATGAATATGATGATGTTACTGCTGGTCCTGATATTCGTGAACTTTTCTATGAAGAAGATCCCCTTCATTTCTTAGGTAAATATAATGCTCGTAAAATGCCTTCTGGCACAACGATGGTTCCTCGTGTTTTTAAGACCAACGTTGGTGATATTTTTACGACTAATACTATTGCGGAAGCTACTTTGGCTGTTGGTGATGTTCTGAGTCCTCGTGCTGCTGACGGCATGCTTTCTAAAACTGGTGATGGTTCTATCCAGTGGTAGGTTGTTAAAGTTTATGAGATGCCTGATCATCAAAAGGGCGTTAAAGTTATGAGAATCGCGTAAGAAAGGAGAGAAGTATAATGTTAGATAGAAAAAATCTTGTTCAATTAATGAAAACTGTAGCTAAGGCCGATCCTGCTTCTCCCGTTGCTTACAGTTATGGTGGTGAAAGTCTTTCTTACGAAGCTCTTAATGAAACTCTTCGTAGAGAGATGAATGAACTTGCTGGTACTTATTCTCTCTATCGTGAGAATAAGAATCTTATTTTCTCAATGATTGAAGAGACTATTGATGAAGTCCTTCCTAAGAAAGTTGAGGAACAATATAATCAGTTCGCTGAGACTAAAGTCTTCAAACAGGGTGATAAGCCTATTTTCCGTAGAAAGTTCAGCAACAATACTCGCGCGAAACAGTTTATTACTCGTGTTGGTCTTGCGGGTATTTATGAAGTCTTTAAGCTTGGTAGAAATGAAGAAAGCTTTGAAGTCCGTACAAGTGCTATCGGCGGAGCTGCTCAAATTGGCTTTGAGGAATTCCTTGATGGTCGTGTTGATTTTGGTGTTGTTACCCAGATTATCATGGAAGGTATGGACGAACTTATTTATAAGGAGATTGGCGGTGCTTTAAAGGCTTCTGTTAATCAGTTACCTCCTGCTAACCGTTTAGTCGCTAATGGTTTTGATGAACCCGGTTTTGATAAGTTACTTATGATTGCTTCAGCTTATGGTACTCCTACCATTTATTGTACTTATGAATTTGCTGTTCGTATGATCCCGAAGGATGCATGGCGTTATACTGAAGCTATGAAGAATGAGCTTTGGAATACTGGCCGTCTTGCTTCTTATAAGGGTTATAAGGTTGTTATTCTTGAGCAGGGCTTCGAAGATGCTACTAATGAAACTAAGGTTATTGATCCTGGCTATGCTTGGATTATTCCTACGGGTGCTGATAATAAGCCTGTAAAGGTTGCTATGGAAGGTAATACCATTGTTGATGAATATACCAATTATGATCGTAGCCGTGAAATTTAGGTTTATAAGAAGGTTGGCGTTATTGCTATGTTAGCTAATAACATCTGCTGCTATTGTGATACCGAACTTCTTGGCGATATGAAGACTTGGCATCTTGATGGTGTGACTGGTAAGGTCCGTGACTATGCGGGTCAGATTACTGGTTCCCATGATGTTGATGGTGGCACAGTTGATAAGCCGTAATTTTTGACAATTACTAAAAATTAATATATAATATTTTTAGGGGAGAGTGGGGTATTCCCCTTCTCCCCTATTTTTATTTATGAGTAAAAGGAGAATAAATATGGGAAATAATAATAATACAATGATTACAGTAAGTAATCGTAGCGCCGGCATGGTAGTATATAATATCCATGATACTGGGGTTCGTAGAGAATTTATGCCTGGAGAGGTAAAGAAGATTCCATATAGTGAATTACAAATGCTTGCTTATCAAAGCGGTGGACGTACTTTAATGGAAAATTTCTTGCAAATTGTTGATAATGAAGCTACAGAAGATTTAGGAGTTAGAACTGAACCAGAATATTATCTTGATGATCAAGGCGTTATTGATTTATTAAAAAATGGTTCTCTCGACAGTTTTCTTGATTGTCTTGATTTTGCACCTATTGGAGTAATTGATTTAGTAAAACAATATGCTGTTTCTTTACCTTTAGATAATTATGATAAGAGAAAAGCTTTAAAAGAAAAAACAGGTTTTGATGTTGATAAAGCTATTTCTAATTTAGAAGCAGAAAAAGCTGATACTGATGAACAAATTACTCCAAAGGCTCCAGAGCGTAGAGTAAAATCTACTACTGAAACAGTTCCAACAGGACGTAGAGTTGCTCCAAAATATAATATTGTAAAGAAAGATTAAGATTTTTGGAGGGTTTTATATGACATATTTTTTTGAAATTTATGAACGTTTTTTAGGAAAAATTACAGATGATATGTATTTAGAACTTACTCCTCGTGATACTTTAAGAGATTTGCGCCAATTGTTAATAGATAGCATACCTGGTTTTGAATTTCCACGTAAGAAATTAAGTTATACTTTAGTTGATGATGATGCTCCTTCATATATAGTTGGACGTATTGATGGTGGAGATTTAGATTTGCCTCTGGGTGGAGATTTATCTAATGAAATACATGGTGCAGATATTGATATAGATGATGCTTTTTAGGAGATATTCTCAAAGGAGAATACCTCCTATTTTAATGCCGATTTAGATGATGAAGAAATTAATATTTTAGCTTTAATTATGGTTGAGGCTTGGGTAGAACGTCAATTGGCTTCTATAGAAGTTACTCGTATGAAATATTCGGGAACTGATTTTAAATTTACTTCACAAGCTAATCATATGTCAAAATTATTATCATTGAGAACTGAAGTAAGACGGCAAGCATTTCATATGTAGAGATTATACAAACGTCGTAAAACTGATGCAGATGGATATATTCGTTCTAACTGGTCAGTATTAAGGGAGGTAAGTGCCCTTGATGACTAAATATAATTTTAATATTGATAGTAATTTAATTAATACTAATATTAATAGACTAACTAATCAAATTTGGAAATTAATTCCAATGTGGGAAAATCATGAGGATTGGCGTAATCAATTAGAAACTGTATTAATTGAATTAACAGGATTAAATGAATTATTTAATTTTAATGGACAATATTTAATTCTTTTAAGTAAATTAGAAGGATTGAAAGTTTACGCTATTGATTTTTTAATTTATAGAAAAACTGTTTTTGAGGCAATTACCTTATTAAGGGGGTTGCGTATTGAAGAATAATGAATATTTAAATAGTATGTATTTTCGTATTCCTAAAGCTAATATGCTTACTCGATATTTATATACCGAAGGAGTAACCGGGCAATAGGATAGAATGATTAGAGATAAACGAAAATCTTTAAGTCGAGCATTATTATATTCTTATTAGGCGGCTGAAGTAAAAAAACTTTATGATGAAAATGATACTATTGAACGAAGAGCTTTAATTAATCCTAATAAAATAAAAGCCGATTATGACGAAAAGATAATCTCTATAGGATTTGAAAGTAATTTTAAAACTGGGGATATTTTTCAATGGCTTGGAACTAATACTTATTGGTTAATTTATTTATAGGATTTAACAGAATTGGCATATTTCCGGGGTAATATAAGACGCTGTTCTTATGAAATTGCTTGGGAAGATGAAAATAAAAATTATCATAGAACTTATGTGGCTTTACGTGGTCCAGTTGAAACCAGAATAAATTATATTTAGAAGCATGAAATTAGTATAGATATTCCAAATCATTCTTTAAATATTTTATTACCTTACAATGAAGATAATATAAAATTATGTCAGCGTTATAATAAATTTTATTTATAGAATGATCCAGATAAAACTTGTTGGCGTATTGAAGCTACGGATTTATATTCTACTCCTGGAATAATAGAAATTAATGCTGTTGAATATTATTCTAATAAAACAGAAGATGATGTTGAAAATGGTATCGTTAATGGAAAAATTGAACCAATAAAAAATCCAAATGATACTGCGGATAAGAATATTGTTGGAGATACTTTTATTAAGCCTAAAGTAGTTTATGAATACAAATATTAGGGTGATCAAAATGGAGAATGGAAATGGGATAACAAATTGCCATTAACTGTTAAAATTGATAAAGCTACTAATATTTTAAAATTACGTTGGGAAACTACTTATTCAGGGCAATTTAAATTATAGTATAACGCCTCTGAATATAAAACTATTGTAGTAGAATCTTTATTTTAAAGATAGAGGAGAAAATGGAGTATGAAGATTGATAATGTAAAAAATCCAGAGTCAGCATTTTTAGCGTAGGAAAAGGATATGCGCATTATAGTTGATCGTATGGCCGCGAATCAACGTTTGCGCAAATTGCTTTATTATACTACAGCAGATGCTTTAAAACGCCCTGAAGTAAGTGATAAACTATTTGCCGAAATGTTTGGGAGAAATATTAAAAATTTACCAAAGCTTTATACAGATAAAGATGTATTAAATTATATCGTTATTAGTTTTGATAATTTTGCTCCTAATGGAGAAAATCCTGAATTTAGGGATAATACTATCGAATTTGATATTGTTTGTCATTATAGTTAGTGGCAATTAGCTGATTCTTTTTAGTTAAGACCTTACCGTATTGCTGCTGAATTAGATAGTATGTTAGATAAAAAACATTTAACTGGTATTGGACAATTAAATTTCATTGGCGCATAGCAAATTATATTAACGGATGAATTTGCTGGACTCTGTTTATTATATGATACTATACATGGAGGAGAAGATAAAAAATTCATGCCTAATCCTGCAGATGAACAAATGTTTATTGAGGATTATTTTAAAATGCCTAAGATAAATTAATGGATTATAGATTAGGTTTAATGTGCGGAATTGATTTACCAATTCCCGATATTCCTTTAATTATTCATTAGCCTAAAATAAAGGAAATAGCATTAATTGGCGAAAAGGAATTTTTTATTGGCGCTCAATGTTTATGTATTAATAAAAATAGTATAGTCGCGTAGGACAAAAATGATTTAGGCACTACTACTAATTTTTAGATATTTATGATGGTAATGCTACAAAATGATAAAGCGGATCGTAAAGAAGCTACATCATAGGTATTATCATTATTGTTTCCTAATTCAAAATCTATTTTCACACCACGTTCTATTATTTTACAATTTTTAGATAATGAATAGTAGATTTTAATTGATGAAAATAATTTTGATTCAATCTAGCGGGTAGCAAGACAAATTTTTTGTTTTGATACTAATAAAAATGGGCAAGACACTTATAATCCTGCTAATAAAAAAGCTCAAGAGATAGCTAATAAATTAATGAAAGGGCGTCAAAGAGTCGCTGAACTTAAAGGGGTTACCGAATCAAGCATTTTGAGCCAATATATATCTGCTATGACTGTTGGATTAAACTCAATGTCATTAGAAGATTGTATGAATTTAACATTATATTAGTTATATGATTTAATAGAAAGATTTTCTTTATATACTAATTGGGATATAGATATGAGAAGTCGTTTAGCAGGGGCTAAGTCTGATAAAAAGCCTGAAAATTGGATGAAAAATATCCATTAAAAAGATGTATATAATTCTAATGAGTTATATAAATAAAATTATATTTTATAAGGAGGAAATAACCTATGAAATTTGGTGTTCGCGAGATTTGCGATGTAGTATTAAAAGCTCGTGCTCCTATGAAGGTTGGTAATAAAGTTTTCTATGCTAATGAGCCTGTTCTTTATTTTGATACGTTAAAAACTTCTAGCCTTGAAGGCGCTTCTACTACGGTTTATGCACAAGGCGGTCGTGGTAATGCTCGTTTAGTTGCTTGGGATGGCGACCGTACTTTAACGTTTACAATGGAAGATGCTCTTATTTCAGCTGAAGGCTTTATGATTCTTGCCGGAGCCGGTCTTATTGATGCTTCCAAACAGAATACAATCAAGCAGCACGTGACTGAAAAGACTACGGCTGTTGCTCTCTCTGAAGATAAAAAGAGTGTACAAATTTTTGTTAAGAATTTACCTTATGAACAAATTGATGCTACTACTGGTGCGCATAAGGGTGAATTTTATATTTATGCTATGCGCGTTGATAATGATGAGCCAGTAACTGAGCCTTATCTTCCTACTGTTATTCGTTAGGCTGATGCAGTCACGAAGCCTCAAAAGTTCTATTTTGATGAAACTGAAATGAAGTATAAGACTTGTACTGATGAAGAAGCAGATACTAAGGCTAAAGCTGGTACTCAGATTTATTATGGTCTTCAAATTAAGGATATCACTTCTACTTATAGTATTGTTGATGAAACCGAGGCTGATGCAGAACATAAGTTAGAACTTTTTGATGGTGCTGTTGTTCTTCTTGATTATTATATTGAAAGAGCAAGCAAGGCTCGTCAGATTGAGATTACTGCCGAATCCTTCGGTGGCAACTTCTATCTTGAGGCTTCTACTTTATTCCGTACTTAGGATGGCGTTGATCTTCCTGCAGAATTTGTAATCCCGAATTGTAAGATTCAGTCTAACTTCACCTTTAGTATGGCAGCTACTGGTGATCCTGCGACTTTCACCTTCACGCTTGATGCTTTCCCAGGACTTACTCGTTTCAATCCTACTAAGAAAGTGCTTGCTGCTGTTCAGATCATTGAAGATATTGATAATGATAGTGTCTATCGTACTCAAACTATCCATGATCCGATGCATGACAGCTACTTTGATATTTAATTATGATTATTAGCTCTAATGCTCCACGGCCTGCTAAAGCGTCTGAAGTAGAAAAAGTCGTAATTAAAAAGTCGAAAAAAGAAAATAAAATTTCTCAACAAAAAGAAAATAAAGTTCCTCTCACAGAGGATGAACTTATTGAAAAGATTATTAAAGGAGAGGGTTAATCCCTCTCCTTTTTTTTATTTTGTGCAAAAGGAGAGAAAAATATGTATGCAACTTTAGTTTAGAAAGCTAAATTTTAGAAAAAAATAAATAATGATCCAGATCGAGATGAAAATACTTTAGTATATTTACAAAAAATATATAAAGATTTATTAATAAATAATAGTGTATTAAATAAATATTCTTTTAAAGAGAATAAAGTTACGGACAAAGCTGAAATATTAGAAAATTTTTTAAATGGAATAAAATATTTATAGACTCATAAAAATGAAAATGGTGATCCAACTATTGAAGGTTATTCAAATTATATATTAAATGAAGTTGAATTAGCTTCTTTTAAAGAGCTAATGACTGAATTAGTTAGAATAAATCCATCTTTAGGAAAATGGAAATATTTTACATGGGATGAAAATAAAAATAGTGGAGTAGGTATTTAGAAAGGTTTGGATAGGGCAATTTAGAGTCTATTAAATGCTTTGCATAATACAGAATTTTAGGAAAAATTTGATGTGAATGTATCTAAAGGATTAAAAGCAACTCGTCAAGATTATCGCAATAATAATAGTAAAGCTAGCTCTATACTTTAGATGCAAGTATCAATGCCCGATTTAGATTTAACTAATTTTGGTGAAGCAATTGGTCGAGAATATATTCAAAATTAGATATATCCAAAATTTGCTTAGAATATAACTAAAAATGTTACTCGAAATGGTATTACCACTTAGTCTTCAGTTACTGGTATAGTAAGTAATGTGGGCTTAAGCGCTAATATTACTTATACAAGTAATTCTACTATTTTGAATGATATAATTACTGCTTTAACTGAAGCAACTTTTACGACTACTTATTAGCCTTTTAGTTTAAAAAATTTATCTTTAGAATTACATGGGGTTAATCCTTATTTAGTGTTTATGACAGTAGCTCCTGGTGCTACTTATATTAGAAGTGGTCGATATTATAGAATGATTAATTGTTTTAATAGACATGGAGGAGGAGATCCTGACCATTCGGAAGCTCCTGCTTATTTTTATCGTATCCAACAAATTTATGCTTTAACCGGATATAATAATCAAAGGATGATACGTGATTAGGTATTTAATAAAATTATGGGTAATTCAATGTTCCAAGCGAAATATATAATAGTCAATGAGACTGGTAATTATAGTAGTGATTAGATTAGAGTGTATAGCACTTCTGAAATTATTTCTGACTATTTAAGTAATATTCAAACGATTTTAACTATGTCCCACAATTATCGTTCTTGGGAGAAAAATATTACTCCGGAAAAAGCTTTATCCGGAAATATTAAAATAGAATTTTAAGAAAAATTTTTTTGACTTTGGAAAAATTTTTTGCTATAATATATTTATAGGAAAATAAAAATTAAAAAATTTACTTAGGTAAAATTTTTAAAATATAATAAAGAGGGAGATGAAGTAATGGCAAAAATAGCCTTTACAAAATTGTAGCTCTAGAAGAATAATGATGTTAAAGAATGGCAGGTTAATGGACAAACTATAGAAGTAAAATAGTATTTGTCAATGGAATAGAGAACAGACCTGGCCAAGTGGGTCATTCAACAAGTTACGAATTTTAATAATGACTTTTTGAATGAATTTGCTTTTCATGTTTACATGGATTTAGCAATTGTATTTAATTATACAAATTTAACTTTTACTGATAAGCAAAAAGAAGATTTGTATAAACTTTATGATTTACTTATGAGTTCTGATTTTATTGCTGAATTAAAGAAACAAGTAAATTGTAATTAGACTGATGACTTAGAAGTATATATTTATGATACTTTAAAGAATTATTATGATTATCATAATAGCGTTTATGGTATTATGAATGCTATGAGCCAAGATTATGGTTCTTTGGCGAAAGATGCTGAAAAGTTAAGAGCAGATCTTACGGATCCTAATTCTTTAGGAATACTTAAAGAAACTTTAACCAAATTAGGATAAAGTATTTTAATTATTTTCTAAATTAATTAGGAATATATAAGGGTATGAGGATATTCCTCATACCCTTTTTACTTTTATATAAATGTTATAAAGAGAGAAAGGAGCAAACTCATGGCTAATAGAAATAATAGTGCTTCATATGATGTAAAACTTGCTTTTACGGCGGATACTGCGCAAGCAAAATAGCAATTAGAAAATTTACAAAATGAACTTACTAAATTAAGCACATTAAAATATGCAGATGGTTTAGGCACAAGACTTTCTAAAGAATTTGATACTGCTACTATTAAAGCGACAGAATTAAAAAATATTCTTGAAAAAGCTACAGATATAAATACAGGTAAATTAAATTTAACTGCTTTTTCCAATGAATTAACTAAAAGTGGAGCAAGTTTAGATACTTATCGGAAAGCTTTAACATCGTTAGGTCCATCCGGAGAAGAGGCTTTTTTACAATTAACATAGAGTATAATTACGGCTGATGCTGCTTTAACTACGGGTAATAAAAAATTAAATGATTTTAAGAAAACATTAGCCAATACAGTTAAATGGTAGATTTCATCAAGTATGATGCATGGCTTTATAGGTGGTATTGAAACTGCTTATAATTATGCAAAAGATTTAGATCGTTCTTTAACTGATATTAAAATAGTTACTGAAAGTAGTTCATAGTCAATGGCGGATTTTGCTTAGAAAGCTAATAAAGCCGCACAGGCTTTAAGTACTACTACTAATAATTATGCTTAGGCTTCTTTAATTTATTACCAACAGGGTTTAAGCAGTAAAGAGGTAGAAGATAGAACAGCCGTTACTATTAAAATGGCTAATGCGGCGCGTGAAAGTGCATCTAAAGTTTCGGATCAATTAACAGCAGTTTGGAATAACTTCTATGATGGTAGTAAATCTCTTGAATATTATGCGGATGTAATGACTAAACTTGGTGCATATACTGCATCTAGTACTGATGAAATTTCCGCCGGTATTTAGAAATTCGCTTCTGTTGCTAATACTATCGGTCTTAGCTATGAATATGCTACTTCAGCATTAGCTACTTTAACGGCTAAAACACGTGAAAGTGCTGAGACGGTAGGTAATAGTTTAAAAACTCTTTTTGCTCGTATCTAGGGTTTATCTCTCGGTGAGACTCTCGAAGATGGCACTGATTTAAATAAATACTCTAAAGCTTTAATGAAAGTTGGTATTGATATTAAAGATTAGAATGGTGAATTAAAAGAAATGAACACCATTCTTGATGAAATAATGAATAAGTGGGATAGCCTTGGTCGAGCTGAACAAGTTGCATTAGCGCAGACTGTTGGTGGTGTACGTCAATATACTCAACTTATTAATCTTATGGAAAATAAAGATTACTTTAAAGAATTAGTTGGAGTTGCTGAAAATTCTACTGGTTCTTTGAAAACTCAAGCTGAAATTTATGCTAATAGCTGGGAGGGCGCTCGTAAAAGAGTCCAAGCCGCTACTGAAGGAATTTATGATAATTTAATTGATGAAAATTTCTTTAAAAATATTGACAATGCTACAGCTGTAGTATTAAATGGGATTAATGCTATTATTACAGGCTTAGGCGGTGTTAAGGGCGTTGCTTCTAGCCTTGGTACTGTAATATTAAATGTTTATAAAAAAGATATAGGTCGTACTTTTGATAATTTTGGAACCATGCTTTAGAATATGACTTCAAAGGGTTAGGCTAAAATAGAAGCTAGACGCCAAGAGGCATTAGAAGCGTAGAAAAAATTATATATTACTGGTATTGAGAATAGCAATATGGAAGGACCTTGGGAACCTTTAAGTTTTGAGGGTAATGCTAGATATTCTAAATATTCAGAAATTGCTCAATTAGAATAGAGCATTTTAGATATTTCTAAAGAATTAACTGTTGAACAATAGAAATAGGCCTCTCAATTAGTTGATATTGTAAATGCTATGCAAGAACGTAAAGTCTTAGCTGGTAAAACTGTTGATGAAACTCGCTAGAGATTAGAGAATAGTACTACTTCTATTTATATGCGTATGTAGAGTGACCCTGAAGCTAATTTTAATACTGTTAAAGATTATTAGGATTTTCATTCAAAAGTCAGAAATTTTTAGATAGCTTCTGGAGTAGCTTATGTAGCTAACTCTACTGATTTTGTAAGAAATACTGCTCAGCCTTTTACTAAAGAATAGCAATAGACTCAAATTAGTGGAATTAATGATTTATATGATTCATTAATAAAATTACATGAATTATCTAATTTTGATTTTTTCAAGGATAATGATGCTGAAAACTATTTCAAAAAAGTAGAAGAAGCTTTAGCTACTTTATTAGTAAAATTAAAAAATGGTACGGCAACAGCAAAAGAATTTAATAGTGCTATTAGTGAAGCTAGAGGATTAAGTAATTAGGCGGCTTTCGGACGTAAAGAAAATCAAGATAAAAATGGAAATACTACATAGACAGAACGTTAGGGTGCTTAGCAAGAAGCTATTGAGATGGCTCAATTAACTGGTGGCGTTTATACTACTACTTAGCCTTAGATTGATAATGTAATCGCAGGAATAAACAATTAGGCCAGTGCAATTTAGACTTTAGGTAATGAAAGTAAAAATTGTAAGGCTTAGTTAGACGAGGTATATAAAGCTATTTCTAATATGGGCGGAGCAGCTATGACAACTGGTGAAAAAATTGCTACTTTAGGCAGCGGCTTTATGAGCATAGCTTCTATTAGTAATTAGATAAAAGGATTATTTGATAATTTTGCTAACCCAGATACTTCGGGATTGGAAAAATTAGTATCTTTAACAGCTTCTTTAGGATTTATTTTGCCAAATATTGTTAATATGCAGAGAGCTTTTTAGAAAGTTTTAGCAGCCTCTTATAAAGAAAAAGCAGCTACGGTCATAGTTGATACAATGTTAAATAAAACCTCAAATCAATCTCTAGGATTAATTGGAAAAATAATTTTTAGGAAATAGCTTGAAGCAGCTTCACATGTATCTAATGCAGCAGCTATGTCATAGGAAGCATTAGCTGCTAAAGCTTTATAGATGGCTAGTGCTGGATTAGCGACGGTTTTACCCGCTGTTGCAATAATAACTGCTATAGTAGCTGGACTTACACTAATTGTTTAGGCTATTAAAGCTCATAATGAAAAATTAAAAGAAAATGCTGAAGAAGCTAGAAATAATGCTGAGGCTTTGTAGGAAGAATATGAAGCTAATGAAAAATTAGTGAAATCTTATGAAAAAGCATTAAATGTATATCAAAAAACTGGGGACGGAAAAGCTGATTTAATTTCTATTGGTTAGGAACTTGTTGATACTTATAAAATAGAAAATGGAAGTCTTTTATTATTAACTGGTTAGTATGAAAAATTAGCTGAGGCAGCGAGAGAAGCCGCTAAAGCTTAGGCTGAAAAAGTAGTAAATTCTACTTAGACGGCTTATGATGCTCAAGAAAAAAGTAATAAAGCTAATATAAAAAATGAAACTTATTTAAATAAAAATACCCCTGAAGGTATAGATACTTATGATCCACAAAATTTTGTTAAAATATATCAATAGATGGAACAATGGAGAGCTAATCCAGAAGATAAACCTAGCGGGTATAGTAATTAGGCAATAATTGATTGGTTAGCTGATAATAAAGAAATTTATGATGCTAATAAAACTTTAGTAGATAATTATACATCAGCAAATTTAGCTTATGGATATTTATAGTAGGATTGGTCTAAGGCTAATAATGGTGCTTCATTTAATGAATAGCAAAATACCTTTATTAATCAAATGAGGGAAGTATTTCCTACAATGTCTGATGAAGAATTATATTCTTCAGTCAATGGATATCTTTAGAAATAGGAAAATACTGCTGATCAAGCTTTATTTACTGACGCAGTTAAACAATTTGCTAAAACTAGTAATATAAATGTTGATAATTTATATAAAAATTTCTCGGATAAAGAATTAGAAGGAGTTATTAAACTTAATCCTATATTAGCTTCTAATGATATGATGGTTTTGCGTTAGCAAGCAGAAGATTACAGTAAAGCACATCCAATTAATTTATCCACAACTTTAAAAGAAGCAAAAGAAAAGTTAAAAGATGAGATGGATGATAAAGATTGGAATGCTTTTTGGGAAAAAACATCTGATATTACTTGGGGTCAAAATGGTATAGTTTCCACTGATGCTTTTAAAGCTATGCTTCCTGCTCAAAGGACAGCTTATTTAAATAATTTAACTGAATAGAACGCTTAGAATTTTACTCCTGAATTAATTCAAAGTAGATCTTAGGAAACTATCAATTCTCTTTAGAGAGATTTAGAAATTGCTAAAGTCAATAAGGATAGGGAATTAGCCAATTTAAAAAAACCGACCGAAGAAGATTATTCTTAGTTTTCATCTGTAGATCATTTTTTATCTTCTTTAGGAAATCATTTAGAAGATAAAAGTACAATTGATGATTTAGAAGAAACTTTAGGTAATGATTCAACATCAGGGGGCTATAGTAAAGTATACCAATATAATGAAGATGTAGCTGAAATTGAAAAGAAATATGCTAATATCAATGAATTAGATAAAGAAATTCGAGAAGAGCAAGCTTCAATGGCAAAACAAGTTAGAGATTATTATATGTCAACTTCTAACACTATTGCTCAATTATCAGCCCAAGATTTATCAATTGGAGATATTGTAGAACCTGATGTAATTGCTAGATTACAATAGGCTGGTGTTGAAATTGATGATTATTTTGTTAAAACTGAAGATGGGACTTATAAGTTAATAAATGCCGCTGAAGAATTAAATCGTGTGTTAAGTAAAGTTAGTATTGAACATGCCTATGATGGTGTAAAATTTATGTTCGGTAATTTCTATGGCTCAGATAGTTCGGTTTCTTTTGAAGACTAGAAAACTAGTGTATTAAATCGAGCTAATAGATATTTAAATATGAATGAAGAAGAGCTAATTAATGTAAACGATTAGGTTAAAAAAGATTATATTAGTAAGATAGGACTTAATGAAAATGATTTCGAGACTTTAGATGAAGCTTTCATCGCCGCGGCGCAATTAGCTGTAGATACTATAAATCAAGCAGATTATAATGTTGATTTTACTGTAAATAATTCTGGCTCAATAAATGAATTTGAACAAAATGCAAGAGAAGCAGGATGGAATAAAACTGATAAAGACTACACAGATTATTTATTAAAATATCAAGCTGAAAATGGAAATAATATCGGTAGAGATGAAGCTAATACATTACGTAATGCTCAACAAAGTTATGATTAGGCTTAGGAAAATTTATAGAATGCTCCTAGTGAGGCTGAAGTTAAACAGGCTAAGTTAGATTATGAACAAGCTAATAAAGTAGATAAAGCAGATGCTTTAGAAAATTATAATAAATTATTAGATGAAAGAACAAGAGCAATAGAGCAAGCTAATAAAGCTCAAGAGAATTTGGTTAAATCAACAGATGATTTATCCAAAAAAATGAAAAAAGTTGATTTAACTGAGACTGTAAAAAATTTAAAAGAATATAAAGATAAAATGAGTAAAGCCGCCAAAGGAACTGAAGAATATGAGCAATCTCTTAATGGCATGGCCCAAGAACTCCAAGATGCTTTTGGTGGAAATTTTGATGCTGAAATAGTTAAAAAACATTAGAATTTAATTAATAAATTAATTAGTGGTACAGCTCAAGCAAGACGGGATGCGGCTGCTTAGCTCTCTATGATAGGCCAAGATAGCAAGTTTAAAACTAATATGGAATAGGCTTTTGAGGGAGCCGGAGAAGAAGTTCAAGGTCAAGTAGATAAAATTACTTAGGCATTTAGTACTATGACTAATGGTTTAAGTTTTAATGTCGATGGTAGTATTACTATGGATAGTCAATAGGCTATTGCTTAGGTTGGTGCTTTAATTGGATAGATGGATAATCTTGAAGCTGCAGCAACATTAGGCGGTAGTTTTTTAAGAGCTTTATTAGATAGTAATATTGAATTTGATGCTTCCTCTATGAAAAAATTAGAAGATATGCTTATAGTCTTTGCTAAAGTCCAAAATGGTGAAAATGTAGATGCTAGTGAAATTAAAAATGCATTTAAAGATTTAGGCGAGATTGGTTTATTTGCTTCTGGTAAAGCTATAGATGTTCCTCCATATAATATGGCAAGTAGTAGTGGAGGAGGCTCATCTTCTAAAAAATCAGCTTCTGATATAGGTAAAGAAATTCAAGATAAGCGTATAGCAGTTAATGAAAAAAAGCGTGAACTATTAGAGACAAAACGTGAAGGCGCAAATCCAGAGGACGCATAGAAATATATTAAAGAAGAAATTGATTTGCTCGAAGAAGAGCAATAGCTTCTTGAACAATAGATTAAATCTTGGAAAACTTTATTAAAAACTAAAGTTCAAGAATTTAATGCTAAACATCCTGAATTAGAAATTACCCTTGATGATAAAGGTGAAATTGCTAATGCGTCTGAACTTTGGGGTAAAGTCTGGGCATAGTATGAAAAGAATATGCAAGATGGTATGTCTGGTGAAGACCTTAATGAATGGTTTACTAAAATCAGCAATGATATTAATGGACCTATGGGTATTCAAGAAAATATTGATGAAAATGTTGCTGCAATTGCCCAGAAAGAAAAAGAAGCAGCTGAGCTTGAGCTTGAATCAATAACTAAAGCTATTGATTGGAAAGTTAAGCAAATTGATTTCTAGATTAAACGTCTTAATTATTATCAAGAAAAACTTCTTAAACAAGCTCATGGTAATAAGCAAACTATTGAGGCAATGCTTGAAGGTTTTGCTTATCAAGAACAAGAAATGCTTTAGCTCTTTAATAAAGGTGCTACATTACGCAGTGGTATTGATCAATTAAATTCTGCAAAAGCACAATATCCAGATTATGCATAGATGTTTGATGAATAGATACTTGATTATCAGAGTGATTTAATTGACGTAAATGAAGCTATTCTTGATTTGCGTAATGATATTGAAGATCTTGTATAGAATGTTATGGATTTAGCTCTTGATGAAATTGATAAGTAGATAGAACGTCTTGATACTTATACATCAATGCTTGATCATCTTAATAATATTATTGATTTATCTGGTCGTTCAATGCTTGATATGGGCTTAAAGACATAGATTGGTGCTACAAAAGTTCAAACTATGATTGGTAAAATGACCACTCTTAAAGGCCAGATGGATGGCTTAGTAAAGGCGCAAAAAGAGGCTGAAGCTGCATTAGCTGATCGTAGAGCTGACAATGATGAATCTTCCGTTAAATTCTGGGAAAACCAAGTTGAAGTAATTAAGCAAGAAGTTGAGAAAGCTTCGGACGAATTCCTTGGCTCTTGGGAAGAAACTCTTGAGGCCGCACAAGATTTATTTGAAATGCGTGTTGAAATGGCAGTTAATACATTAAGTAATGCTCTTTCGCCTTTTGAAACTCTTGAACAGTTTTAGGATAAATATGAAAAAGCTAAAACTATTAATGATCAATACCTTGATGATGCTGAACGTCTTTATGAATTAAGTAAACTTAATCGTTAGCTTAATTTATAGATGAAAGATACTGATGACCTCTTAGCTCAAGAAAAACTTAAAGAGATTTAGAAAGAAATTAACGATCTTCAGGCCGATGGCGTCCAGATGAGCCAATATGACCTTGATTACTTACAGAAAAAATATGATTTACAGCTTGCGGAAATCGCTCTTATGGAGCAATAGAATTCAAAAACTTCAATGCGTTTAGTGCGTGACGCGGCTGGCAATTGGACTTATGCTTATGACGCAGATGAAGAAAAAATTGAAGATGCTACATAGAAATATGAAGATGCGGTTCATGAATTGGGTGAATTAAGTAAAGGTTATATTAATGATGTAAGCGAATAGCTAATTCAAAATTAGATTGACTTTAAAGAAGCATTACAAGATCTTGATAAGAATTCGGCGGATTATTCTAATTAGTTATTATCGTTACAAGAGTATTATGTTGAAAGACAAAGATATTTACTTGATGAATTAAATAAGGGTGTTGTAAATAGTGGATTAACTTTCCATGATACTTTATATGGTCAAATGACTGATTTATATGATTATAATGATGCTTATATGTAGTTTGTTAATAATTCTAATGTTACAATTAGTGAGCTGTAGACTAATTATAAAGATTGGCAAAAAGTTGTTGAAACGGCAATGAGTGTTGCTGGTACTTCTTGGGATAATTTTGGTACCGATATGGGAGGTACCCTTGATAGTCTTGAAGAACACATTCAAAAACTTTGTGATGAAATTGAAGAACTTGTTAATGTATTAATGGGCTATATTTCATAGTCTATTGGTATGGTTCTTGATTGGGAATAGAAATATTCTAAGAGAACTGATTAGGAACTTGCAAAAAATGAAGCATATATTGATGGTAATTTTGGTGGCGGAGGTGGCGGATATTACAATCAAAAGGTTGATATGCAAACTGATTTTACTAAATTACTAGATCGTTGGAATGCTGGTGAACGTAATTTAAGTAATTACAATGGCTCTAAAATTTATAATGATGTAAATGATATATATGCTGATTTATCTGCTAAATTAGATGCCGCGCAAAAAGGAGAAAAAATTAAATATGAAGGATCAGGAGAAGATTTTAGCGATAAAGATCAAGCTTCTGCTCTTGACAAATTCATTAAAGGTTATAATTCTCAAGGAGGAAAGTATAGTTCTTATTCTTATCCTAATACTTATAGTAATAAAATAGTAGATAAAGCAAGTAATTATTTAGGAATTAAATATACTTATGGCGGAAAAGATGCAAGTACTGGTTTAGATTGTTCAGGATTAGTATATAAAGCATTGAATGACGCAGGAGTTAATGTACCTATCCTGACTGCTGAAGGCTATAAACAAATGGCTAAATCTATTAGTTAGGCTAATGCTAAACCTGGAGATTTAGTATTCTTTGGAGCTAATGGTGTATCAGATCATGTAGGTATTTATATGGGTAATGGTTAGATGATAAATGCTACGGGTACTAAAACTTAGATTACAGATATAAATACCAAAAAAGCTGGTCTTATAGGCTATGGTCGTATAGGTAATAGTAATAATAATCCTTATATTGATGAATTTATTAAACGATATAATGGTGCTGCTTCAGGGGCTTACACTGGTGATTGGGGACCAGGTCAAGGTTTAGGTATTGATAATGGCAAGATAATTAAAGTTCATCCCAAAGAATTGATACTGAATAAATCTGACACTAAAAATATACTTCGCGCTGTTGATATTGTTCGTGATATGAATAATTGGGTAGATGATTAGATTAAGCGTATGAATTAGCAAAGTCAATCAGTAATTAGTAATTTAATGACTGATGTAATACCTTCAACTTATAACAATCAGCCTATTCAGCAAGAAGTTAAAATAGAAGCTAACTTCCCTGGTGTTACTGATCATTACGAAATTGAAGAAGCATTATCTAATCTTAGTAATGATGCGGCTCAATATATTAGTGCAAATAAAAATAGATGAGGAGATTAATTCTCCTCATCTATTGAGGAGTGAAAGGAGATAATATGGCTTACAATAGAAAAGAAGAATATCTGGCTGTTGTAAAATAGCCAAAAGAAATATCTAATACATTATTAGAAACAATTGATTATATAGCGCAATAGCGTGATGCAGAATTATCTTTTGATAAAACTATTATAGCTGAAATAATTAGCCTTAATAACGCGGATACTGGAGAATATTTTGTTGAATACCAAAAAGGCAAATTTCGTGCTTATACTCCAACAAATTTAAATTACACATATTCTAAAGGAACTAATGTATATGTAAAAGTACCCGGAGGAGATTTTACTTAGAAAAAAATTATTGAAGGTAAAGTATCGGCTTCTTCTTATAGCGCCGAAGAGTATGAAACATTAGCATAGCAAGTAATTGATATGGGAGATATTTATACTAATAATAATGAGTATTCTATTTTAGCTTATGCTCCGGAAGGGACAGAGTATTACGAGCAAGTAATTTATGAAAATAAAGATTTAAAAGAAGATTTAATTTTTACAAGTTTATTAAATACTTATCCAAACATAAAAATTAGTGCGAACTTTAAAACATAGTTTTATGGTTCTATGGTAGCCGGTAATTATGGATTAAAAATAGAATTTCAAGAAAAAGATACAGGCGTTATTTTTACTCGTCGGTTAGATATTACTAATTTCTCTGGTAGTATTTATAATTATGAAATATATGCTCCATAGTATGCAATTTATAATTTATCTAATATTAATTTATTAGGAATTAAAAAAATTACTTTCTTTTAGGAAAGATTTATCCGCTATGATACTGTGTTTAATGCTTATAATGAACCAATAAAAGTATATGATAAAGAACCAAATATTTTTGTGAATAATATAAAAATAAATTTTGTTGATATTTAGGATACAGCAAAAGATTTATATTATGTAGGTATTAGCGCACCTCAAGGGTTATCTTTGATTTAGGATACTGACAAAATTAAATTAACTGGTGTTTTTTATTATGCTGGCAAAGATATAATGGATAAGAAGAATTGTGTATGCCATTGGTATAGACAAAATCCAAGTATTTTATCAGGTAGTGAAAAATATGATAAAATAGCTGGACCGGGTTGGGAATGTATTGATGAAAATAATAATGTAAATTTTAATGAAATTATCATTTCAGGCAAAGATGTTTACCAATAGATGAGATATAAATTAGTGGTTATTTATAATTCTTCAGTGACTTTATATAAAGATGTACGAGTTGTTAAATATTATAATGAACGTTTTACAATAATTCGTAAAGATGTGAGTGATAAAGAAGTTAAATTAACTATTACTGATTCATAGTCTAAAATAGAAAAGGCAGATTGGTATGTTGATCTATTGGACGGTTCATATTTAGCTTTAGAAACTAATACAAATGAAATTGATATTAGTAAATATCTTGAATATGGTAATATTATTTTTTATACAGTAAGTAAAATTGATGATGAGAGATATGTACCTTGTGAGTATAAATTAGTGTCATATATTCAAGATATGCCAGTTCGAGTTATCTTCGATGGTAATGATACTTTTTAGTATGATGAAAATGGTAGTATAACTTATGATTAGTCAATTGCTGAAATTGTAATCAAGCCTACTATTACTGTAGATAAAGAAAATATAGGAATTAAAACGGCTACCTGGTATTCGCCGGATGGGGCAGAATTATTAGAATACCCTATTACTAAAATTACTAATTCAATGATTTCTAAATTATGGATTGATAAAGCTACAAATTCAGTGCATTATAATATTCGTTAGAAGTATTTAGCTAATTATACAAATAATACTTTGTCTTTAAAAATAATAACTTTGGCTGATAAAGAATTTTATTTCATTAAAACTATTGTTTTTACCAAACAGGGAGAATATGAAGTTAATGGACAAGATTATTCTTTAATAGTTAAACAATGCACGGAAGATGGTAGTGAAGTGAAAGCTCAACCATTAAATAAGAAGAAAGCCAAAGAAGAATATACTCCTATTTATTTTAAGCCCGAATTACGTTTAAATGGAGAATTAATTAAAAATGGTACATCTTATAAAGATGAAGATGGAAATATTTTAAGTAGTTATAAGATTATAGTAAAGTCTAAAGATATTAATATTACAAGTGAATTAATTAATGCTGAAAAAAATATTTATAAAATTACTAATGCCGCGGATGATTGTGATGGTTAGTATTTTATTAAATTTACTATTTCTATTGGTTTAAGTGGTAACCAAGTAGAGGAACAATTTTTGCATTATTATTAGCCTATTATGGTTAGTCAAGGTATAGATAATGAAAAAATTGGGACAATTACCATTCCTTCAAAAATTACTTATGATGCTTCTGGCACCCCTTCTTATTCATCATCAAAAGCTATCTCTTTTACTTATAAATCTTTAAATAAAATAGAAACTGAGTTAATTGGACGTACCACTAAATCACTTACAAGTAATATTTTAATTTATCCTATTTCTTATGGTAATGGTAAAGGAGGATATTATTTACGTCCAATAGATAATTATACCGGAGCTTATTTTGCCGGAACAACTGATGATGTAAAAACAACGCCTATGGGTGCTTTGTAGATTTTTGTATCAAAAAGAAATTATATTATTTATCCAATAGTTATGCTTACTAATAAAGATAGTAATATAACAAATAAAGATGATGATGGAACTAATATAGTTACTGTTGATGATGAAAATGAAGAAAAGACTAGTCCTTTAGATCCTGTCTTTTCTTTTGGAAATAATGTTGGTTCTAATATATTAGGGAATATTGTAAAAAGATATAATTCTAATGTAATGCCTATAAATGAAGACGAAGTATCAATTCCAGGTTTATTTTAGTATGATACTGATGGTATCCCCACTAATGTATTGCGCTCCGATGGTTTTGTTAGATTGGGTGGAAATAGTATAACTATAAGGGATGGTACAGTTAAAGTAAATAATGCAGATATATTAACTACAGAAAGTATCATTGCATGGATTAAAGCTCATAAAGATGAAGTTAAATAGATGTTAGAATTATAATGGAATAGATTTTTATCTATTCCATTATTTTTATTTGGTCCAAAGACGTATATTTATTATAATTAACTTTTAAAAATAAATAGAATAGAGTTAAAGGAGGCAAATAAATGGCTGAAAGCACAATTAATATAAATCGAGTATATCCGCCAATTGTTGGTAGTTCTATACCGGCTTTTTTGGCTAGTGATGCTACTTTAAATATAGAATTTTCTTTACCTAAATCTTTGAATTATGATGATGTAAAGAATATTTCAATTAAATTTACTCAATAGTCGAATAATAAAAGTGTTGTAAATACTGATATATATTATGATGGTATAATTTATATGGAGAAACCAGCTTATTCATCTACCGGTATTTATAAAATTACTGTAAATAGTTCAGACATAAAATTAGGAGATAACTATGGCTGGACTGCAAATACTTTTTATAAAATTCAATTACGCTTTGGATATAATAATTTAAATTATACAGATAAAGTTAGCTTTTTCAAATGGAAAAAAGCTTAGAATACTGCAACAGCTTTTTCAGAATGGTCTAATGTAATTATTACTAAGGCTATTCAAGAACCTATTGTTGATATTTTAAATAATCGAGATACTACTTCTTTGGATGTTGGTTTTATTCTTATATCAAGTCAAAATGTAGAAAGTAGCAGATTTCCTAAATTTCAAGGCGGTTATTATAATGTTGCTGAAGAGCCTTTAGATAAATATAGATTTAGATTATATGAAGGTTCTTATACTTCTGAATTATTACCAACTTCTGATCCTTATTTGTAGACAGATTGGATATAGTTTAATGGTTCAGGTAACAATAAATACAGTGGTTTAGTAGAATATAGTTTTAATCAATAGCTGGATTATACAGGATTAAAAACTTATTCAATTATTTTTGATGTTATAACCGCTAATGGATATCAAAAATCTTCAGAATTTTATAATTTTACTATTACAGAAAATTATTTAAAACAATTTAAGTCTTTAGTATTTGTAGTTAAAGACAATACTGAAAGAACTACATATAAAGATTTATTCTATGTAGCAGATGAAAATAATTTTAATAATTATTTATCATATTTTGAATTAGAAGGGGTAAACCCTACTTATGATGCAAATACTACTAATAAAGTTACTGGAGATATTGGATATATAATAAATGGAACTGAACATAAAATTTTAACACGTGCAATGCGGGAATAGGCTGTTCAAGATTTCAATAATAAATTACGTGTAGATGAAAACGCTTCATTAGAAATTTATATTAAAAATACACCCTATTGGCAAGAAGTAGAAAAAATTGCTTATGATGAAAATGGCAATCAAATTACTTATTATGCTCGCGAAAAACAATATGAATCATTAGATGGTACATTTATTTTATCTCGCGCTTGTGGAAAAGATAATTATACATAGTGGGAAGATATCGCTGAATTTAATTGGTATAATGAAACTACTTATGATAGTAGATTAACTTTATTATATGAAGATTTTACCATAGAGAGTGGAGTTAAATATAAGTATGCTTTATAGAAAATAAATGTTGCTGGTATTCGTTCGGCTCCAAAATATGAATTTGACACTTTAGAGCAATCTCCAGAACATTGGTCTAATTTTTAGTATAGCTATATTTATAATAATGGTATTTAGGTTCGATTAAATTATGATTGTAAAATAAATAGTTATAAACATACTACTTTATTTCAAAAACAAGATAGTCTTAATTCTAAATATCCTATCATATTACGTAATGGACTTGCGCATTATGCTGAATTTCAGTTAGGCGCAAAAATTTCATTATTAAGTGATGAAGATTTATCTTTCTTCTTGCGTAATGATTTATATGGTGGATATTTTCATAATGGAGAATTAATTATTTCTACCGATAAATATTTAACACAATTTAAACGTCAATTAGAAATAGCAAATAATAATTATTAGAATATGTCAAAAACGACTTCGAGTCTTAATAATTAGCCAACTAATAATAATATTTATATGGAAAGAATTTATCGTCATTGGGTAGAAGAATTTCTTAATGATGGTGGATACAAATTATTTAAATCAGCTACTGAAGGTAATCATATTATCACTTTGACTAATGTCACTTGGACGCCACAAGCCACTTTAGGGCGTATGATTTATGATTTTAATTCTACGGCTTATGAAGTTGCTGATTGTACTCCTACAAATATTAAATTATATAATATAAATCCATTAGATAGTTTATCTAATAATAGTAAATTAGCTATCCAAAATGCTAATGCTAAAGAGAAAACAATTGTTGGGTAGATTGCTAAAGTATTTACTGGTATTTATGATAAAAAGAACTCTAAAGATTTAAGAAATATTGAAATCTTTAATAATCCTTTATTTAATTCTACTTATGATAATATTTATAATAGTATTAGATTATAGGAAGAAAAAGAAATTAGTGAAGATAAAAAATATATTTTAAGAAAAATTAAATCAATTTGGATAGAAGCTTATCCTAAATTATAGCTAAAAAATAAAATTATAGCCCTTGAAGCTAAGACCACAGGGACTAGAATAGAAATGTTAGAAAATGCTTTAGAGATTTTAAAATATAAACAATTATTACTTGAGTATGAAAAAAATCAAAGTAATATAATTACTATGATAATTAATGACAGAGAAATTTCAATGTTCCCTGGACGTATTTATCATTTAGATGATATTGATTTAAAGAGTATGTATTTAAAATTTACTCGTCCTGTGTTAATAAATTATATCGCAGATTTAGAAGAAGAAGATTATTTAGAGAAAGTGACTATTGCAAAACGTGAGTTAGCTTAGATGGGGCAATTGCATGGTATTTTTACTGAAACATAGGATATTTTAGATAATCATCAATTTTTTCGTAATGATAATAATTATATTGTTAGTGAAAAATATAATTATGGTTTGTATTCAACTTTAGATATTATGAAAATTATTAAAGAAAAAAATCATAGTTTTATTTTAAGCGCCTATACCGATACAAAAATTCCTTCATCTTTTGAAAAATTAAATAATACTATAGATGAATATTTATAGAAAATAAAGGCAATAGATGAAGATTATGATCCATCTCAATTAATTATTGAAGGGACTATGCTATTAGAAGAATATCGTCCTTTATCTAGTATTTAGGAAAATAGTTAGACTGATGTTTGGGAAAATAGTTCTTCTCAATTAGTTGTTTATAATTTTGATGGTATTGAAAATATAGAAATAGAAGCTGATGAAGGAACAGATTTAATGATGTATCGTCAAACTACTTATAATCCTAGCACTGATTCATATCAAGTTGATAAAATTGGTACTCGCATTAGGATTGGTCCTACTAATAAATATGTATTAAAACCTTTAGAAAATGAGGTTACTGATTTGTATTTTTTATTACCAAGTTATGCTATTATAAATTATAAAGCAATATCTTCTATTGAAGTAAAAGGACTTCAAACATAATAGGAAAGGAGAAACAGGAGTTTATGAGAGAATATTTAAAAGATAGTAAATTTTTATCTATGTTAGATGAAATGCGCATTAAAAAACATTATGCAAAATTAACTATCTTAACTTTTGTTGATGAAAAACCTTTGCGTGAAGTCTAGGGTATTGCAACGGCGGGTTCTGTAACTGTTAATGGTGAAGCTTCATTACGTAGAACTATTAGTTTAACTATTAGTAGTATTGAAGATGAAAATGATATTACTAATATAAAAAATATTATCTCAATGAATAAAAAAGTGAAAGTAGAAATTGGTCTTGAAAATCCTTTTGAAGAATATATGGATTATGGAAAAATTATTTGGTTTCCTATTGGAACATATGTAATTAATCAAGCTACTACGTCTACTTCCGCTTCTTCAGCAAATATATCTATTTCTGGAAAAGATAAAATGTGTATGCTTGATGGAACTTGCGGAGGTACTTTACCTTCATCGGTTACTTTTCACGAAAATTAGTATGAAGATGAAAATGGGGATATCCGTTCAGAAGATGTCCCTATTTTTACAATTATTAAAGAATGTGTCACTCATTTTGGTAAAGAACCTGAATAGAATGTAATCATCAATGATGTAGATATGACGGCAAAATTAAGTACGAAATATATAGGTCAAGATCCAATTTGGTTTTCAAAAGATTATCAAAGTTTTATCATCAGTAAAGAAGCCCCAGAAGATGAAAAATTTTTACAACATAAATTCGTATATGGACAAGATGTAGGTTATCAAGAAACAGATTTAACCTATCCAGGGGAGTTGGTGTTTTCAGCGGGTGATACTGTGACTGCCGTTCTAGATAAGATTATTGAAGCTCTTGGTAATTATGAATATTTTTATGATCTTGATGGACATTTTGTATTTTAGTAGAAAAAAAATTATTTAAATTATTATTATACTCCAATTATGTAGCTTAATGATAATTACTATATAAAAGCTTTTTCAGATAGTAAATATTATTATACTTTTATTAATGCAAAAGATGCTTTATCTTATTATAATAGTCCTAAATATGAAAATATAAAAAATGATTTTATTGTTTGGGGCGATAAAACAAATTCAGAAGGTATTACTAAAACTATTCAATATCATTTAGCTATTGATGAAAAACCTATCATTGATTTGGCAAATCAATATATGTGGGATATACAGAATGGGAAAGGTGAACATTGTTATTATTTATTTGAATATGAACGTAGTGATTATGATAATATGCCTGAACCCAAGCCAATAGAAATCAACTATGAAAATAATAGCTCCGAAATAAAAGATAATGCTATTGAAATAGACATTAAAAATTATATTAATCAAAATCTTTTATAGAATTATTCTTTTAATACTTCTGACTATTTTATTATTTATTTTAAAATTTCATTTTTAAATGAAATACGTTATTATCAAGTAAAAATACAGAATAAGACTATAATAGAATATAAATATTTAGAAGATTTAACTGATAAAATTGATTTTACTCATTTAGCTTTTGGAATTTATCCTAAAAAAGATAAAGAGGATGTATCATATGATGGCAATTCTTCTGATGATAAGCCGATAGATCATCCTGACAAACCCAATGTTCCTGATTTAAATCCAGATTCTGGCATTCCTGATTCTTGGCATAGAGATAAACAAAATTAGTTAGACCCTGATTTTAGTGCAAATTCAGATGGATCTTTTAATTCTTCTAATGATAAAGAAGAAAAAAAAGAAGAAATAAAAGGATATTATTTAGGAATTACAAAAAAAGTAGAAAATAAAATAGAATTTGGATATTATAATAAAAATAAAGAATGGACAAAAATTTATGAGATTAATGAAGATTTAAGTTTAATTAATCTTGAAAATTTTATAAATAAAATTAAAAATAATTATTATTTAAAAATTTTATAGGATAAAAATTTTCAAGAAAATAATAAAGACTATGATTTTTCATTAATTGAATTAATTAATACAACATCTTCAATGAATACTAATATTGCTAATTATAAATTAATTGAGTATTTTGAAGATGGTACATTTAAAGAATATTCTTATATTCTTCCGAAAGACTATCAAGAAATAAGAAATAAAGATGATAAAGTTCTTTTATCTCAAGAACAACATAATTAGTTGATTGCTTCATTATTACAATATTATAAAGATAATCAAAATGATTTAATTACCGATTTAGCTCTAATCTTTGATTATGAAGATGAAGAAAGCGCCAAAGATGAAAATACAGATTCTAGTCTTGGTATTCCTGATTCTTGGCATAGAGATATTCATTCTTAGAATGAGCAAAAATAGTTAGATAAACCTACTATTCTTTTACCTTTTTTAGATCCAGTAAATGGTAAAAAAGAAGAATTAAAAATCTTAAAAGATAAAGATGAATTAATTACATAGATTTTTATATTACGAGATGATGGTAATTATTTATTAACTGATTTATTAACTGAAATTTTAAAAGCTTTTAATTCTAATATAATTGATTTTACTAATATGCCAGACAATAGTAAAATTAAAATTATAACATATATTCCAGAAGAACCTAAGTTAGATTATGAAGATAATTTTTATTTTACTTTAATTGGCGCTCCTTGTAATGAATGGCGCGAAGAGCTATTCCGGCAAGCTCTTTTGAATAATGAAAATGGAGCGCAAAAAGGAGACTATGATGATGAACTTCTAGCTAAAGTCAATAAAAAATATCTTTGGCGGTCATAGCTTTTTGATCCTTTGAATAAAGAATGGCACGAAGAATGGAAAGCATAGATTGATATCGAGGGAGAAGATACGTGGCAAGGATGGAACCCGGCCATTTACATTGATCCCAGTTTAATTACTTATTGGTTAGATTTTATTGATGTTGATTAGTTAGTATCTAATTATTCAGTTAATTAGATTGGTCGAAGAACAAAAACCTTAACTAAAACAAATTTAAGTTTATTATATAAATTAGAAGTTCCTGATATTATTTTCTTTGAGAATACGGGTGAAGCTGATTTAATTTAGAAAATAGAATAGTATCAATTAGAAGGATAGGCTTATTGTGCATTAAAACCTGCTTAGATGAAACTATTTAGTTCTAGTGCTACAGGTAGTACGGCATTTGACTATATTAGAGATATGTTATATCAATATCTTATTTATAATCTTACAGTCACTATAAATTGTACGCCAAGATACTATTTGGAACCAAATAATTTAATTTATATAGATGATAAAAAAAGTAATATTAAAGGTGAATTTGTAATTAGTTAGTATACATTACCATTAACTTATAATGGTAATATGTCAATTACAACTAATGAAGCCTTAACAAGAGTATAAGGAGGGAAATAAATTGGCTCAAAATTTTGCTCAAATAGTTTATAATCTTGAAGATTATAGTGGGTCTGGTGGATTAATGTCTACTAAAAAATTTGGCGATACGGGTCAAAAAATTGTAAGTATTGTTTATAGTGATGTTCCAGCTCCTATTAAGAATTTTGATAATTTAAATGGATAGATTACTGAAGTCACTAACAGCTATGAGAATTATGAAAAAGAGAAAATTGATATTTTTAATAACAATATATTAGCGCCTTGGGAAGGAACTTTGATTAAAAAAATTGGTATTCAAGGGCCTCCGGGTACTAAATTTGTTATTGGAGATAGTAATACTCAAGACAGTGGAGATCATATTATTATGATTGGCCGTACTGGAGTTTATGAATTAAATGATGATATAATTATAAAAAAATTACGATTTATTAGACCACTTATTTATAAGATTGATGAAATTGCAAGTAAAAGTTTAACCACTACTGGTTTAGCCCAAATGACAAAAGCTAGAGATGATTTTTTAACTAATGTAGAAGGCATCTCTCACCAAGGTAATGTTCCACCTTATTCGGAGACTAATAGTGAATATTGGGATCAATATTAGCAATATCATAAATAGTATGTATCAGCTTATAGAAATGGTTTAGCTTTATACTTAAAGGGTAAAGCCGGTATTTATACTGAAGATGGTAGTAATAATGATTTATATAATATTATAATTGATTTTACCTATGAAGGAGTGAGAGTGGGCTAATGTATAGTTTTTATGGCGGCCAAAAAGGTCAAGACTTTAAAATAAGTAGAATTTTTTCTAACCGAGCTGTGGATATGTTAGGAGATTTAAAAATGCGTTGGACTTCTCCCGTGGGAGTAGGAGAGTACGTTTTTATTAGCTATGGCGATCCTTCATATATGAATGAAGAAAATTCTACTTATAATGAAAATTTATAGATTGATTTAAAAGCTTCAGGCAAATCTTATACTAATTCTTTGTGGCAGAAAATTTATGTTGATAAAAACTTAGAAGTTTCTCCTGATTTTCCTGATGGAGATAATAATGTTTATATCTTTTTAAATTTAGATGATACTGAAAGTGAAGAATATGGTAATTCTTTAAAAGAAAGTTCAGATTTAGAAACAGAAGAAAATTTCGGTTTAGGATATAGATTAATAGCTTGTGTAACAGGAGTTACTCCTCGTATTAGAGTTTTTCATTAGGTAATTAATCTTGAAGATGGTGATCCTTATGTAACTTTAGATTTAACTAATCCAGATACACCAAAAATTAAATTTTATTTACAGCGTGGATAGAGAATTAATGATTTGTATAAAACAATGATTGGATCTTAGGAAGAACCTTCTATTGATTATATTGTTGATTCAGACTTTTATTATAAAGATAAAAAAGGAAATAATAAATAGGCAACTTTAACAAATCCTTATGTTAATTTTAATTTACCAAAAGCGCCGACATTTTTTACTGGTGGATTATTTGGATTCGGTGCTTTATCTAGATTTCGTAATATTGGCTATATTAATAATGATTTAACTAAATATGTTAGTGATTAGTACACTTTATACCAAAGTGACTGTAAATTAATTAGTGATATTAGTTGGTTTCTACGTCGAATGTTGTATGCAGATAATGTAGAATATACATATAATGAAATTGAAGATAAAATAACCATTGATGATGGGAATCATTTTAATTTATAGTTACCAGAAAATTATAAAGGAACAGTTTATAAATCTGGTATTTAGGTTCAGAGTAATAATCAAATTATTTTTAATATTTTAAATAATACTTAGCTCAAAAATGAGATAGCTGAATTTAAATAGAATTTAATTAATACTTATAAGATTAATGATAGCTTTGAAGATGGAGATGAAAGTGACCAAAAGACAAAATGGTATTGGATAAGACCTGAAACGGGAGAATAGATTAGTCTTTGGAATACAATGATTAATTTTTATCCAACTTTATTAAATTCAATTTATGAATTAGCTTATGCAATTTTTTGTTATTTAATGGTTATAGATAGTTAGACAAAACCTTTTTATATTGATAATATAAATATATGTAATTATTTAGTTTCAGTTTTTAATTTATATTCTAGTATTGACACTCATTTTAATGAAATATTAGAAAAAGGATTTAAGGGTGATTTCTATATTAATGAACCAACTGGAAAAATTTATGAAATTGCTGAAGTTGGAAAAAAATATATTATTGTTTTATATTTGGGAGCATTAACAGCACCAGCTCCTATCCCTGAAAATATATCAATACCAAGTTTTTATAAAACCAAAGATGGTACTTATAGAAAAAATCAATTTTATGTTTCTTCCTCAGTACAAGAATTAAATAATGATAAATATTAGGAAATTTATAGATTTTAGTTTCCTAATCTTCCTATATCTAAGTTTAGTATTACAAGAACTGATAATTTAAATAATTATCAGATTAATGATCCCATACCACTAAATGAAAATGAACAAGAAATAAATGTAAAAACGCCAATGCCTATACATATTTTTACTCCAAATGATGAATATAATATGTATATAACAGTTAATGGAGAATTTGGTTTTAGAAAAGGTAAAAATATTTTGTCTTTAATTGATGTTCCTATAGGTAAAGGTGACTTATTTATAAATATTACTTCTAATGGCTCTAGTGCTTATCAAGGTAATGTTTATTAGTGTAAATTATCTTATGATGAAATTCAAGAAAGAATTAAAAACTATCAAGGTCCAACTATTACTCTTAAAGAAATTTGGGATTAGGATAATCCGCTTGGAAATATTTAGGGTCAATCAGGTATACCTATAGCAGTATAGGTAGTTAATTTATATAGTAATTTACCTGAAGGTTTTACTGAAGATTTTGGTAATAATAAAGTTATATATGCCGGTTTTGTTAATGGGACTACTGATAATTTTATTTATTATATTAATCCATCAGTAACTGAAGAAGGTTTTAATTTAGAGGAATTAATTAAAAATAATGTTTTAGATGGTCAATACCGTGGTATAAAAACCAGCGATGATATACCATTATATAATATCGATTTTAAAACCGGAAATGTTATTTTAATTAATTATTATAATTCAAATGGAACTTTACAAAGTTTCTGGGCTGTAAAAGTTAATGGAATTTGGAATATAATTTCATTCGCCTTAGATAGTGCTTTATCATTTAACAATAACCAGATTATGAATTATGGTGAAAAATGGTATTCATCATAGGGCTATTCAGTATAGTACTTAGAACCAAGATTATTAAAAATAGAACAATCTTTACAATGGAAACGTTGGGATTAATAAGAAAGAAGGATTTATATGACCGTAGAATTAGTAGCTCAAATTTTTTAGCTTTGCATTATTCCTTTATTAGGGGTTTTGACAACTTTTATTGTTACTTGGCTTAATTCAAAAAAGCAAGCTTTAAAGCAATAGACAGATAATCAATTAGAACAAAAGTATTTAGATATGCTTGATAAAACTATTACTGATTGTGTTATTGCAATGAATCAAACTTATGTTAATTCTTTAAAACAATAGGGTAAGTTTGATGCTGAGGCACAAAAGAAAGCTTTCACTGATGTTTATAATAAAGTAATCTCTATCCTCGGATAGGATGCAGTTGGATATTTAAATTCAGCTGTTGGAGACTTAAGTGAATATATTACTTCTAAAATTGAAAAAGAAGTTAGTGCAAATAAAATTCCATCAAATAAAGATACAGTAGAAAAATAATAAAATGGGAGAACCTAAGCGGTTCTCCCATTTTTTTTATTTATATTTATTAATTAAAAATGTCCTTAAATTTTCCCAAATTTTTTGGCAAAATTGGAAAATTATTTGGTAAGAAATTTTATATAATTATGGAGAAAAGAAAAATAATATAGAAAGGATTTTTATTATGAATTTATATCAAGGATTTGGAAATAATACAGGCTATTATTAGCCTTCTTCACGGCAACAAACTACACAACCATTAATGTCATAGACTCAACCGTTTATTGGATTAAAAGGACGCCCAGTTTCTTCATTAGAAGAAGCCCGTGCGGCTGCTATTGATTTTGATGGATCTGTATTTTTCTTTCCTGATTTGGCTAATAAAAGGATTTATACTAAACAAATTAATTTAGATGGAACGGCATCTATGAATATGTATGAGTATAAAGAAGTTCCTACAGAAGCTTTTAATTCATCTAATTTTGTCACTCGTTAGGAATTTGATGAAACATTAAGTGATATTAAAAGTGCATTAAATATGATTGTTTCATAGCAATAGTAGGCTCAATCTCAATAGCAATCAATTCAAGAAGAAAAGCCTAAATAGATTAATTTTTAAGGAGTAATAAATTATGCAAATGAATCCTATGTAGATTATTCAAATGATAAAAGGCGGGTCTAACCCTCAATAGTTAATAATGTCATTTTTATAGCAATAGAATAACCCAATGGCAAATAATTTACTATAGATGGCATAGAATGGAAATATCAGTGGAATAGAACAAATAGCGCGTAATATATGCGCATAGAAAGGGTTAGACTTTGATAAAGAATTTAATTCCTTCAAGCAATAGCTTGGGATTAAATAATATTTTTATTAAAGGAGGACATTTATATGTTCAACACAAGTAATGGTTATAGTTTAGCTGATATTGCCGCAGCCACAGGCGGTAATGGATACCGTAATGGTGATGATGGTATGTGGGGCAACGGTGCATGGTGGATAATTATTCTCTTCCTTTTCTGCTTCAATGGCTGGGGCGGAAATGGCTGGGGTAATAACGCCAATGGTTCTGGATATCAGGGAACTACAACAAGAGAAGAATTAACTTATGGCTTTGATGTAAGTGATATCAAGTCTGGTATTAATTCTTTACAGACCGGTTTATGTAATGGTTTTGCGGGCGTTAATAATAATTTATTATCTGGCTTTGCAGGTGTTACTGAAACTTTAAATGGAAATGCTCGTACTTTGCAATCTGATATTAGCAATTTAGGTATGAATGCTATGCAGAATACTTTCGGCATTACTCAAGCTATCAATGCTGATACTATTGCTAATATGCAGAATACAAACGCTCTTTCTCAGCAATTAAATAATATGGCAGCGACGAATGCTCAGTGCTGCTGCGAGAATAAGAATCTTATTACATCAAGCTTTGCTGATTTAAATTATAATTTAGCAAGTCAAGCTTGTCAAAACCGTCAAGTAGTTAATGAAGGAGTAAGAGATATCATTGATAATAATAATGCTAATATGCGTTCTATCCTTGATTTCCTTGTTCAAGATAAGATTGAAACTCTTACTGCTGAAAATGCTACTCTTAAAGGTCAGATTTCTCAAAACTTATAGAATGCTTATTTAGTAGAACAGTTAAGTAATAAAGCTCCTATCCCCGCTTATGTTGTTCAAAATCCTTATGCAGGAACTAATTATACGGGATGCGGATGCTAGTATACTGCTTAATAAAGAAAAGAGGTTAAAAAATGGAAATAACAGCTAATGCTTTACAAACGGTAAATGCCAATAGTAATGTAGTGTTTACTAATACCGCTGTTCCAGGCAGTTGCGCCATGGTACATCGCGAAGGTAGCGGATTAGTAACTTTACGAGGTATGACTAATCAGTGTAGAGCTAGATTTAAAGTTACTTTTGGAGCTAATGTAGCTCTTCCCACTGGCGCAACTGTAGCTCCTATTTCTTTGGCAATAGCTATTAATGGGGAGCCTGTTGCAGAAACTACAATGATTTCAACTCCAGCTGCTGTAGAATAGTTTAATAGTATTTCTCGTGCTCTATTTTTAAATGTTCCACGTGGATGTTGCCAATAGATAAGTGTTGAGAATACCAGTGCTTCTGCTGTCAGTGTTGAAAATGCCAGTCTTATTATAGAAAGGGTGGCTTGATTATAATGGAAAAATTATGTTAGATTAAAAATAGTTTAATAACTTTAGTTGAATAGCAAATGGCTACCCCTCAACAAGCAGATACCCATGAAATGGGAGAAGTCATTGATATGATTAAAGATTTGGCTGAAGCTTGTTATTATGAATCAATTGTAGATGCCATGATAGGGAGTAAGGAAGAAGAAATTTATGGCATCGATATGATGAAAGATCTTCGTAAACGTAAAAATTCATATCCTTATTATGTAAATAATGATTATTATGGAGATAAACATTATAGTAAGGATTATGATGGCGGATATAATGGTTATAGTTATACAGGTATAGGCGGAATGAATGATGATAGTAAAAAAATGGGCCATAGTCCAATGAAACGTAAATCTTACATTGAAAGTAAAGAAAGACATTTAGACTAGGCCCTGTAGATGAGAGAATTGGAAGATTATGCGCAAGAATTAACTTCCGATCTCATGGATATGATAAAGGATGCGACTCCTGAAGAAAAATAGTTATTATAGCGTAAAATTGCAACATTAGCAACAAAAATTGCATAAAGAATAAATAAAGGGAAGCTTAATTGCTTCCCTTTATTTTTTTTGAAATTATTCCGATTCTTTAATAGGTAATACTATAGCTCTTTCATAATAGGTTTTAGCTTGACCATTTCCGCCTAAACCATGATAAACCTTATAAAATTCTATCAACTATTCATATTCGGTATTAGTCATAAAACCTTTCTAAATATATGCTTTACAAAGTTGAGTAAGTCTAAATTTATAAGATGCTAAAATGAGTTCTATATGATTACTCTGTAGAGTATTATTTTCTAAAACATATTTTCTTAACTATTCAATTTCTTGTCGAATAGGTTCAATATGATTTTCTATTTTATCCTCTAAAGTAGCATCATCTTGTTTAGCTTCCATATCTCTATAAGCTTTTAATTTACTATGAAGATATTTACAAAAAGCTAATAAACCGGCGGATATTAATCCAAATATAATTTCTAATAAGTGCTGGGTTATGAATTCTAACATTTATATAATTCCTCCCAATTTTGTTGCTCTTTCTCATTATTATTAAAAAAAGAAATTATATAATTACAACACTTTGTCCAATGAGAAATTTTATTCCCAATTTAGTTCTTCTTTATTGGATTTAAAATAAGCCGAATACAAACAAATTGCATCACACACATCATCATTAGCTTCAATTCCATAAGTATCTTTTACATACTAAATATCAAGAGGTTTAAGCTTTTCACGGCGAACTCCACGTCCAGTTTTTATGCCAAGTTGATGACGCCATTCACTAGCCTGCATAAATTCAATATTTTTGGAATTAAATTTATCGTTTACAGAATGAGCGCCAAGGATAACCGAGCCCTAAAGCCACATAAGTAAACGAGCTGTATCTGAATACCCATATGCTTCTGGATGCACATCTTCCGCAATTAATTTTTCTATTTTATATTCTTTAATTAAATCTATAAGTTTATTTTGTATTTTTTGAATACGAGCTATATTATTTTCTGAAGAAGCGGTGATTAAACCATAAGTAATTAAATTACCTTTATCATCAGAAATTGCATAACCTGTGGATTTGGTTGATAAATCTAAAAATAAAAAATTCATATAAATCTCCTCCTATTATAGAAGGAGATTATTATTTATTAATTAATAATTAATGCCCAGTAGAGCCAAAACCGCCAATTCTTACACCTTCAGCCTTATCGTCATCTGTAATAAGATAGTTTCGAATAACACCTTGACCAATAATATCTCCTTTGGCAATTTCAATATTAAAAGGAGAAAGATTAATTAATTGGAAATAAATATGTCCTTCATTATCAGGATTGTTATAATAATCAGCATCAATGATGCCAACTCCATTAGCAAGGATAATCCAATGTTTTAAAGGCAAAGAAGAACGAACAGATAACTCAAGGAATTGGCCATCTTCCATATGGCATTTCATTCCCGTAGGAACAAGCGTAGGTTTTAGTTTAAGTTCTTTAGTAATTTTAGCCATATCATTTAATGAAATAATATTATTAGTAGCTGCTCCATTTTTAAAAGCTTCTACAATATGCATATATGAAGGGATTACAATATCTTCAGCAGATGCAAAATCATAACCTGCACTATATTTCGTTTTTCGTTCGGGTATTGGTAAATCCCGATCATTATTATATTTACTTACTTTTTCAAAATAAATACTCATTATTCAACCTCATAATTAATAGAAACGTGGCTAACTGGTTCTTTTTCAGCATTAAACTTTTTAACCAAAGTTACTTGATACCATTCATCAATAACTTCACCTTTTTGTTTTTGTTCTTTTTTCACTGAAGAATATTTAGCAAGTTCATATTGCTTATCCTATTTTGCATTATTAATAAGTTCTGTAGCTTCTTTTTCAGTGTTTACTCTATATACTTCAGTGGTGTTAATTAAATATTCAAACATTCCTTTTTCTCCTTATATTTAATTTAAATAAATAGTAATTTTATTATCACTAAATTTAGTATTTAATTGATATTCGATATTTTGTTTTAAACCTTCACCATAAGTTTGATTGCCATAAATATGAATATCACTGTCGTTATATTGTTTAGCTAATTGCGCCAATGTCTCGCCCAAGTTTTCAAGACGGCAAGTACAAAGCATTTTTCCCTCTTTATCTTCTGGAGATTTGTAATAAATTAATTGAGTGTTATTAAATAAATCAAAATATGTATAAATCATAATTAGCCTTCCTTTACAAAAACAACACCAGCATCATAACCAAATAAATAATAACAATTACTTATTTTATCAGAACTTGTAATCCAAATTTCGATAGCTCCATTGTTATTATTAGAAATATCTTTAATATCTCCAAATTCTTGTAAATCATGAAGAATATCTAAGATTGCCTCTGAAAATAAATTATAAGCGGTTTCATTTATACTACTGGTTTCAAACATAGTAATATAACTTAATTCTTTACAATATAACATTAAATATTTATTTTTAGTTGTTTTGAAAAAATCTTCAATAATATTAAGTCTATCAAAAATTTGTTCTTCTGTAAGAGGCTTCATCTGTGTCATTACTTGTTGATTTAATTCATAATTTGTCATTTTAAGATTAACGTCTTTAGTAATTATTGACCATTCTGTGCCGGTCCAAGTGTAATTCTATTCATCATAAAGATTATAAAATACATCTCCTACCTATGGCTTTTTCTATATTGCCTCTTCTAAATTTTTTATTTTTCCTCGATATCTCATTTATTCATCTCCTTTAAGTAAATAATATGTTGGTTTAAGCTTCCTCTCATAGATAAAGTAATATCTCTTTGTTCTTGCACATAAGGACCGTCAATTAAGACATCGATAGTATTTAAAATTTCTTGTAATTTACCATTATCTTTTTTACTAATTAAATCTTCGTAATAATAACCAGTCCATAAATAAATTTTTGTGTTAGGCAATTTTTCTTTAACAAAACGAATAATTAATAAAGTTAATAATTGATTTTGTTCGCATAAAGGCTCTCCACCAAGAATACAAAAATCTCTATGAATATTATTCGCAGTTAATGCTTGATAAATTTCATTAAATACATCATTGGTAAATTCTTTTCCACCATTAAAGTCCCATGTTTCAGGGTTATGGCATCCCGCACAATGATTGGGGCATCCTTGAACAAAAAATGAAGTACATACCCCTGGTCCTGCCGCTATATCATTTTTTATAATTCCTGCATATCTCATATATCCTTTATTTCCTCCACTTCTAAATCTAAATCATTAACATCATCTTCATCATCAGTTTCAATATAATAAGCAGAACACTAACAATTAGTATGGTAAGGAGGAAGAGGAACATCCTCTCCTGCTGGGTATTCTCCATTCCATTCACCGCATAGATCATCGCAAGTTCCTGTTTCAATTACAAGTATTGAAGCTACAGGTTTTATTTTCATTTCCATTAAATGAGTAAATAAATATTTACCTTCATTATTTAATAGACGAGAATACATATTTGCGCCGAAGTTTTTTAAATTATCTGGAAAATCACCAGATAATCTTTTTTCTTCTAAATCATCTAAATATTTAGTAATTCGTTCATCTAATGTTTTTCCATCTTTTTGAAAAGTTAAGTCTGTTATATCTTTTAAATTAAAAGGAGCTACTGTTTTATAAATTTTTCCTAGCTATATATTAATTTCAGAATAAAAATTTTCTAATGCTTTATAAAATAAATCTATTAAAATAGTTTTATGGTCTTCTGTATTAATTTTTTCATCATCAGCTATCCAAGAAAATATTTTTTTTATAATTACCTCTAATTCCGAGTCAATTTTTTTATTTAATACTTCAGTAGCTTTTTCTAATTTATCTTTTATTTTCTAATGCTTTCTTAAAGGTCTTTTAGAATAATTCATTCCATCTACCCCGTATGCTTTACTCGTGCTTCTACTTCTTTCTGTTTGCCATAGTTAAAAGCAGTTTTATAGTTTCCAGTTAAATAACCAGTCACACGGCGTAGCTATTGAATATTAGTACTACCGCATTCAGGACATTTATCATTAAATTCATCACAATATCCACAATCAAGGCAAGTATCATTAGGTACATTTACTGCAAAATAAGGAATATCCTTATCCATAGCATAATTAACAATTTGTTCAAGAGCATCAATATTATGTTTTACAGTAGAGTCTAATTCTACATAAGTAATACATCCAGCAGAAGAATAACCTGTTAACTGACTTTCAATATCAATTTTATCGAAAGGAGACATTTTCTTCCAAACTGGAACGTGCATAGAATTAGTAAAAAATTCTTTATCAGACACATTAGGAATAATGCCATACTTCTCTTTAAACTTTTGCATTGATGTATAGCATAAATTTTCAGCAGGAGAATAATAAACTCCAAAATTCAGTTTAAATTGTTCTTTAAATTCTGCGCAACGTTGTTTAAATAATCCTTCAATTTTTTTAGCTAATTCCATACCTTCTTTAGTAGTGTGGTCTTTACCAATAAGAATTTGAAGAGTTTCAGCTAAACCAATTTGTCCTATAGCTAATGTACCATGCTTAAGGGCACTTCTAATTCCTTCTTCTGGAATATATCCTGCCATTAAATTATTTTCATACATAAACTTTGCAGATTTTGGATCTTGTGAACAAATCCATTCAAAACGTTCCATTAGTTGAATTCTTGCTTCATTAATTTTCTGGTTAAGCAATATTAAAAACTCTCCAATACGACCTTCTTTGTCATTAGCATCTGATCCCTGAAGATTATTCTTAGCCTCCATAGCAATAGTTGGAAGGATAATGGTCACAGGACAAATATTCCCTCTGCCGTCTTTTAATTGACCGAAACCATTGATATCATATCCATTGGCTGTTCTACATCCCATCGTAGAAAAGTAGGTACGAGGGTCATTAATGTCATACCCTGCATTTCCAGACCAATCAACATTAGCATAATTTGGATATAATCTTGTGGCGGTTGAACGTAATGCGAGTTTAAATAAATCGTAATTTGGATCTCCTTCTTTACGATTGACGCCTTCCATACATTGGAAAATTCCACAAGGGAAAATAGATGTTTTATGTAATTTGCCAATACCTTCAATAGATACATCCAAAAGTGCTTTAGTAATCATTCTTCCTTCTGGAAGAGTACAAGTACCATAATTAATAGAAGTAAATGGTAACTAATTACCTGAACGAGATTGTAAAGTATTAAGGTTATGATACATACCTTCTACTGCTTGATGGACTTCTCTTAAAGTCATATCCATAGCGTATTGATATACTTTATCAAAATCTCCGGCATCATCTGCTTCATTTAGATAAGCTGAATAATCATTAATCGGAATATCTATGATTTTTTTATAGGTATCACTATCTTCTAAATAGTTATCTAAATTCCAATTACAATTGCTTAAGTATTTCATACCATCACGATAATGCTTATAAAAAGATTTACGAACATAAGGAACCATAGTCCAATCAAGATGGGTCGCACTAACGCCACCAAATTGAGAAAGACTTTGAATTTGGAAAATAACAGCCACTAATTGGAAAGCTGTATTCACTGAACCTGCTGGACGTACATCTGTTTGGCGTGTATTAAATCCATTAGCAAGTAAATCATCAAAAGGAATACTTAAACAATTATGAGAACCAACATAATAAGCATCAAGATCATGAGTATAAATTATATTTTCTAAATGATTTTTACGAGTCATGGGAGATACAATATAATCTAAAGCTAACTGCTTAGTTACAACACTACTAGCTTCGCCAATACGGCCGCCGAATGATGCTTCATCTACATTAGCATTTTGATTTTTAATATCTTTACCATCTAATTTTTTTCTAATAGCTTGAATAAAATCATCTTTTTTCTATCGAGCTACTTCTTTTTTATATCTATATCTAATATAAGCACGAGCTACATCACGTCGTTCTGATCGCATCAAATAATCTTCAATTAAATCTTGAATGTCTTCTACTTCAATGCTTCCATCAGGGCATTTTAACATCCATTCTTCAATATCATTGGCAATATCATTCGCAGTATCATCTTCATAAAGCTAACCATCAACTTCTATGAATGCTTTATCAATTGCATTTATAATTTTATTTTTATCAAATAAGACAACAGTGCCATCTCGTTTAATTATATACATTTATTAACCTCCATACTATAATATAGCATAGCCTATAATAGACTATACTATATTTAGTGTTTGTTATTGATTAATTATCTATTTTGGTCCAAGATTTAGTACCAAAACCAATCATAATCTGTAATTATATCACAGCATTTTAATCTATCTCTTTCCGTTTCATTAAATAAAATTTGCATATTATCAAAATTTATATTTTTAAAATCTTCTTCATCAGCAGAATAACGTCTAATAATTTCTTTGACATTAGGGTATTCTTCTCTATTTAATTGACGAAGGAAACGTTGTTTATCAGAAGCATGAATATAATATATTCGTAAATCAATTTCTGAAAAATTGATTAATGATCTAATCCCAGAAGGATTAAAAATACCTATATTAATTTTATCATCAGCTAAACATTTAATACCAGTTCCATACCACCAATTATTAAATTGAACATATTCAAGCATTTGATTATTATTTATCATTTGCTTAAAATCTTCTTCAGATATAAAATGATATTCTTTTCCTTCTGTCTCTCCTTCACGCATTGGACGAGTTGTATAAGAAACAACGATATTCATAGGTAATTCATAAGCTTTTACTACATCTTTTAAAATAGTATCTTTGCCTGAACCGGCTTTACCTATGAGTGCGACTAATTGATATTTTTTATTATTCATTTATTATTCCTTCTATTAAAAGACTAAAAACAATATTTACCATTACAACAATTATAAGAACACGATCCTAAAAACTATGTTAAAAGGCATAAGATATCTGGAGTATCTACCATCCAATAATCATTTCCATTTAACTCTCTTATAATTACTCTAAGATAAGGAGTCTATTCAAATTTAATTAAAATTGTTCCTCTAATTTCAATATGTTGATGGGTTTTTAACAAATCCTATAATTCATCATAATCAATTTTATTCTTCATCTTCTGCTACTCCTTGATATCGTTCACTTCTTAAAATTAAATCTCCATTTGATTGAATAGTGTCAATATGATAAAGTTGATGACCAGGAGTTGAGGCGTACTTTTTAGCAATAAAATCATCGCCAGAGCGAATACCCTGAACCACAATCATATTACCGCGATTAAACCAAGATTTTTCAATAATTTTTTTAGTTCCATCAGGTTGTTTTTGAGAAATTTGTTTATCGAATAATGTAAAATATTCTTTTCTGAATTTTACATTTACTACTCCTGTCGGAGTAAGAATTGTTACAATACTTTTATTTTTATTTTTAGCAATACAAGTACCACATAATTTAGATAAATAATAAATATTTATTGTTTTTCCAGCTTTAACAAAACTTCTCTCTACTACTGGATCTTCAGGTAAACTGTAAAAATCGGCAAACCCATATTTACTTTGATTGACTTGAGCCAATTCATGTTCATGATAATAGAAGCATAATACTTCCATTTCCCAAGCTGAATAGTTTACTTTAGAACAATATTTCTTCCAATCCATTTTAAATACAATTTCATTTAATTTATTTAAAATTTCTTCTTTATTATCAGCAATCTGTTTACGATAAACATCCATCCAGCCTTGATAAACTTTATCATTCCAATCTTTAATATTTAAATAAAAGTTAGAATCTTTACTTTGAATTAAATCATCTTTATCAATTTTTTGCAAGAAATCAATAGCTCTATCATCCAATTTGTAATAAACTTTATCATATTTACAAATTTGTTTTAAATAACGAGTAAATTCATAAATGTGTAAAGCCTGCTGCCGTTCAAGAGTATCCGCAGGAAGAAGATTGAATTTCATTAAAGTAGCTAAATTTTGAAGATTAAGATTTTTCTTTTTATCACAAGTTTCCCAAATATACCAGACCATACAAAGTTTTCTATCCATCATATGATCAAATGCTCCACCTTTAATAAGTGAAATCATTGCTTGCTTATTAGGATTAACTTTATTTAAAAAATCTCTTGGGGATTTATAAGGTCTATTTTCAATAATAGTTTTAACTACATCATCACCAACATTTAGCATACCTTTTAAGCCAAACAGGATTTGATTATTTTCAACATCAGGAATAAAACTAAATTCTGATTTATTAATATCAGCAAGACTTACTTGAATACCAGCTTTACGAATGTCTCCAATAGCCTTAGCAATCTTTCCATAATCAGTAGAGTTAGTTTTTCTTACTTTAGATTTTTTATCAGGTAAATCTTCAAAAGTAACTCCATTAGCCAAATCATCAGCTTCAGGATTATAAATATCAACAATCTCTTCTTCGCTATTGTCTTCCAGAGAGCCACTATTAACAATTAAACAAGCACAATTCCAATAGATAGGATTATAATGAATAACAAAATAAATCATTTGAATAGCTACGAAACTATAAGGTAGACTATGATTTAATGAAAATGCATATCCTAATTGTGGTGCTATTGCTGTCTCCCAAAAATATTCTGCATCATTTTTATTGTCAAAACGACTAAATACTTGTTCTTTTAATTGAGGAATTTTAGCCATTTGTTTTTTAGCAACAACTTTACGGGCGGAATTGGCTTCACCTAATGTAAAATGTGCTATGTCCATAAGGATTTCCATCATTTGCTCTTGTAAAGGACAACAACCATAATATTTATCACAATGCTTATGAAATTTATCAATAAGCTCTTGCGGTAAATGATGTTGTTTCATTTCTTTATCAAATGCTTGGATGCCTTGATGCTGGATACGATAAAATCTGTCTTGCTGTGATTCTTTACCTTTTTCAGACATAAGACGCATCATAGCATTGGCCGCGGTCATTTCCATAGGGTCTTGTGGTTTTAATTTTTTAGCAATAGCTAATCCTACACCCGTAGAAAACTGGAAACAGTCTAATACATCTCCAGCTGCAAGATGATCCCAAATTTTTTGATCAGTTGTATCTATTACTTCTGGATGAATATATTGATTATAAAAATCTCTTAAAGATAAGTCAGGAATTTCTTTTGCCTTTAATAATAATTCATAACAAGTAATAATTTTATCAGAAGCTTCAGTAACAAGGAAATCATATTTCGTATCACCTGCTGCTTCAGCTTGATGCAAATCCCAACAAGTGATTAAACTGCCACTTGGTGTTCTCATAAATGCTGCTGTATCATATGGATCATCGCCATAAAGAATAACACCAGAAGCATGAGAAGAACGCTTATTAACGATGCCGCCAATATAAATAATTATGTCAAGAAGCCCTGGATATTCATTTACTTTATTAATGAATGTTTTAACCGGTTTTCTATCTTTTTCTTCATTACCATAAATGACATCATTAATTTCCCACAAAAATCCGCGCTCTTGCGGAATAAGAGAAGACATATATTGAGCTTCATCTACATCAATACCATTTGGATATTTATCAGATCTATAACCTCTACAAGCAGTAAGAATAGCAGATTTAGTAGTTTCAGTACCAAATGTAGCAACCTGAATTAACCCTAATTCTCCACGCTCTTTGCGAATAGCTTCAAAAATCGCTGGACGTTTTGAAGGAGCCAAATCAATATCGATATCAGGCAATTCGGCTCTCTCTTTATTCAAAAATCTCCAATATGGTAAACCCCATCGAATTGGATCCAATTGAGTTATTCCTAATAGATAATTAGATAAGAAACCTGTAGCCGAACCACGGCCTGGACCTACAATAGAACCACAATTCCAAAACAAATCAATATAATGTTTAAAAGTATTAAAATAAGCAAAAAGGCAATCATCTAATTTTTCGCCAATATCTTTTATAATATCTGCTTCAATTTCAAGACGATCTAAATAAATATCTAACTTATCATCTGAAATACTTTTATTATACATTTTTTCTAATAAAGACATATAACATTCATTAACCCAATATCTTTCTTGAGGATTATCACTCATTAATAAGCTACATAAAATAGGATATTTCTCTACCCGTTCAAACCAACCAGCTAATGATTGAGGATAATCGGTTACTTCTACTTTTGGAATTATTTGTTTTCTTTCAAGAGAAAAATCTTCAATTTTATTTTGAATTTCAAGAGTATTATTTAAAATTTCTTTAGCTATTTCTTCGGGTTGTTTTTCTATGTCTAAATATATAAAACAAGGGGTAATTAATTCAAAAACTTCATCATAAGTCATTAAATGAGCAAATTCATAAAATTTATCAACTTCTCGTTCTCCGTCTTTTGAATTAAGATAAGCCTTATGAATTGGTCTATCTTCTTTCGTTAAATAATGACTATCAGTAGCAACTTCTACTTTAATTCCATATTTATGACCAATTTTATAAATCATATGGTTTACAAGTTTTTGATCTGCCGCGGTCGATGGGGCAATCTCTAAATAAAAATCTTCACCAAATAAGTCTTGACAGAAGGTAAGAAAAGTATCTATTTGTTTTAAAATTTGATATAATTCATAATTATTCTCTTGTTCTTTATATTCTACAGCCTTTAAAAGACAAGTGCCTAATTCTCCACCAATACAAGCGGTAGTAGTAATTAAATGCCCCTTATATTTCTCTACTACTGATTTTAATTCATTTTTTAAAAGTGGAACACGCTCCATCTTTCTATCAATATATAAATTTTGCCAAGCGATTGAGCTTAATTCTTTTAATGCTCGATATCCTATAGCATCTTTAGCAATTAAAATAAAATGGTAATACTTTTGTCCTGTACTTCTATCGTCAGTTAAATAAATTTCATTGCCTAATGCTATTTTAAAATTTGGATATTTTTCCTTGATTTTTTTAGCGTATTGATTTACTGTCATATGAGCCGAAAGACTTTCATGATCTGTGATAGCAATTCCTGAAAGTCCCAATTCAATAGCTTTATCGATTAAAGTTTCTGGCTTATTTATACAATCCAGCAAACGGAGGTTCGAATACATTGTATGATTATGGCAACCAAAATAAGTATTCAATTCCCTACCTCCTTAATTTTATTATTTTCTGTATAAACATTATATCATATAATTTCATCAAAATCAATTTTAAAAATCATCTATTTCATTAGCTATTCTATTTATAATACCAGTTAAGTCAATTAAATTTTGTTTGAAAGTTGATAAATTATTTTTTAATTTTTGATTTTCATTGCGTAAATAATTAATTTGGTTTTGATTTTGTTGTTGTTGTTTATCTAATTCATGACCTAACTAATTAAGTAAATTTTGTATTTCCATTATCCACACTCACATTCTTCATGTGTAATTTTCATAAAATCATCCTTACAAAGAATATTTAAAGTATCTATAATTTCATCTTTATTATTAATTACATCAATTTCATTAGGTAAATAAATCATCGGAAACCATGTTTGAAATTCTTCATTAAAATGTCCTTCTAAAATAGAAGAAATAGCATATTGCTAATATAAATATAAAAATTTCTCATAATTTTTATTTCTAATTGTTTCAGAAATCTCTTTTCTTTCTTGCTCAGGTATCATATGATGGTACCAACAATAAATATAATCCATTTATTTTACTTCCTTATTATAACTAATTTTTTTGTTGCACGAGTAATACCAGTATATAGCCATCTGTGGCGTTCATTTTGTTCAAACGGAAAATTTTCTTCTTTTAATAAAACTTTATCCCACTCGCTACCCTATGATTTATGTACTGTAATTGCATAAGCATATGTAAAATTATAAGGGGCCTCTAATTCTCCATTATTTCTAGCCCAATTATTTATTGTAAATAATTGTTTTTTATCAAAAGCTTGTTCACCGGTTATAATAGCATCATAGTCTATCGGGATACTTTCAAATCGACCATTTTCTATTTCCATACCTGTAAACATAAATTTGACTTCTTTGTTATATATTTGAGAAGGATAAAAATAAGGCATTATTTGATAATTTGTAATTGTTCCAATAGTACCATTAGTTAAAGCCCATTGTTCATTAGTAGATAAAAAATCCCAATGATTAGTCAATCCAATAATTTTATCTCCAATTTCCGGTTCAGTTCCTCGACCTTGGCGTAATCGAACATCATTATTAATTTGTATTCTTGTTTTGTTAGTTGCGCATAAAACTTGATCAGCCCAATCATACATAGATGGATCTAATTCATAATTTCTAAAAATCATAACTTGTTCATTAGCGCAAGGGAAAGTACCAATAGGCTTACCTTCTCTAATCCACATAGATAAACGAATTATTTCACTATCTTGCGCTTGTCGCATAATTTCATCAAGAAAGATATGGGGTTCATCTAAAACATGGTTATTTTCATTTGGATTTACGGGTGGAAGCTAAAATGGATCACCACAAGCTATTACATACTTATGATGTGAAAGAAGTAAATCCCACATTTTTTTAGGTAACATAGAAATTTCATCTACAACAATTACTTTATAGGTTATTGGCCATCTGGGTTTTAAATAAAATGTACCATTGGGTTTTGGCTTAGCTTCATATAATAACTTATGAGCTGTCGTAGCATTAGGACATCCCTTTGATTGTAGAACTGTTGCTGCCTTACCAGTATAAGCAATATAAGCTACATCGGTTTCAGGATTAACTCCAAGTGCGCTAATAATAAATTTTACTAATGTTGATTTACCCGTTCCAGCTTAAGCATAGCCGGCAATACAAGTATAAGGTTTATGCATCTTGTATTGGGCTACTGCAATTTTTAATCCTGCATTTTGTTTATCAGTTAATGTCAAGATTTACATCCTCCTTCCACATGAATTCATCACCATTAGTTTCTAAAACCATTTTTATTGGTTTTTCTATAACGGTAGGAATGATATAAGTACATTCATTATCATCATAATCTGCATTAAAAATTTCTAAATTGTCTTTTAGATTTGGGCTTTCGATTTTTGTGCTTGTGCTCGGTTGGACCAAGCCCATTCTTTGATTTCCCTTACCTCCTCGGATTTCTATAGCTGGAGGATTTTCTTCTTTGTTATATTCATATATTTTGTTACATAAGTCAATAAAAGCATTAGTAGCTTGGTCAGCGCTGCATCCAATTTGACTGAATGTTTTTTTAATTATATCATTTAAAGCTATCTATTCATCTTTATTTAGTAAAGTATTCATAAGCTATAGTGGCATACTCCTGTCTAATATATCGATATGAAATTAAGCATCTTTCATAACATGTAGCAAAAGCCATGGCTGCTTCTTTTTCATCATTTAATTTTAAAAATTGTTCAAAATTAAAATTATATGAATAACAAAATCCATAAGTATCAAATTGGTATTGAATATCATTTTTTAAATACTCTAATTGTCCTTTAAGATCTTTATTCCAAACATCTTGAGAATACATCTGAGCCCATTGACAAATTCCATAAAACCCATTGCCTGAAACTGTAGTCTGTAAATTAAGAGTTCCACCGCCCACTTCAGCCATCATATTTCCTAAAATTCCAGCACATACATAATCATTCCAGCCAAGATTTTTCATATATTCCCAAATAAGAGTAGCATCTTTATATTCGAGTTTATCTAATTCTTTATTAACTTCATTTAATTGATTTTGATAAAATTTAACAATTTCATTATAAAAAATCCATTGACCTTGAGTATTAGAAATTATAGCACAATTTTCTTCATAACCTTTATTCCTTGCTTCTTCAGCTAATTCATGTGCTAAATCTCTTTTGGAAGTATAATTATCAATTAATTCAATAAGCTCCCAATAATTATCCGTATCTTTTAATTCTATATTTTCTGCGCTTACACTAATAGAACAAATAAAAATAATACTGATAATAATTAAAATAATTTTATTCTTCATATAATTTTCTCTCTATCTATTAAAAATAATAAGGCATTGTATTAATTATTTCATAATCGGTAATAAAAATCTCAGGATTTGTTTTACCTAAAAATTCATTAATTTTACAAGCGCCGATAATATTTACTACTATACATCCCTATTCGGTATATAAATTTTTGTATTCTTCTGGAGATACATTAAATTTAATTAAATCTAAATTTTGGGGTAATTTAATTTTTAATGTTCCACTTGTTTCTTTCGGATAATAAATTACATTATCTTTAGTTAATTTTAAATTTTCAATAACTACATAAGGCTCTTTAAAATTCTAACCCCATAAATATTCATATTTAGGAATAGTTAAAATAGTATTTATATCAATATTATTACTTTGATATATAAAATCAGCTAAATAAATTGGTTGACCATCATATTCTTTTAATTTTTCATTAGTTTCTTCTAAAAATTGAGATATATTAGTTTCAGCAATACGCGCGCCAAAAGCATTATCATGTCCTTCAGAAAATTCAAAAAGTTTAGTAGAATTAAGGTATGCTTTAAAGTCTTTTATAGGAGCAAAGAATTCATAACCTCGGCCTGAACCTTCCCAATATTTAATTCCATTTTCAATAACTTCATTAAGTATTAAAGTTGGTCGTTGATATTTATTGGCAAATTCATTAGCTATTAACCCAGTTAAATTTTTATTTACTTCATATTTTTTATCTAAAAGAATAACTAAAATTTTATTATCTAATAAATTACGTTCTGTAATTAATTGATTTATAATTTCTACGTTGGCATCTCTAATTTTAGTCTATCTTGATTTAACATTTGCGCTCATACGACAAGCCTATTCAACTATTGTTTCAAGCTATCCAGAACATCCACGTTTTGTAGATGGAATTAAATCAAAAGCTAAATGATTTATCATACTTTGTAATAATACTCTACGTTCTTCGGGTTCCCCCACCCGCGCTACTGCATTAATAAGTGGGGCTATATAAAAAGCCACTCCCATAGGAGTAAGACAATCATTTAATTTAAATTTATTACGTTCCATCATACCACAGATATAAGGATTTTGAGGATGCGCTAGACCCGTATTAATTAAATATCTTGTTTCATACTCTCTGGTATCCATCATATCACCGATTAAACCAAGAGCAACTAAATCTAAATATTTATTTGAATAATCAGTTCCTAAAATTTTATCAATCTAATTACAAAATTTATATACTATAGCGACTCCTGATAGGGCTTTATTGGGATAGTTATCCAACTGATTATTAATTACACAAGCATAAGGAGATATACAAGTAGCATCATGGTGATCAAGAATTAAAATATCAATACCTTTATCATAAAGTATTTTATGTTCAGTATACTAATTACTTCCTGCATCTGGAACAATAACTAATTTAACATAATCTGGGATAGTATTTAATTCAATGCCATGTGCTTTCTATCTATGAGTCCTATAATAAAGATTATTCTATATATAATACGGAAATAAATCATAGAGATAATTTATTAGCAAGGCGGAAGAAGTATATCCATCACAATCTTCATCAACCTAAATAAAAATTTTATCATTATTTTTTATATGGCGCGCCAGCATTTTTATTCCATTATTTATATTATTTAATTTATCATTAGAATTTATATCCTAAAAAGTTGTATTTAAAAAATGGAAAATATCTTTAGATTTAATTCCACGATTTTCCATTATTGTTTCTATTGGAGTAGATTTTGTTTGATTTATTAATTTATACTACATATTACTCCTTTATATAATTATTCTATTTTTATATAATTTCAAAAATATATCTGGGCCTTGATCTAATGGACTGGATTTATAAGGAGTTATCATATCTTTATCAAAAATAAAAGATACATTAAATAAATTACCATATCTGGCTTTTATTTTTAACAAGTTATTCTTTAAATGATAAAATTCATTATCCCCAATTTTTTGGAATTGTCTATCAAAAGCAATTATAATATCTTCAGCCCCAACTTGCTATAATAATTCTATTTGCTATAAAGAGATATTACTGCCGCAACATGCAACAGTAATATCTTTATCAAAACCAAAATAGCTTTGAAATTGCAAACAACTTTTTTCCCCTTCTACTATAATAGCTTTTTTCATTGCTTGAATATTAAATTTACTATTATTCAAATTATATAAATTCATACCAAGAGGATGAGTATAAAGAATTTTATTAATACGCAATGGTCTATACTTACCATATAACTCCGCTTCTTCTTTACCCATTACTCGTCCACGCAAACCAATAAAATTACCATTTATATCAAAATGAGGAATAGTAATGGCATCTCCGCCTAAGTAATATCCAATACAAGCTTGATCTAAAGCTTCTTGCTTTATTCCATCATTTAGCCAAGGAGTTAATTTTAAAGAGTAGTTAAAATTCTTTAAAATTTTATCATCATAGATTTTTAATTGAAAAGTATCAGAGGATTTATTATCTTCATCCGTTTTATCATAATTAGCAAATATCTTCCAATCATCTAACCCTGATAAATCATCTTGTTCTTCTAATGTACCAATAATGCCAAAGTAATTAGCTATCCATCTTACTGCGTCATTTAAATCATAAATCTTACCAGTCTGTAATTTTGCAACTTTAATTAATAATTCAAATATATCAAAAGACGGATTAGCGCATCCAGTATAACAATGAAATAATTGACTATTACTATAATAATATAATTTGCGGGATGCTTCTTCAGTCGGTGGATTATGACAAATTGTTTTACTTATAATGCCAGAAGAAGTATATTCTGGTTCGCCATTCCATAAATCTAAAAGCTCAAATATATTTTCTATTGTTAAATTTTCTCGTATTGTTTGTTTATCATAATTAATCATTTTGTGGCATAATTAATGTATTCCATAAATTAGTATTTATTTCACTCGGTTCAAAAGTAAGAGATATAGGATCATTATTTAAATTTGAAATAAACTAATCCGATTTAATATCAATTTTATACCCATATATATACTTACCTGTGATAAAATCTTTAAAAATAATTAAATTTTTCATTAGAATGTAATTACATTTATACAAGTACCACGAATACCGAATTCTTCATTAACCACTTTAATAAGATATTCCCTTGGATGTTTCTTTGCAAAGTCTCCTTTAGCAGTTTTTAAATACATTGCTGCCATTTCTTTTGGCATTTTATATTCAATAGTTCCATTCATAATCTTTTTTTCAAACATAATTTAATCTCCTTAAAAAGCGCTATCTTCAGCAATTCTAATTTTTACATTTTCCATATTAATTAATTCATAGCTCCAATTAGTGCAAAACATTGGAATAATACGGCAACAGCCTAAATCAGCTTTGCACCAAAGATAAATTCCTTTATATTTTCCTCGACGATTTTTGTATACTGATAATTTTATTGTTGGGCGTTCAAAAGTATTTGTTTCAAGTATTTTTTCTAATGATTGATAATCATTATCACGAGCTTGAAGAAGAAGCATACCTACATCAATTTTATCAGCCATACTTTTTGCTCCACGAAGTAAATTTTGATCTGGGGTTTCACTATATTGATAATCAGCATTTAACTATGTAGCTGACATAATAAATATACCATATTGATTGCATATATCTTTTAGACGGGTAGAAAGCATAAAAAGAATATTATCTTCTCTTAATTTTACTCCGCCGCTACGTTTGCTAATTTCTTCTAGAATTTTAATACTTGTATGGATATAATCCCAAAATACATATTTTACATTATTGTCACGAATATTTTTTTTAATAATATTTTCAATATCCTAAAGAGAAAAATCAGGCAATTCAACTATATATAAATTTGCTTTTCTTAAAATTTGTCCTGCCTCTCGAACTCGGGCTAATTCATCATCTTGGTATTGACCATTTAAAATATGATCTTCATTTACATTTGAAAGAAAAGCTAACATCATAGTCTGAACTTCATCTTTAGTTTGTTCAGTTGTACCAAAAAGAACTGGTTCACAACCACCCCCTGATTTGATCCAACCAATACCATCTTGATAATATTTTTCGCAAGATAAATAACAAGCATCAGCTATCATACTACGGCTTTTACCTACGCCAGTAGCAGCGGACCGTAAGTAAAACTTTCTTAACCTTGCGCCACGTGTAACTGTATTAATCAATGGTCCAAATAAAGGAGCGCCAATTTCTGGATGTTCCAAAAAGTCATCAATTAAATCATCAATATCATTACCAGCTTGATATGCATCGCCTTCAATATTGGAAATATATTGATATTTAATTTCTTCAATCTTATCGTCAATTCTTTGAGCAATACGATCAAGTGAAGCATTATCTAACCATTCTTCTTGTAATTGACGTTTTTTAGTGTCTAAAATATTGTCAGGATCAAAAATATCTTCTACATTAATACCAAATTTATCATAGGCGCGCAATAGAGACATTTTTTTTAAACGACTATAATAATAATCAAAAGTAGATAAATTACTATGGGCACTGGCTTCTTTAATCCATTTATCACCTTTTTGCGTAATATAAATAGCTTGATACTTTGGTCGAGTACTTAAAAAATCATTTATTGCATCAAGAGTAATACTTTCTGCACCAAGTTCGTGTAATTTATATATTGAACCATAAACAATTTTATGAAATTCATTATCAAAATCATCTTCAGTAATCGTATATTTATCTGTATAATCTAAAAGTTTTGGATTATTAAAAACACATCCAATAGTCTAAATAACCGCCGTAGTATCTATATAACGTGATGCCATTATTATTCCTCGCTTTCATCCAGAAAAGAAAATAAGTGCCGTCTACGTGGGATAGCCTTTGGACGGGGAATTACTATTTCTCTATCTTCTGGTATATAATTAATTAAAATTTTATTTTCATTCTTTTGTTGTGCTAACCAAATAGCATAATAATAATCATAAGCTTTTTTATAAATCCAAGGGACAATAGCTATTCCATCATTAGATTTTTCTGTTGTATGTTTTTCTACATCATAAAAATATACAAGTGATTTTAATATTCCATTATAAGTATAATGATAGTTTTCAACATAATTTTTTATTTGTTTTTGAATTCGAGGATTGACAAACTCCGTATGAAATAATTGATTTATATAAGTATATAATTTTTCTTTATCTTGATCTTCTTTCGATAAAAGTTGCGTTTTATTATCAACACAGGCGGGATGAGCATACCGTCTTGCATTAATTTTAATAAATGGCTATTTATCTCTATCGAAAGTTTTTCCACATATAGGACATTTTACATTATGAGCGATTTAATCCTCACCTCTTTATACTAATTCTATAAATATTATACCAAAAAATAGATAAAAAATCAAATAACCCGGAATTTCTTCCGGGTTATTTTATTACTTATTTATAAGTTCATCTTTAATTTCATCAATAATAAGACTTACAAATTCAGCTTGATCAATTGTAGTTTCAGAAATCTTTTTACCCTTACCGAGGTATTTTTCAACGATTTTAGTAACACGAGGTGCATAATATTCAGAATTTTTTGCCATTAAATCACTTGCAATCTGTTGGAACTCATTCATAAGTTCTTCATAATTGTAAGTTGGTGCTTCAGGAGCGACTGTCATTTTTTCATCAGTGACAAACTTACCCTTAGTTTCTTCTGCTTCCTTATCAATAGCATTATGAATAGCATTTACAAGGTTTTCATAACTCATAGGGATTTCAGGCTCAATATATTTAAAACGGCCACCACAGTCAATAGCATCAGTACCAGAACGAAGAGTCAATACTGACATTTGGCCTGGACCCTTTTGATGAGCATAACCATAAATATCAGCCATACCAGTAATAACAGTTCGAGTAGACTGAGACAAACTGGGTCTAATAATATTTGCTTCAGTTCCATCAGGACGATTAATAGTTTGTTCCTTCTCATGACCCAAGAAGAAAACAGCATAACCAAGACGAGTTAAGCCACGGAATACTTCATTAAATTCATCCTTAAATTTAATCCAGCCTTTACCATAGCCAAGATCGCCAAGAGCTTCAATACCATTTTGATTACAAATATACTTTTCACAATATTTTGCTGCTTCATCGATAGTATCAACAATAATTGCGTCATACATTTCTTTTACTTCTGGTTTTTTAAGATCGCGATAAACTTGCTTCATTTCTGCCCAAGAAGTAATATCTGCAGCCATAACACCTGGCAAACAGTTATAACCTTGTTCAAAAGCAAGTAAAAGAGACTTTGGCATCTGAGTTGCAAGAGTAGTTTTACCTGTTTTTGGTTTACCATAAATAAAGGTAATATATCCGCCTAAGTCTTTACTAACTTTATGGGGCTAAATTTTTAAAAGGTCAATAGCCATTATTTAATTTTCTCCTTTTTCTCCAAATCAAATGATTTACAATATTCATTTATAAATTTTTCTATTTCTTTATAATTTATTAAATCATCATATATTATATTTATTTTAGCTCGATGACCTCTAATGAGGTCATCATTTTTATCAAAAATTAAAACCGCCATTACTTGCTGTAGAAACAGTAGCTGAAGTATTAGGTGCCTTTTTAGAAGCAAGATAATCATCTCTGCGCTGTTTAATAGTTGCAAGATAATTTTCACGTTCAGCTGTAGCTTTCGTTAATTCATCAATAGTATAAGTGTTTTCATCATCAAAGAGGTAAGGCTCTTTCATAGAACCAGTAATAATAAAATCTCTATAAGTATTCTTAAATTCTTGAACTTCGGCATCGCCCCAAGAGCTTTCTTTAGTCACTGTTCTAACAATGGTAGTAGAGACTTCTTTACCCCAGACATCAGTTAAAACAGGATTCTTCGCTGAAGCTTCAAGACCTTCAAAATAATTCATACCGCCTTCATTAAGAACCGTATAAGTTACAGGAAGAAGAGCCTTACGGAAATCAAAGATGAAGCCATTAACATTAACTTTTTCTTGAATATTCTTTTCAGGATCGGCTTCAGTACGTGTGACTTTGGTAATGAGCATTGTAGTCTTAAACTTGCAACGTTCGCTTTCTTTTTCATTAAAAGCTTCATTGTTCATAATATGAACAAAACCGCCTTCATTACGTTTTACACTAACGAGTTCTTCCTTGCCATCACGTTCAGCATAAAATTCATTAAGACCAACGGTAGTGTCAACTCTAATTTTAGCGGCATTTTCGATACCATCGCCCATTACTGTACCATATTCACCATCAATAATCTTCTTTAAAACAACAAATGTAGCATTAGTTTTACCCTTAGCTGTAGTTTCAGTCACATAAGTGAAATGAACTTGAACAACATTAGTCTACTTATCATCTGTAACGATACCAATAGTACCACTAATAAATGGCGTACCAGGATTTTTGGAATTAGGACCAGTTTCCTTCATTTCCAGATTATGCTCATATAAATATCCTTCAATATGTGCTTCATTAAAAAATTTAATTGCCATTAAAATTTAATCTCCTTAATTATTCTTCAATATTAATTTCTTTACCTTTAGTAGTAATAGCATAAATAGCTGGATTTTCTTCTAATTTTTCAACAAATCCATCGTTTACTAATTTGCGCATACCTCCAGCGATAGAGCGAGAACTAATTTCCATAAGCTCAGCAATATCTTTGCTTTTCCAACTATCTCTTTCTTCATGCTCTTGGAGGAATTTTAAAATACGTTTACCATTTTCAGTAAATAAAGGATTTTCAGTTTCTTTATCATCACTATTTTTAAGATAATTCCAATAGAATTCAACATTTTCATCCATTTCTATTGGATGTTTACAGTTTTTAATCAAGTCATCTACAAAATCAATAAATGCTTGTTTTCTACTCATTATTTTAACTCTCTTTCTTATTCTTTATATAAATATTATAACAAATTTTTAAGAGTTTTTCAAATTTTAATTAATTAACAATTCTTGTGCATAAGGGAGAGTTTCAATCCATTTACAGAATTCACGCCATTCAGGGAGACGATGATTTTTACGCTGTTTATAAATATTTCTTAAACAACGATAATTTGTTGTCATGCGTGCCGTTAAAGTAAATCCAGTAGGATTAGAATAAAGAATCTCAAGATATAACTTTTTTAATAATTCAGATATTCTCGTGGCTTCAACTGGTTTATTTTCTTTAACATATTTTTCTTTTAATGCTACTTGAGTATTATAATAATCAACTTTTTCTTTCATAATCTTGATAATTCTATCATCAACATATTCATTATATGCTTCATCAAGATTAAATTTAGTAATTCTATGCATTGTGGATTGAGAACTTACAAATTCTAAGAATCTATAACGCTCTGCTTCAACCCACATTTTATTAGAACAAGTTAAATCAAAATTAACTCGAATACCAGTCAAAAACTATCCATGCGCTTGATTATCTTTTACACAAGCATTAATAAGAGTATTACAACGTTTAAAATCATTTTCATTTAAATCTCTGTCCTATTGGCTTTCTACATCGGTAGACATTGGATAGCCAGCAGCAATAATACTTTCTTTTAAATCATAAATACATACGTTACTTACAATATTCATTAATTTTCATCCTCCGAAAGAGAATAACCAATTACATTACCAAGGCATTTTACAAGTAATTCAATTTCATCAATTAAAAATTTTTGATTATAGCCTCGGCCCCTATAAGCTTCAACATATTCTGCATAAGACATAAAATTTAAATCTTTAAATCCATAATATAAAGCTTTTTCTTGCATCATTGCCGGATTAGAACATACAATAGTTGCTCCTGTATCTTTAGCAATCAAAAATAATCTGCCTGTTTTACCAGAGCCTCGTTTATCAATAATTCTATACATTTTATTCTCCTTATTTAATACTATAACCAAATTCTTTTGCTTGATAAAATTCCTACCAATAATCTTCTCGACTATCTAAAAGAGATTTATCACATTCTTCAAGAATTTCAAAAGTAAAGTTTTCTGGGCCAAGTTCATACATAGCTGGATAAAGTTTATTGCGAGTTGGGGCTTCAGCTCCGACTCCACGCTTTATATGTTGTTTCCAACGATCGGCAATATTCACTGCTTGACCTATATAGCATTTTTGATTTTCTATATTAGTTATTTTATATATTCCTGTATGAATACCTTGACCAATTACTCGTCCAATTAAATCACTATAAGGTTTTTCATAATAAACTTTCCAAATAACTTTATTGATAGGTTCTGCAGACCGCAAATAAGGAATAATTGAACGAATTTTTTTAATTTCTTCAATATCCTATTCACTTAAATTTAATTTATAAAACTATTCTTTTTGTTTTACTTCTTCCGCACGTTTATTAGCTTCTACAATAGCATTTTGTTTGGCTTTTGCATCTTCTAATTTGTTTAAAACTAATTTTAATTCTTTTTGTTTTTGATTAATAGTTAATTCATATTGTTTAGCTGTTTCTTCAATGACTTTTAAATATTCTTGTTGATAATCATCTTCGGCCTATTGATATTGCTATGCCATACGTTCTGCAGACTAAGCAAATTTTTCTGTAGCTAAATCATTAGCTTTTTGATAATATAACTCAGCATTTTTATTTGCTTGTTCATAACTATCATCAAGAGTTTGTTTTTTATCTTTTAAATAATCTATATCTTTGATTAAAGAAGTATATTCATTATTTAAATTAAATATTTCTTCATTTAATTTATTTTGCTTCTATAAAAGCTCCTGCTATTTTCCAATTAAATCATTATTTAATTTTTCAATTTCTAAGTTATATTCTTTTTTTTCTTTAATTTTAGGCTTTAATATAAAATAAATTATTAATCCGCCCAAAATTAAAGATAATATACAATAAATAATAATCATAATAATTAAAATAAAAAAGGGCAAATTTCTTTGCCCTTTTTAAATTTTATATTAAATTACTCGGCGTCGGCAGAAGTATCAAAATTCATGCCCTTCTCAGTAAGAGAAAGAAGCTTGACGGCCTTGTGAGTGCCATCAGGAAGTTCAACCTCAGCGGGAGTACGAATACCAAGCTCCTTGCGCTGAATAGCAGAAGTGAAAATACCATCAACAGTGCGCTTTTCAAGACCGAGAGCTTCAGCAACATCGGCTGCGGTTACATTCTAACCATTGACTTCCTTAAGATAATTAATAACAGCAATAGTATTAGGCTTTAACATAATAAATAATAATCTCCTTTTAATAAATAAATAATTTTTAATTTTTAAGCTTTTAGCTTATGTAAATATTATACTAAAAAATTTTTTTAAAGTCAAGAATTTTTTAAAATATCCTAAACAAACTCATCCATAAGCATTATATCTTCAAGACTATCAACGTGTCCTGACAATTTCATAATTTCATCTTTTGCTTGCTGAACTTGCTTTGGGTCTTCGTTGCGCTAAATAATTAGTTCTGCTTTTGCAATTTTTTTAGCCAATTCTTTTAGTTCTTTTCTTTTCATATAGAAAAATTTTTCTTCCTTATTTACAAATATATTTTACTATTTTTTTTGAACTTTGTCAAAATATTGTATTTAGCAAACAATCTTTTGAATTTTTATCATCACGGAATCCTTTAAAGAAAGCATGGCGTAAAGTATGTTCCTTGTTGTCTTTTTCCATGCATTGTAAAGAAACAACTCTATTAAGATATTTTTCTGGATGTTTAGAAAAATCAGCCCGCAATTCATCAGTTAGTCCTGATGATACAGTACCTATCCCGACAATATTACCATTATCATCATAAGCGCCTATTTGAATGGCGGTTTTCCATCCATAGAAATATCCTTTAGTAATTGGAAACATAGGGGTTTTAATAGTAGCATAACCATTATCATCTAAATATCTGCCGTGATAAAATTTATTCTCTAAATCTACCCAATATTCCCAAGTATTTAATTCTTTACCCGTATATTCTTTTGTAGCCTCTTCAAAACCAATAAGAATTGCATCAAGATAATCAATCTTTTTGATTTTAATAGATGACCAAGCTGGTCTTTTATCAGGAGCATAAGGCGCATTTTTTAATTTAAGAACAACGCCTTCTTCTCCATCTTTAAGAGCTTGTGCGGTATAATTATATATATCATCATATACTGCATGCGCCAGCTCCATAAAAGAATATTGATTAAAATTAAATTTATCCCAAATTTTACATAATATTTTATAACGAGTTAATGCACCATAAGATTGTAAATCTATTCCATTATATTTAATTACATCATGTAAATAAAAATGAACTGGATTATCTTTTTGACGATTAATAGCTTCATCAGCTAAACAACCCATTATTCGTGTTACATCTTTAGATGTTTTACCGGGATAATAAATTTCACCAATCAATATTGTTCCTTTTGGAACAACTTGCAAAGCTTCTTTAATATGAGGAACATTTGCTAATTTCTCAGTAAGAATACCTGTATTTTTACTAATATTCCTACTAAAAAGATACATATGATTATTAGTTTTTTCAAACTCATACCAATATCCATCTTTTTTTAATTCAGCAAAATAATTTCCTTCAATACATAATTGAGGAAACATATCCTCTTTTCCATCTGGTAATTTCCAAATTTTCATTGCTTGAATACACTCGGCTTCTGGAGCATATTTATCAATAAGTTCTTGCGAGAAAGACATATTTTTTATCCCTTTCTGTATTTATATTATACAAAAAAATTTTTTGAAATGCAAATCAAATTTTTATAAAATGTTCTAATCTTTCTAAAGTTTCAAGAAGATAAGAATTAAATTTGGATTTAGAACAATCAATAGTAATAATTTTATTATTAGTAGTAGTATAAACTATTTCTTTTAAATGTCCAAGCTTATTAGTCCAGCTAGAAGTAATTGAAATCACTTCTTCTTTAGCTAAACAATTTCTTACTTCCATGTATCCTACGTCTTTTGTAAAATCCTCTGGGTAAAGAAATTCATACTCATCACATAATACTCTAAATTGATGATAATTATAGGTAATAATCATATTTCCTCCTTAAATTTTTGTTATTTTCTTGATTTTTTCATTTTTAATAGTTGATGCTCCAATAGCCGTTCGACCAGCGCAGACAATATCTTTAGCTGAAATACAGATATTTTTCTTGTCTCCACAAATAAATAAATTATCAGTATCATTAACTAAAGAACCATCAATTATTTCGCCAGTTTCTTCAGTAGGTTTATAAATATATACCCCTTTGCCGGCGCGTTTTTGAAGAGGAATTTCTTTAAGGTCAACTCTCTTACCATAACCATTTCTTGTAAAAACGCTTAAATAATCTGTAGTATCGCGAACGGCTAATACACAAACTACTTCATCATTTTCACCAAGATTAATACTTTTTACTCCCATAGCAATACGAGAAGAAGGAGTAATATCTTTGCTATCAAAGCGAATAGCATAACCATTTTTAGTTAAAATAATTAATTGTTCTTCTTTAATTAAAGACACATTAGCTAAACTATCACCCTCATGTAAAGTAGTTGCTGAAACACCAGTTTTTTTACGCATACCTGTATAATCTTCAAGAGGAACTTTTTTAATTAAGCCCTTCTTGGTTGCAAATAATACATATTTAGCATCAGTATCTCTATAAATAGAATAAATAGTAATAACTTGTTCACCTACTCCCATTTTTACTAAAGCTGAAATAGGAATTCCAGCACTTGCATTTGTTCCAACGGGAATATCATTTACTAAAAGTTTATACATTACGCCTTTATTAGTAAATAGCATAAGATTATCAATAGTATTAGTTCTAATAACACAATGAGTAATATCTTCTTGTGATTTTACTCCTTTACCATTACGCTTTTGGATTTTAAAACTGGCAACCGGAATGCGCTTAATAGTTCCGCCTTCAGTCATTATGACTACACATTTTTCAGGCTCTACATTTACTATCTCTTTTTCAACTTTTGGATTATAATTTAATTGTATTAATTGAGTTTTACGAGGATTCGGATATTTTTTAACAAATGCATTAAATCTTTCAATAAAAATTTGTTTCTTTTTATCCAAATGTGTAATAATATCTTCACAATTAGCAATAGTAGAAGTTAAATCAATTTTTTCTTGGTTCAATTCAATTACTTCTAAATGAGCTAAACGACCAAGCTTCATGTTAACAATAGCTTGAGCTTGATTTTCAGTAAATTGATATTTATTAATAAGATTAATTACTGCATCTTTAGAGCTATTACTGCTTTTAATTAATGCAATAATATTATCAATATCTTCAAGAGCTTTAATTAATCCTTCTACAATTTCAAGCCTTTTTTTAGATTTTTCTAAGTCATAAGTATATTCTTTTTCAATACATTGATAATTATGATTTAAAAATGTATCAATATAATCTTTAAAATTAAGTAACTTTGGTGTTTTACCAATAAGAGCATATTGATTAGCATTAAATGTTTTTTGTAAATCTGTTTTTTGAAATAGTTTTGTTAAAACTAATGAAGGATTAGCGTCACATTCAATTTCAATTAACAATTGTTTTTTATTACTTTTATTTGTAATATTAACAATATTGGTTAATTCATCTTTTAGAATTAATTGTCTAACACTTTCAATAAATGGCTCAACATAAATTTGATAAGGAATTTCAGTAATTAAAATATTATTACCTATAATTTCTGTTTTAGCTCGAAGGATAACTTTACCTTTACCTGTTTTATAAATAGGTTCAAGTTCATCTTTATTAACAATAATTCCACCAGTAGGAAATGAAGGGGCTAATTTAGAATAATTAATAATATCAGTTTTAAGATATTCATTAATTACTTCAGCTAATTCATCAAGAGAATGTGGTAACCATACATTAGCAATAGTAGAACCAATTCCTTGGCATCCATTTATCATAAGTCGAGGATATAAAGCTGGCAATACTTCTGGCCATTCTTCATCTTCTGAGAAATTTAATTTCATAGGAACGTTATTTTTCTTAATTCCTACGAATAACCCATCTTCAGTAGACTTAGAAAGACGAGCTTCGGTATAACGATCTGCAGCTGCTTCACCACTAATTTGGATAGAACCATTTGCTCCATGCCAATCAACTTCTGGAATATTATTAATCCAACTTTGAGACATACGAGCAAATGTATCATAAATTGCTACATTACCATGAGGCCACCATGAACTAATAACTCCTCCGCTAATCTTTGCAGATTTAACATGTGGTTTAGTACTAGAATATCCTTTTGAATACATTTCCCATAGACAAGCTCGTTGACCTGGCTTTAGACCATCTCTGGCATCGGCAAATGCACGTTGACTATTCGCTTCATAAGAAAAATCAAGGAAATTCTGTGAAAGTTCTTGATTAATATTAATCATTATCATTTGCCTCCTCACTATGTGCTAATAAATATGCTCGCCTTGGAGGAACATTTGGTCCAAGTAGCATTTCAATTAAATTTTCTGTAGATTTTTTATCTTCAATTACTAATTGAGCTATATTTCTTGTTTCAGGATTTAATAAAGCTTCAGCTAATTCGTCTGGGTCCTGCTCTCCTAATCCTTTATTTCTGTTGATTAAAAATGTTTCACCCTGATGTAATTTCTTATATTTTTCTAGTTCATCTGCATCTTTAATAAAAATATATTGATTTTTCTTAGTGGTAATTCTAAATAGAGGGGGCATAGTAGTATATAAATGTCCCTTTTCAATTAATTCAGGGCATAACCACCAAAACATTTCAATCAATAAGTTTCTAATGCTAGCTCCATCGGGATCAGCATCAGCGGCAAGAAAAATCTTACCATATCTTAATTTTTTTTCATCATAAATTAATTTATTAGTTTTAGCATCTAATTCTAATCCAATAGCTTTAATAAGATTAATTACTTCCTGATTTGCAAAAATTTTTTCACTACTATTTTTATAACTTGAAATAATTTTACCTCTGACTGGGAAAATAGCAATATATTCAGCATCACGAGCTTCTACAAGTCCACCGGCCGCAGAATCACCTTCAACTACAAATAATTCACATTTATTTCTATCTTTACTCCAACAATCAACAAGTTTACTAGGAAGGTTTAAGAACTGTTTCTTTTTTTCTTTTGGTTGTCTTACAGCTTCTCTAGCTTTTCTCGCAGCTTCTCTTGCACGACGTGCATTTAAAGCCTTATCAGCAATAATTTTAATTGATTTTTCATTAAGCTCAAGCCATTGTCTAATACTTTCAGTAATCCAAGGGGTAAATGGAGACATATCTAATTTTACAATTCTACTCTTAGTTTGAGCATCATAACTCACTCCAGGAGTAGTAAGATTAAATACAAGATATAAGCCTTCTTGACAATCATCACCCGACAAATTTTCTTCTTTTTCTTTTAGCCATTTCTTTTCACGGAAAAATTTATTTAGTTCACGAGTAAGGATAGTTTTAATTAAAGTAATATGCGGACCACTATCAGTAAGTCCGGTATTCACATAAGGAACAATAATAGATGAATAACTATCAGTATAAGTTAATTCAAAATCTAATTTATTTTTTCCTTCATCTTTTTTAATAACTAATCTATTATCAATAATTTCAGTATTTTTAACTGCATCATTTACTAAATCAGTTAATCCATTAGCTGAATAATATTCTTCACCATTAAGAAGAATTTTTAAGCCGGGGCATAAACATACAAGAACTTTAAATAACTGTTTAATAGTATTTAAATTAACTTCGGTATGAGTAAAAAATTCTCCACTAGGTTGCCATTGAACTAAGGTGCCTGAAGGATTGTCTTTATTATTCCAATCTCCGCATTCACGCTTAACGAATTCGCCTTCTTTAAACCAAATATGCTCATATTTTCCGTCTCGATGAGTAATTACTTCAAGCCAATGAGACAAATATGTAGCTAATTTACTACCAATGCCGTTAAGACCAAGAGCCGTTCCCTCATATACCCCATCATCATCATATTTACCTGAAGTATTTAGTACCCCAAATGATGCTTCAAGAATAGTTTTACCATCATCTCGCATTGCGTTTGGAATAAAACCTTGTCCATTATCTTCAACAGTAATTACATTATCTTTATTAATATCAACTTTAATAGTGTCGCCATGGCCTATACAAAATTCATCAACAGCATTTGATACAATTTCAATAAGTAATTGAGTAGAATATTCAGTTGAACCACAATATACACCAGGCCGTAATCTACAAAATTCTAATGGAGTTAAAGATTTTATTGATTCATCATTATAAATTTTTTCCATCAATTTCTCCTTCAAAAATTTCATTTAAATTATTAAAATTTTTATAATAAGGAATTCTTATTAAATGAATATTATTTTTTAAACACCATTCATTTTTTATATTATCATATTTTTTCTATAAATCAAGTTTAGCTTGAGTCTATCCAAAACAAGTTTTGAAATGCTATTCTCCATCATATTCTATCAAAATATTTTTAGCAGGTAAATAAAAATCAAAAGATAAAAAATTCCCGGCCGGAGAAACACAAGTGTCAAATTTTTTTTCTAACTCATAATAAATATTATTTTTATTCAAAATATTTATTATTTTCTATACTCCTATGCTATATTTTTTCCAACAATTACAAGGATTCATTCCATGATTTCTTTTATTAGAAATAAGTTCAGTAGGAATTCCCTAATAAATTTTTCCACATTTTCTACATTTAATATTCCAAACTATTTGATGCGACCATTCCCATCTTTCTGTAGAAGGAGATATGAATTCATAAAATGGATTTATATTATATTCTTTTAATGAATAATCTTTTGAATATTTTTTATTAGAAGTTTTATATAAACATCCACAAGTTTGAATTTTTTTCGCTTTAAAATCTTGTAAATTAATTAATGTATATTTTCCACAATCACATTTACAAATAACTCTAGTTTTATTGCCTTTTCCATTAGGCCCTCTACCATAAACAGTTAAATTATTTATTTTTTCATTAAGGATTATTTTTGCTCGTCCTATAGGAATAGATTCTACTTCTATTTTATTTTTTAATATATATTTCATTTATTTTATCCCTCCATATATTATTAAAAATAAAATAATAAAATAAATGAAATTTAACCTGCCTTGAATTCATCAATAGCGTTAGATACAATTTCAATAAGTAATTGGGTTGAATATTCAGTAGAGCCACAATATACACCTAGTCTAAGACGAGTAAACTCTAATGGGGTTAATGATTGTATACTATCTTCTGTATATACTTTATTACTCATTCATATCTGCTCCTTTTTTTAAATTAATCGGATCAGTTTTACCAGTAGCAATCATATCAGCCAATTCATTGCCCTTAATGCCAGAATGCCCTGCTACTTTACGCAAATCAATTCTATATCCTTTTTTGACTAAGTTATAATATGCTTGAATTAAATCAAGGTTTTCAGGAATTTTTTTATCACCTTTGCGCCATCCATTATTTGCCCATCCATACATCCATTTAGTAAATGTCTGATGCACATAAGAACTATCTGTATATACAATAGGAATAGATCTAGGATCATTACCATATTGTATCATAGCATAAAGAACAGCTTTTAATTCTTGAATATTATTTGTAGTATTAGTCTCCCAATGACCATAGGCATCAATTAACTTACCATTATCATCACAAACTACTACGCCATATCCACCTTTACTATTAGCTTTGCCGTTACCTTGACAAGCTCCATCAGTATAAATAATCATAGAGAAGGTCCTTTCTGCCAATCATGAGGATGTTTAATACGATATTGTTGGACTAATTGCTTATAAGTCCCGCTTAAAAATTCTTCATTAATAATTGCTTTTGGATTGGTATGATATTTTTTCAAGAAAATTAAAACAATATCTACAAATTCCTTTACAACTGGATGCATAAGAACATGCTTACGCTTTTCAATCCACCATTCATATTCTTTTGTATAAGTAAAATTAGAACCCATGTAAGCCCGGGCTGCTCCAAGAAAATCACAAATCATTTCTACACAATCTTCATAAGGCATAAGAATTGCATTAGGATGTCCATCCCCAATATTATCAATCCAATATTCCCAATGATGTGTGTTACGACCTTTATGATGTTGCCAAGCTTGGCTATAACCATTTTTATCCTTACAATTATCAATAGGACTTCTTACCCCGGTCCAATATTTACAGCTTTCTTTAAACTCAATATTTGAAAATTTAGATAAATCATGCTTAAATCCTCGCCAAGGAATTCCAGCCATTCGGCAATATCTATTAACCCATTTTTTATGAGTTAAGACAGTCTTCAAATGGTTGAAGTAATTCATCAAATTCAGTCCTTTCTTTTATAATATCAATGCCATCTATAAATAAATTATGAATAACTATTACTTGATTATCAGGAAACTAATTTTGTATATGTTTAGTTAATTCATATGTTTCATCAATATCAACATCTTTATTTATATAAACTACAATTTTATCATTTTTATTTAATACTTTATAATTCATACTCTTCATATTTTAATTATACTAAAATTTTTTTAGAAAGTCAATTAATTTATATTGTCCTTGACAAAGAAAAAAATTTTATTTATAATATATTTAGAAAAAATAAATATTATTATTCTCTCTTATATATATTATATTATATAATATTATAAAAATAAAAAAGGGAGATTTTATCTCCCTTTTTTATTTTTGTTCAATCAGCTACCGTAATTGCAAGCTTATTATCACCAAAAGTAGCCACCCAATCCGTAGCCGTCGGATAATTCTTACGAATATAGTCAAGCTCCAGGTCCGCCTTCACCTTGGTATAGCGCATAAGAGCTTCTTTATAAAGTGCAGTAGTTCGTGCAAGATTTTCAGTTGCACAATCACGGTCGCGCACAATAACTTCAGCTAAAATATCCTTATAAGCCTCAGTCTCAAAGTAGCTATCACGCAGTTCATCTAAATACTCTTCTGGAATATCAATCGTATATTTAGTCATTTTTAAAAACTCCTTTTTATCTTTTTTATTATATATTATACCATAAAATATATAATAAGTCAAATGCCATAATCCATATTTAATTCATCAGCATTTTGTGTATCTGTATAAATACTTATATCAGTAGACTATGTAGCTGTATTATTTGTGCTACTTGTAGTCTATTGGTTTTTAATTAATTCTTTTATAATTTCATTAAAATCAGCATTGTTAGTATAAGTCATATTTAAATTTTTTTCTAACTAATTATCTAATTCTTTCATTACACTATCATATTTAATACCGCCTTTTGTATTTTCAAGCATACTTTTTTTATAGTAAAATACTTGACTAACTCCATAAGCTGCCCAGGGTAAAGAAGCCGAAGCTGTTATCCAGGGCAAGGAGCCAGTGTAATTACCCTAAATACAAAAAAATGCTAAAGCAATATATAAAAGGCTTGTTATCCAAATAAGAGCTGACTCTTGAATAAGTAAGCCTTTTGAGTATTCTCTTTTTGGTTTTTTCTATTTAATATACATAATTATTCTTCCTTTTGGAATTATTTATTCATAAGACGATAAAGTACCTGAACCATTTCTTCACGGGTCATAAATTTTTTATACATTTTACGACCTTTTTCATCACCTTTGACTAATCCATTATTTTCTGCCCAATTACGAGCTTCAATGGACCAAGCACTAGCATCTTTCTGCGCAAGTTCAAGTAAATAATTATTCATCATTTCATTAAATTTTTCTTGAGTCATATCTTCATCTTCCTCCTCTATACCTAATAGTTGATTTACCTTTTCGGCAATTTCATAATGTTTATTATATAAATATTCGCCAGGACAAGATTTAGCTGTATTAAACCATCTATGTACTGTCATATTCTGTTCTTCAGGATGACCAATTAAATTTTTATCAGCTTTCCATTTTAAAGATTTAATATTATTACGTTTACAAATATCTACGAGCAATTTAATAAGTGAATTAAATGCTGCATCAGTTACTTTATAAGGTGAAGTAGTATCACTAGCAACTTCAATAGTAATTGCTCTATTATCATTAGCTCCATTAGAAGAGCACCAAGACCGATCTTTTTCTTCTACGTACATACCAATTCTACCATCTGGACCAATACCATAATTAGAAGAAGCTTTATAGGAAACTGGAGCAAATATATTACCAAGAGTTTCAACAGAACATTGTCCAACTACACAGTGAATTGTAACAGTATCAATTACATGATTACGAGGACTTGTCTTATTAGGACTAATTTTAGTATAATTTACTAATGGACTATTAGTTTTACCATAACCATATCCTGCAGTAGGATCATTATCTACAGTATCACTATCTTTAACTGCCGGATTATAAATAAATCCAAGAAATTTATAACCAGCACCAGCGCCCCAATTGCCATTTCCTTTTTTACGTGTTGCATTCCAGAAGGGGTTCTTACTGCCCCAGCCACTTTCAGATGTAATAATTTCAGTAGGACTTATTACTTTTTCTACAATAGCTACATGTCCAACACCATCACTACCTTTTTTAGTAGCTCCTCCTTGCCAAACCATACAAGCTCCAAGTTTAGGCACTTGTCCGACTGGAATACCAGTATTATTATATTCCATAAAACGTTCAGCATTAACAGGGCTTAAATATTTACAATAACCCCAATTACCAATTTCATTAAAACGACCATAAGCATAGCCTACACAATTTGATAATACATCACATTTATTATCGGTAGGACTACCTTTAATAGCATATGAATAACCGCCATTGCCAACAGTAATATAATATTTATTACCTGCTTCTGGTCGTGTGGTTCTCATTTTAAAAGCCATATTTTATTCTCCTTTCTCTTATATAGAAAGAGAAGAAGGTTGCCCTTCTTCTCACATTTGTTCTGCTAATTCAGCAATTTTAGATCTATGTATTTGTTTTAATTCAACTTCACCATATATATCATTATTCCGTAATACCTCTGAGGCACGGCGCATGCCATTATTTAAACCAGCAAAATTAATATCATCAACTTGTGTTTTTAAATCACCATCAATAATACAAATACTATCTTCACCAATACGTTGTAAAACTAATTTCATCAATCCAATATCCATATTCTATGCTTCTGAAATATAGATACCAGCATGCATTCCAGTAGTATCATAACCACGAATATCACTTAAAGGTAATAAAATCAATTTATTTTCATCAATTAATTTTTCGACCATCATTTTATCGCCGAGTTTACTGCTTAATAGATTGCCAATTTGACTATCTAAAAGTTTTTCATCACGAGTGCCGGGGTAAACATAACTTTATAATTTTCATTATAAACCTGACTATATCTTAATTTAAACTATTTTTTAAAGCAAGATAAATATCATGCTTGCGTTTTAAAAATCTTGGACAATTGTTATATAAAATATCTAAAATATGAATAACCTATAATCTTCCTCGCCACTATGTATGCCAAGCACTTGTATAAAAATTTTTATTCTTTTTTTCAATTCCTGTTAAAGAATTTATTAAATTCTAAAAATCTATTACTTCTGTTTCATGGTAAGCAGTGTAATTAATAGAGACGTCTGTACTATAATTAGAATCACAATATAAAGAACCATCTCCATCGAAAAGACCTAAAGCAAATGCCGGTCGAAATTCTAAGGGAATTTTTTCATAGGGGATATGATTTATATTATAGGTTTTTTTGGGGACAATATTATAATTAGCTAAATCCTAAAAAATTTGTTCATCAGTAAACTCTACTGAACAACAAATACTATTAGGACGAATATCATAAATTATTTTACAGTCTAACTACAAATCTTCTTTAAACTTTTCTAATATTTCTTTATCACGTTCCTATAGCTATAATCTAATACGTCCTGTCGTTCTTAATTTATCAACACAACCATCAGTAAATAAAAACCCTAGCCAATAAGCTTTTTCTGGTTTGTCTATAATAGAAAAATAATTACTATTAATGCGTCGATTAACTCTATTTAATGTTTTTAATTCAAGATTCATTTCAGACATTAAATTTTTTATAGTTTCTTCTGAGGCATTAAAATGTTGAGCAATGTCTTTCAAAAAAGAACCTTTATTTAACATTTCTTTAAGTTCTTCTTTTTGTTCTAATGACCATTCTCTTTTTTTTCTTCCGCCTCTAATAGTAATATTATTTTCTTTTAGGAGTTTATTTATTTGTCGTCTATTAAAAAAAGGATATTCTATCAATAGTTTACTAATTGAACATCCATTTAGATATTTTTTTATAATTTCTTCTTTCAAACTTATTCCTCCTTTATTATATATAAATTCTAAGGTAATAAGTTTTTCAGTTTTTGTCCAAAATTTTTCAGTTTAAATCCCTTGCGCTTCGGCCTAAGCCTACTCTACTCACTTCCACCATATAGTGTGTTTTCGATAGTCGATGAGCCTTTCCCTATTCAGGACTTGGTTGCTGATTGTCCAATCCAACTAATTTTTAAACATTCACACTTCGACTTATTTCATTCGTATGTTGTAGTTTAATTGGCTCTAAGGATGTTCCAGCAATTCACAAGGTTTTACTTGAGCCTTACCCTTTAAATTAACCCAAGTTTTGCAGAATTTTTAGTAGCAACAGTATTACAAAATACAATTATTTTATCAATTTTATTTCTTTCAAGGGCATTTAATAAAAATGCCAATGATAAAAATGTTTTGCCAGAGCCGGCTGGACCTTTAATCATAGTAATTTTATTATTTAAAAAACTATCCACAGCTAAAGCTTGATAAGGATCTCCTTTAAAAGGTTTTACTTTACCAAAATATGATGAATCAAGATTACCATAAGAAATAGGACGATGAGTTGTGCCATCCCATAATAATTTATCGATTATCTCTTGGTTTTCATTTTTAATAATAATATATTGATTAATTAAAAGATTATATTGATTATTATTAAGATTTTGATAAAAATTATTTATATCCTCATTATTCATAATAATTTCTATATAACCATTATAAGGGTCATGCCGTTCTTCATCAATAGATGAAATATTAAAAGCAAATAATCTTGCAATATATTTTAAAGTTAAATCATTAGTAATAAAATTATCAATGGGGTTATTTCTATGATGTTTATTATAATCTAAAGCAGTTGCCAGTATTTTCATATCATTAGTAAATGATAAATCCATTTTTTCAATTGGTTTTATCATTTTTTCTTTATATATAAGTACTTCGCAAGCTTCAGGATTATCATTTAAAGTATGAAGCAATTTGCGTGCGGTATATTTTGTATTAGCGTCTTTATTAGCCGATGTTTTAATGTTTTCTAATTCATCAAGAGTAATTGATGAAATTAAAATTTTTTCATTTTTATTTTCTAATAAATTACCTTTATACAATAAGCTACAAGTATCATAAAAATTAATCATCTTCGTAATCAACCTCGTCTTCCTATGGTATTGCAAATTCGACAACTGGAATGTCATCAGATTTAGTCAAATTTAAAATTTGATTGTTATAATCTGCTATTTTAACAGAAAACCAACCTTTGACCAATTCGGCAAGATTTGCTATGACCGCTGTGATAAAATCTAATAGAGTTAATCCAATGGTAGCAAATATAACACCTAAAATAAAATTAACTATAGAAATCAACTCCTTTGAGAATTATTATTCCTATTATTATTTAATTTTGTAATAATGTATTTATCTATTTTGGTCCATTTTGCTCGTCCCAACTTTTGGACAAGTCCTCTAAAATTTCTCCGGTAGACCTAAAGCTTCCATCGGGATTAGTAATATTAACTCCTAAATCTTGGAATAATTTCTCTTTTTCCTTTGCTTTCTTTAATCGAATAAATTTATTTACTTTTTCTTTATTGATTAAATATTCTCTTAAATCATTTTTAGAATATTTAATTTTTTCTTTAATATTACTGTATTGTGTGAGTAGATTATCATATTCTACTTTAATACGCTTAAATTCATAAGATTGCGGATTTAATTGTTTACTATTTAACATAGTGCTAATTAAATGTTCATATGCTTGAATCTGTGGAATAATTTGGTTGTTTTTAATATGCTATAAAATTTTAATTTTTGCGCGTTTTTCAGCAATTTCACATCCAGTAAATTCGCTCATACAATCTCGATCATCTGGATGACATTTTGCCTTTCCAATAAAGGTATTTTGTCCATCAGAAATAGTACAAATTGTTGTGCCACGATGTTCATTATAATTAAATATAGGTTCTCCTATCATAAAAAGAAAATCCTCCTTTTTTATTTTTATTATACAATAAAAAAGGAGGAAAATCAATTATTTAGGAGTTATAGTTTCTTTATAACCTCCTTTAATTGGAGCTATAGTATCATATATTTTTTTAAGACAATTAATCCAATAAATAGCAGTATCATAATTTATTAAATTATAAGTTATTCCAGTAGCATCATCAGTCTAAGGCCTTAATAATTCTGGATCTAAATCAACACGTCCGGCATTTGCATTATTTAAATTATTAATAATATTTTGGAATGTTTCATTAAAAGCTAAAGATAAAGTATAAGTTTCATCTTTTTCAATTGTATCGGGTATTAAACCATAGATATCTTTTTCAGTTTTTGGATATTCAGTTTGATAAGAAGAATTTTTATTTAAAGTATCAGACTTATCACGAATTTCAAATAATCTAAAAATTATTTTTTTCATTAAATTTATATCAACATTTTTAGCTAATCTTTGTAAATTTAATTGCGCATAAAGACTATCAACTTCTTCACTTTGGCATCCATAATTACATTGACCAGTACAACCTAAAGTACACGTATTACCACAGCTAATGGCGCAAGCTAATGCACATTTAGTTTTACATCCTCCATTGCAGCCACTAACACAAGTACCTGTACAACTAGAACAAGTTCCGGTGCAACTATAACAGCCACCACTACAGCCACTTCCACAGTCTCCCTTACAACCATCCTAACAACTATTGCCGCATCTACTTGAACATACATTACAATCATCCATGCAGGAAGATAATTTACATCCTCCAGTCGTTTCATCAGTATTTCCTGGTCCATGATTAGGATTATTCTCATGCTTTGTATTCCAACATTCAGAATTGCAATCATTTTTACATCCACCGCCGCATCCATTGCAAGCCATATTTTATTCCTCCTCCCATTTTATTAAATAATTATATTCTTCTTCCGAAATTAAATCTTTTATAAAATCATAAGAAAATTTTTGAATTTTATCATATGATTTTTTATCATTGATTATTTTACAATAATACATTGTAGCTAAAGTTTGCATTTTAATTTCTTCACAAATTGTGTTTGGCCTTGTATTAAAATTTCCAGTCTAATCATAGCAACAACCTAAACAATACGAGCAATTACTGGCTATTGGACATTCTAAACATTCTTTATTAAACATATCTTTACGAGAAGTTTTTTTAAACATATTTAACCATTCTTTTTCTTTATTGGTATATCCTATTCCATGTTTAATATTACCAATAATAACTGGCTCTCTATTTAAAGAACTTTCCATAAATCTAATACAAGTATAAATATTACCTTTATAATCTAATGCATACATATTATTTGATGTACCACACCAAGCCGTATTCATATTATAATCATTTAAAGGTTTATAATTATTTGCATCAAATATAACAAAATACATAGTATCTTGTAAATTATTTTCTTTTATGTATTCGGCTATTAATTTTAACTAATTATAATATTCTTTTGCATATTTAGTACTCCATACATTTTCAAAAACACAGTTTGCATGAATGACTGTAAAGCCTAATTCTATCATATTTTTAAATCCTTTAAATAAATAAGATACATTGTCAGGACTAATAGTAATTTTTGTACTGGTATTATTATAATTGTTTAACTAATCTAAAGCCGCAGAAATTGCTAAATCATAACTTCCTTTCCCATCAAAAAATAACCGACAATTATCATGTAATTCTTTACATCCATCTACTGTAATTCCTAGGCTGATATGTCCCTAATATTTTTTAAGATATTTCTATACTTTATCAGTAAAATATAATGTACCATTAGAGGAAAAATTATACATATGAAATAATGACCATAAATCTTCAGGTTCTTCAGCAAAACGCTATTCAAAATAATCTGTAATTTGGTCTATCAAATCAATTTGTAGAAATGGTTCTCCACCAATAAATTCAATAATTAAACCACTTGTATCTCCAATAAAAAAAGGAGTATTAGGTTTATGCTTACAATCAAAAATATAATCAATAAATTTTTTGGCTGTTTCAAATGACATTATATGAGTTCCTTTATTAAACTAATAACAATAAGAACAACATAAATTACAAGCATCAGTTACCTAAAAAGTAATAGTTCGTGCCATTTTAACATTAAACTATTCTCCAAAAATTTTTATTATATAATCACTATATTCAATTGAGTCATTTAACATATTATTTATTTTCCTCCTCTTTTAAAATAATCCGATTATTACTAATATCAACTAAAAAATTAGAATTTAAGTTTATTTTGTATTTATTTATAAAATAAAATTTAAATTTATAATATTTTATGTATTGCTAAATATATTTCTATAAATAATAATTATTAAAAGTGCTCAAATAAGAAGCTCTATAAGATGTTACATAAAAAATTAAACGTTCTAATTCATATAGATCTTTTGTATCTTCTTGTTTTAAATTAATAATCAAATAATCACCTTTTTCTCTATATTCTTTATTTATATAAAAGAGTAAAATATTAAATTAATTAATTTTGACCTTTTTGCTTAAAAAATTGCTATAGGCACAAAAATTCCAAATCAGGGCCGTTGTTGGGTATAAAAATAAGTAAGGGATTTAAATCCCTTACTTA